AACCTGGATGAAATGTTGTAGAAGTACAATCTGTGTTTTCTCCTAAGTCTTCTCCAGTGATTTCATTTACATAATGAATACCAAAAACAAGATGAGATACATTTTCATTATTATTTACGGAACTAGACCCATTGCCATCGCAAGTATTTCCATCGTATTGAGTAAATTCATTACATCCACAATTTTCTGCATTAACAAATTCAATTACAAAAGAATGGTCATCTTCTGTTGTGGCAGGTGGTGTTTGACTTATGAGTGTTAAATCACAGGTTTGCGCATAGGCGCTAGTAACTAGGAAAAGCCCCAGAAAGGCTATCATTGAGTATTTCAGCATTTGTAAAAAAAGTGTTTAATAGATTTCTGCCCAAGAAGTTAAATGTCAGCGTTCTGACGTGGGCTTAGGTTATATATCTGATATATACTATATGAAAACACCGATTATTAAATATAGTGACAGATTTTTAAACGCAGTAAGCTGGTTTATGTCAATTGGAGGAATTACCCTTTGGCCCTTTATCGTTCTAAGAGAAAAGTATGATTCTGGTAAATGGTGGAGAGGAAGAGCGAAGAGGATTATTAATCATGAATCTATACATATAAAGCAGCAGGAAGAACTTTTAGTGATTCCTTTCTATATTCTATATGTTACTGAATGGTTTATAAAATTGTTCATCTATGGAACCGGAGCATACCGTAACATCTCATTTGAAAGAGAAGCGTATGCCAATGAAAAGAATTATAAATACTTAGAATCCAGAAAAAGATATAACTGGATTAAGCTTATATTTAAGCGTGAGGTATAAGATAGTCTAAAGTAGCCTTCCAATCTGGCCATTTTTCTGTTCCAAAATGAATATGTTCTCCTGTAAATTGACCAGCTCCGTTTGCAGTTCTATCATCGATTAAAAAGTCTCCAACATTTAAATGTTTGTTGTGAGAAAGAATTAATCTTTTATATGCATTTTTTCCTAGATGCTTTTCAACCCATAGTCTTTTGTGCATTAAAGCTTCAGGATTATCCCAAGGTGCAGTTGATAGAATATACACATCGAATAAAGAACAAAGAATGTTAAAGGCTTCAATCGCACCTTCCATTGGAGGAGGATCGAGGAAAAGAGCAGGTAATTTATCAATATCGTTTCCTAGAGATTTTACAACGTCTTCAGGATATTCTCTGAGTTTTGCATGTAAATCTACTAAGACGCCATCCATATCCACGTAAACTATCTTCTTGCTTTTTTTAGAAGAAGAACATAGTACAGAAAATAGAGTATCGATTGCTTTCTCAGTTGTACTTTGAGGAGCTGATTCTAATTTTTCTATTGATGTTTCTTGATGATTCATTACTTGTTTAATTAATTACTTATCTAATATAAGCAAAATTTCTGAGATAAAAAAACTTTTTACTGTTTATTTTCAATATCTTTTCTTTTTTTGCTTGCTAGCGATTTTTCAACGTCTTTCATTTTAGGCAATTTACCCTTCCTAGGACGATCTTCGTAAAATTCTTCGTCCCATTCGTCAATTTGATTACGCCAATTCATGTTTTTTAATTTTATGCTTATCTTTATACCACTTAATAAAACTTGATCCCATTCCTAACTCTACGATTTCATATTCATTCGGAATCAGAGGCTTTCTTGCTTTCGCATTTATTATCCTGTCCGGTGTTGCTTCGTTTTCGAATACCGTCATGTATAATTTCTTTGCCGTCTTGCTCTTCTTGTAAACTACTACTATCATCTTTTTCTACGTTAGGTTTAAATTCGTCCCAATAACAGAACACAAACTCTGGGTCATTCTTCTTTCCTTCTTGCATGTTGTGCTTCCTTTCATATTTATTTTTCTACAGCTTCAACGATTAAAGCTTTACCTCTACGAATTCTATTTTTAATAGTCTGCAGTGGAAGTTTATATTTAGTTGCTAGTTGGTCATATTTCATATGATTTACCATTCTGTCTACTAGAATATCTCTATACATTTCTTTTAGATTTTGCATAGCTTCTAGAGTTTTAATGTATTTGTCTTGAAGAGCGTCATCTTCTTCTAGATAATCTTGTTCAGTTTTTTCTTCATGATCTAAGACTAAATCTTTTAGAGTATTTGAAACTGATCCAGTGCCACTTACTTCTACACCATATTCTGATAATTTACTCAAAGACGTAGTTTGATTTCTTTTTTTAATATAACCTAAAGAGTCGTTAAATGCGATTCTATATAACCAAGTAGTAATTCCGTAACTTGGGTTATATTGTTCTATTTTGGTCCACATCTTAGTTAATGTGTTTACTGCAATGTCTTCTGCCATTTCACGATCTTTAACTATTTTGTAAATGTACGAAGTTAGACCTGGCTTTATCTTGTTGTAAAGAGCTGCGAAGTCTTGATCTGATCCTGTTTCTAGAAAGTTTTGAGTTAGTTGTTTGTAGGTAGCCATACGTTATATTTTTGGTTTTTAATTAATTACTATACTAATATAAGCAAAATATCTGAGATAAAAAAACTTTTTACTGTTTATTTTCACTTTTTTTCAAATTATTTTCCTCGAACAACCCTATCAGTGATTTTATGTTAACTGGTTTATAAGACCATTGGTCACATGATACGTTAATTATCTTTTTAGAAGGACTTGTTTTAATTTTCTTAGAAGGATGACCGCTTAATAAGTATTTACCAGGCCAAATTGAAAGAGGCCAATAAGACATACATGCGTCCATTTCTGGTAAAAAGTCTATTTGTCCTATTTCTTCCATCTTCTTATCTGCGTTAGGAAGCATAGAAACGTCAACAGTCGCTTTATCAAATTCTCCTTCTATAAAATATATATGGCCATTTAATGTATTAATACAGTTCTCTACGGTGGTCGGATCCCATCCAAAATTACCTAAAACATATACTACATCTTCGGGTGAAACTGTAAGGTTCCAGTTTTCTATTAATGTTTCATTCATTTCTTCTAGCGAAGAAAAGGGCCTATCATACTTCTTGATAGCCCCAGGTCTCCCAAACTGTTGGTTTGATGTTACGAATATTTGCATATATGGTTTGTTATACTAATGTAAACTTTACGTTAAAATTATCCCAAAGGTTGTTTAAAAAATAATGTTCTGTGATTGAAGAAGATCCTCCTTTAATTCTTTTATCATCAGTTGAATCTAAAAATACACACATTACAAAATCATACGCTGTTGAGTATATCATCGATTGTCCGATGGCTTCTCTTAAATCTGAGCCTCTATCTCCTTTAATAAATTCTATAGCAACCTTAATTCCAGCACTCTCTACGGTGAGAGTGGGCTTGTTAGTAGTTCCCATAAAATGCATGCTTCTTGCACCCGTTGTTTTACTACTATCAAATTTAATCATTGTTTTAGCTTTCTCTTTTGCAAGACCTCCGCTAAAACCTTTCTTTTCAGTAACCCATCCACTTACCTTTTCTAAAAGGCTAGGATAGGCTAATTGCTTAATCTTTTCAACAGATAGAGTCGTATCTTCGACCGTAATTCCTTCTTGAATTACGTCTAAGAGTTCTAATCTGTTTTTAGATTTACTTGCTAACTTCATCCGGTGTTACTGTTTCTACGTTATTCTCTTCTATTTCTTTTTCAACTTCAGCTAAAGAAACATGAAGAGTTTGTATTTCTTTATTTGATTCCTGCATAGTTTTCATGGCTTCACTAATATTGAAACCTACCTGTGTAAGAAGAGTTGTAAATGCTTTTGCCTGAGATACGCCTGTTCCTTCAAGTGTTGTCAGAGCACTGTATAGTGTATTAAGTGGAACTGTTTTTAGGGCTACTATTGCATCGCCACCTTCTTTTGAAATTCTAGTTTTTTCAGCCTTTAGAGCTTCGTGAAGATTAATTAAAAGAGCAGCATTCTTAACTGTCCATTTGTAATTTTTATCTAGATGAGATAATGTTTTGTTAATATTAGCGTTACTTACGAAATCAACATCATAGGTTTTATTAGTCATATCCTTTGAAGTCGCATCAATTTCTTTGATAAGTTCGTCTCTCTTTGTTTCTAGTTGTGATAAGTTCATCTTTAAATCTGCCATCTTATTATTATTTATTGTTGTTTTAAAAGTTGTGGTTAGTTATTCTACAATCATAATTGAAAAAGTTTCTAAATTGATCTTCATCAGCCTGAATTCTTCTTTCAAAATTGTCATCTGGGTCGTTTCTTTCTATGATCCTTGATCTTCTTACGTCAATTGGTATATCTATATAAGTTACAAAGCATCTGCTTCGATATTCTTCATTTAATAAATCGACTGCTTCCGCATTTAAAATCATTACGTCACATCTTTCAAATTCTTCCTTTGTGATTCCGTAATACCATCCGTTAAATTTTTGATACTCAACGAATTCATCATTATCGATCATGTTTTTAAAGCTATCTTCGTTTACAAAATAGTAGTCTACTCCTTCTTGTTCGTTTGCCTTCTTACGAGGAGGACGAGTAGTATAAGAGACTCCAAAAACGAAACCTCTATTTTCATATCTAGTTCTTAAATAATCTTTTCCAGCGGCTGCCTTTCCTACTAATACTATTTTACCTTTTTTATGCATTAATTTTTTCTTGTTTTGATGATGTTACTAAATTTACCCAATCTTGTAATTTCCAAGTTGGTTTCCAGCCTAATTTTTCTTCAGTGTCTGATGGGAAGTCTTCGCTTGTAAACCTTTCGCCTCTTCTTTCAGGAATCATTACCCAATCACCATACATTTCTGCTAATTCTATCATTGTAGTATTAACTCCGCTTCTCAGGTGCCATTCGTGATTGTCTTTTCTCTGTGCTGCTAATCCAAGAGCTGTAACTACGTCTTCAACGTGTGTGAAGTCTCTGCTTTGATTTCCAGGAGAAACTACTGAACACTTTTCACCTGCTTTAAATTGTCTTTCAAAAATACCGACAACTGTTGCATAATCACCTGATGTAATTTGGCCAGGTCCATATACATTAAAGAAATAACAGATCTCATATTGAAGATCATACCATGTATTATAGTTTTTGATTAATTCTACCATCTTAGATTTCATCCAAGCATAAGGAGAAAGATTCTCATCTTCACCGTTGTTACCGAATTTAGAACTAGATGCAGAATAAATTAACTTTGAATTCCATTTTCTACATAGTTCTAATATAACAGGTGTTCCAGATAGAATAGACCTATGAACAAAATCAATATCTTCAAACGATTGAACAATTCTACTATATTCTCCAAAGTGAAATACAGTGTCAAAGTAATTTTCTTCTGTTAATTTTTCAAAAATAGTATCTGCTTCCCAAGTATGTCCTCTATAATAGGTTACGCCAGGAACATGATTTTCTTCTTTTCCCGTGAAGTAATTATCTAATGAAGTTATTTTAATTTTTGGGTAGGTTTCCTGTAGGTGTTTAATGAGGTTGCTTCCGACAAATCCTGCACCACCTGTGACTAATACGTTTTTCATATAATATTATACTGATTTATTTATTTTTGTTTCTTTATTACCACTACACATGTCATATACTTCACCGTTTATTAAAAAACCTCTAAGAGAAATATCATTGCGTTTAGCAAAGCGAATAGAAGAAATATACGAATAAGGAGATTTAATGTTTGTAAATTCAACGGCGTAATTATCGTAAATCACCGTTACTGTAGATCCTCCCTCCTGTAAGGAAAGTGGATTAATTCTCATTTCTTTTGTGGGTCTATATACTTTCATGTTGCATAGGTAATGTTTGATGTTTTTTAAGATCTCTCTTAATATCTTTTTTAACTCTGTCTAAATATTTCTTTCTTTTTGCATCGCTCACGAAGGGAACTGACCAAAATTGTTTTGTCTTTAACCATCTTGAAATATTCCATCCAAATACAAATGTAAATACTCCCATCACTAAACGTAATTTAACTGAGTTTAAATATAGAGTTCTTACGGGTAATGAAGGAGCTCCATGGGTTATATATGTCCTTACCTTTTTATCACTTAAGAATGGCTTTGGATACGCGTATGCTCCGAAAAGGGGAACAAACTTATACGCAAAACCTGGGGTAAATACTTCGTCAAAGAATATTTCCATTCTAGGTGTTAATCTAAACCACCAAACAGGAGATACGAAGTAAATTCTATCCGCCCATGTTACAGCATCTTGATATTCCTTAATAAGATCTTTTCTTGGTTGAGAAAAATCATCTCTATATAAATCTATTACCTGTATTTCATTTAGGTAATCACTATCTAATAGAGATTCTTGGATTGTTTTAAAAATTCCGTTATAACAAAATGATTTTTTATCAGGATGTCCAACTACGATTAAGTTTTGCATGCGTTCTAGTTTCTTCATAAGAACTTTTTAAATTGTGTTACTTCTTTTTTTCGAGCTTCTTCTAATTTCTTAGCATGATATTCTCTGGCATATTGTTCCATGATACTGCTCATTTTAGTGTAATGAGAAAATGCATCACTGTCTATATTATTATCTGGCCATTCGTTTTCGTTAAGCCACTTCTTAGCTTCTATCGCCATGGAAATATTCTTTTAAATCGTCTCTACTTGTAGGAACATTGTCCCATTTAGAATCATACCAAAATGTTCTTCCATTCGAATCTTTTCTTTTCGACATAACAGGATTTCCATAACATAGCATGAATTTTTCTTGAATAGCATCTGTTCCGAATGGATTATCCCAATCTTTAATGCTTCCTCCTCCTTTTGCGTATGCTAGCATTGGAATATCTTTACATAGTTCTAGTATTTTAGGGTATTTTGCTAGTTGCATTCCAGCTGGAAGAAACGGATCTACATCTTTGGCTCTATAAATAATCTCCGCTCTTAGGTAATTTCCTATTCCATTAAAATATTTTTGGTTCATCAGGACTTCATAGAGTGGTTTCCTGAAAGCGCGTGACGTTAGATTAGTCATTATATCTTTCCAAAAAGAATCAAAGGAGGTCGTTGGATCCTCCCCTCGTGTATCATTCCACCATAAACCCTGCTTCCACTTGCCAAATCTACGCATATCTACAAATGAAAGGGTTGTTCCGTCTTTGCGATGAAATTTAAGGTGTGAATGTTTTGCTTCGTCGCCAGTATTAGTCAATTTAAAATACCCGCTCATTCCCATTGTCATTCGAATTGGAATAATTTTATCAGAATCATTATCTAAAATAAGAAGAACCATTTCCTTACCCCTAGATTCTGCTTTAATTTTAAAAAACTTAAAGGGTATATTTAGATCTTCACACTTATGTTCTGGGTTTTTTACTACGTTAACATATTTCATGCCTTCCGACATTTGGTTAACGTAATCTGCTGTAAATTTTAATTCTGCTAATTCTGGCATATTGATTATATATGAGTTTTATAAAAAGTTTAATCTCCTAATCCTTTAAAAAAAGAATAAATGAAATATAGAAGGTATAGTGGCCAAATTACCGTTAATACCAAAGATTCTTTAAGTGTCCACTTTTCTAATCCAAAGTTTTTATCATTTCTTCTATGATGATCCCATGAAAGGTGCATAATAAAAGAATAAATTACCCCAATAAATAGATAAGTTATCATATTAAAACGGTAATGGATCTTCTTCTATTGATTTAATCATTTGCTCCGTTCTAAGTTTTTGAATATCTACTTTTTTTGTATTAAAAGAAGCGAAAGGAGTTTGGTGTAATTCAGTTACATCCCATGATTGGCCGTACTTATTTTCTTGATTGTCAGCGATAAGTTCACCCTTTGAAAGAGCATGTTTATCGTTATCTGCATCAATGTATACTTCAAATGTTACTGTATATCTCATTAGTTTACCATTTTTAAAAGGTTAGAAACAAGTAGAATCATATAAAGTCCAAATGCAGTAATTAGGACGATGTCTACGCTATCAATCTGCTTAAGTGTATGTTTTAGTTTACGCATTCTTACTAAGAGTTTTTCTATAATTAACTACAGCCTTTGCAAGTCTGTCTAAACGCTCGCTTGGATCTTCGATCATAATCCTTTCAGTTGAAGGCCATGTGGTTCCATTCCATTCATGCATTGATTTCTTAGTAGGATTTAATTGATAGATCGTTCGATGAGACCATTCATATCCTTTGTAATTTTCGTAATTACGGGTATATGCTCTACGAATATATCCACTTTCATAAGAAAGATAGTCAGTATTCGTGATAGGGTCATGGTAACAAATAGTTCCATTGTCGGCTTGCGTCTGTGAAGTTACTTCAACGCATTTAAGTGATTGTAGTTTATTCATTTTTATTTTTTTAGTAGAAAAGAGACATTGCATTTCGAAGACCTTCTTCGGTAGCTTTATGAAAAGAATCAATACGTGGATTCAAAGTATTTGAATCTGAGTATTCTTTAAGAGCGGCTTTAATTGCACCGCGTTTAGTTTTGGCCCACACTGTGTTCCAACCGCCACCTTCAAAGGTGAACATATATTGTTTGTTTTTTAATTCTGCCATAATGGTTTCTTTTATTAATTATTACTCTACTAATATAAGCAAAAAATCTGAGATAAAAAAATTCTAGGCTGTTTATTTTTGATTTTTTTTTCTTTTTTTATTAAACTTAGCCCATTGCTTAGCCGCTTCCTTCTCCTCTTCGTATTTTTCAAGAACGTTAAAGAAGCCTTCATAGTCATATTCTTCTGACCTGAAAGCTTCTCTAATTCTCGATTGCTCGTCTTCACATCCTTTCATCCATCCCATTACGAATGCAAATGCTCCTAAAAAAATTGTTAAAAATAATCCTTCTATTCCCATTATTTCAATTTTTGTAAAAGATTATCAATATCTTTTTTAGAAGTCCATCCTGCAACTTCGTCTTCAGTATCTATAAATTTAGAAGTGACAAAACTTCCGTCTTTGGAGTTCTCCCATATAGCAACTTCGAATGAAGAGTATTGTGTAGAGTCTAAGCCATCCTCTCGAGGATTACTGTAAACAAACTTACCAGCCTGAATACTCACTGTAACTTCTTTGAATTTTGCAGTAGCTCCTACACCACCGTGTGTTTGTTTGTTAAATGTTAAATCTTTGAATTTCATATCTTTTATTTTAAAAATTACCGTCAGCTACTTGAAAGCAAGTGATACCATTATCTCTCCACATTTGAACTACTTTATCTCTATCGTCAAAGACACATGTAATATCGTCAGTGTTTGGAAATAAATCATCAAGCCACTTTTTCTTTAATACATCATCTTTCATAAACTTAAAACCTCCAGCAGTTGGTCGCATCTTTAAAACATCAAATGGAATATCAAGATCGTTTAACCAATCTTTCGTTGCGTCTTTAGTAGCTTTAGATCTTCCACTGAAAATTACAACACGATGTCCATCTTTTTTAAGAAGTCGTGCCATGTGAATAACTGGCCAATTCGGTTTATCTAATTGAATGTTTGCTGGATCGAAGAAAGTGTCCCAATCCATTTTACCATTATCTTTTGTGGAAATAGCTCTCCTATCGTCGATAAGAGCGAGAGTTCCATCTAAATCGAAAATTACTGTTTTCATTTTTATATTTTTAAAGGTTATCTCTTACTGAGTTTTTAATTAACATTTGAGAAGTAGGAGCGATTCCAAAACTAACCCAATTGTCAGAGTCATTAAATTGTTTTCTACAATGGTCCATGATTTCGTCTGACCAGTCTAAATGGTTTCCAAGAACGTCTGTTACTGGATGCCAAACGCTTTCCCAACCATCATTTAAGAAGGTTACCCAAGCTTTTTCTAAGTTTAAATTAAGTGACATATCTTTTGCTTTATTGATTATTACTATACTAATATAAGCAAAATATCTGAGATAAAAAAATATTTAGGCAATTATTTTCAAATTATTTTAATCCCACCATCCTCGGATGTTATGGGATATAAATTTCCATACTAATTTCTCTGCTTTAATTTGCTTTTCTTTAGACTGTTTAAATAGTTTATCAAAGGTTTCTTTAACTTTATCTTTGTTTTCCCACTTCTCGTATTCATAATTAATATATGAAGTTCCATCTCCCCTTCCAGTATCTTCAAAGTTCCAATCTAATACGTTATCGCCATAAATCTTTTTCATCTGATCTTGGTATTCCATTCCATATTCTTCATCGTAAACTTTATCAAGAAGTTCGATAGCGGTTTTAATTCTCTTAGCTCTCATATCGGAATCGATGGCATACGCTCTATCTGATTCCATAAAATTAGAAGTACGTATTAATTGATGTTTAAATAAATCAATTGCGTATCTATAATCAAAATCATAACCTTTCCAAATAATTGGCAAGTAATCTAAGACTCTTTTAATTTGTCTGTATTTTCTTTTAAACCAGTACGCCATATTTTTTAGTATATTCCTTTAGCGTAATACCTTCTTTATCCTTTTCGGAGACTAAGATGTCTGATATATTGAATTGTGTAAGTATACTCTTATCTATAGTCAGATCTATATCCTTGTCGGTCCATAGGAGACACTCCTCTGCACTCTTATCATATTCTTTAGTACATTTATATGAAAAGATTGTATCATCCTCAAGGGCAAGAAACGCATGGCCAAATCCGGCCGGAATCCAAAATTGATTTCCTACGTGCGCACTTAATAATACATAAGTCCATTCTCCATAGGATGGGGAACCAGGTCTAAGATCTACTGCGAAATCTACAACAGCTCCTTTAGAAACTCTTACTAATTTTCCTTGAGCACTATCTCCGGTTTGTAAATGTATTCCTCTAAATACTCCTTTCTTAGAAACAGATTGATTATCTTGTAGAAATTCTTCTGTAATTCCAAGTTCTTTAAGTTTTGAAGATTTGAATGTTTCTATAAACTCTCCTCTTTCATCTTCAAATTTTCCAGGTCTTAATTCTAATAATCCTGAAATGCTAAATTTTCTTGATTTCATATTTTATCTTTTTCCTCCATTATAAGGTTTTGCTAAACCTTCGTTTAATAATACTTGATTTATACTAATTGATATAGGTCTAGTTTCACCTTCATGGACATGAACTTCATGATAACCATTATATAGTTCTCCTAGCGCTCTTCCATATTTATCCACTTCTTTAGAAACCAATACGAATTCATTGTTTCCTTGTTCTAGTAATTGCACTAGTCTTTCTTTAGATTTAAGACCTGCTCTTTTTTCTACTAGATCTCTAGTCCTAGTTTCAGGAGTATCGATTCCATGTAGTCTAACGTTTACCTTTTTCCAAATATCAAATCCTAAATCTACATGTGCCCATACAGTATCTCCGTCTACTACTCTAATTAATTTTGCGTTAAAGGTGTAGTTAGGCGTTATCATGTGTCGATGTTGTAAACCAATAAGGATCTGTTCCTCGTTGTGGTTGGTAAGGTAAATAAGTTGTAGGACGAGTGTATGAATCCTCTGGTGTAAGAAGAACTACAGCTTCTGCTGTTGTTATCTTATTTTCGTCTAGTAGCTTTTGAACTATTTGCGCTCTTGTCATTTGTTTTTGTTTTTTTATTTGCTGGTATTACTATCCAAAATATAATGTATATTAATATTGCTGGAATTGTAGGTGTAAAGAATGCTAATGTGAATAAAAGTCTAAATATTAATGGATCAATTCCAAAATAATATCCTAAACCATCACATACTCCAGCAACCATTCCTCGACTACCTCTGTGTACTTTTCTCATTTTAAATTGTTTTCTATATTAGTTATACCCCCAAAAAGCACAATGTTTCATGTGCTTCTCTAAGTGGCGGTCTGGACGAGACTCGAACTCGCGACCCCATGCGTGACAGGCATGTATTCTAACCAACTGAACTACCAGACCAATTGCGGAGAAGAAGGGATTCGAACCCCTGGAACCGTGAAGTTCGCTGGTTTTCAAGACCAGTGCATTCGACCACTCTGCCACTTCTCCTATTCTTCAACAACTATGGGTTAATGTTTATTTATTTAAATTAATTAGGAATGTTTTCCTTTTCTTTGGATTTTTGAAGATTAAAACTATCAATAATTTTATCTAATCTTAAATCCATTACTTCTATTTCTTTCTCAAATTGAGAAATTGCTCTATCTACTCTAGAATCTAATCTTCTATCTAGATCATCTATGCAATTATCTAAATAGTTTTCGACTGAATCTATTCTACTTTGAATATCGCTTTCGATGTGATTAATCAACGAATCTAATTCACTGATTTTTTTAGTTGACCTGAACAATGACACTGCGCCTAAAATAATTAGAGTTAGCACCACACCCAGACCGAATGTAATAATAGTTGTTTCCATATACTTGTGTTTATTTTTAAGTATAGCTGTCAAAGAACTATTAATTATACTAAATAAGAGGGGGTTGTTTCAGTTAATATGCAGATTGCTTGATCTTGATTCCTGAAGCCACTAATGTATCTTCTAAATCTTGAATCGCTTCTATGATATCTGCATTGCTTCCGGCCTTTGGAGTCATTGCTTCTACCTTTTTGGTATTTCCAGTAACTACTTCTTTAAATTTATCAATAGCTCCAGAAACTGCATCTCCAAATCCGCCAGTAGATTTACCTTGCTTAGCAACTGCTCTATCTAGATCTGCAACAGCATCCGATAATTGTGCTACTGCGTTTAATAATTGATCAGCAAGAACTTTCATTGCATTTTCACCATTATTTTTAGCAAGATCTGCAAGTGCGTTAAACATCTTTGTAGTTGCTTCAACTTTAGTTACGTCTAAGGAATTGTTAGCTTTAGCATATTGTCCATAAGCTTTAGAAAGACCTTTCATATTTTCGCTAGCAAGAGTACCGGTATAACTTCCCAACCTGTTTACGAATTCTCCAAATGGAGCTATTCCAGCAATAAATGCCTCACTCATACCCGCTACATTAGTGTATGCCTTTGATACCATTTGTATTGCATTTCCAGTAACTACTAATTTTTCAGCATTTCTAACTAAATATTTTAATAATTGAGATGGTGTCATTTCTACATCTCCTCCTAGAAAGGATGTTATACCATCTAATATTGCTCCTCCAACTCCTGCTAGCTTAGAAAATAATCCAGATGCTGCAGAACCAGCAAGTGCCATAGAAAGACCTATCCATGCAAGTGCTATTTGGCCTATACCAGCTGCAAGTCCTCCCATGTTTTCTATTCCTATCTCATCTTTAAATCTTTTAAATAAATCTACCATTGCATTAAATGGCATAAATAAAACATCGGTTATTGTTTGAGCAGCTTCTTTAAGACCGTCAATTTTACCAATTTGTGTAAATATCCATGCAACAGCATACAATACAGCTGCACCTACTAATACGGTAAGAGCACCTAATAATATCCCTACAGGAGTTACTACTGTCGCAATTGCACCAAGGGCTAAAATTACACCACCTAATATAAATAGAGCTATTCCTACACCAACTGACCATGGAAGTGGTGGCGCTTCTCCGTAAGATATGTCTCCAGCGAGACTAAATGCAAATGCAACCAATAATATAGTTAGTGCTGCAAGAGCAACTACTAACATTGCTTTAGCTGCTGCTTTAAAATCCATATTCTTAGCAAGCTTTCCAATTATTATCATCGCTCCACCAAATATCATTAATGCGATTGATGATTTTAAAGCCCACATCAAATCAGGTGCCATCTCCGCAGAAGTAGCTGGCATCATTTGAAATACATAAGCTGCTCCGACAATAGCTAATGCTACTATAGGAACCATAAGTGCCGCTAGTAATATATCTTTAATACCTAATTTTCCTCTTTTAGATGAACCTCCAAAACCAAACATTCCTGCACCTGGACCTTTAGACTTACCTGCTAATGCGCTAAACACCTTTGCCATTGCAAATCCGTATATAAATATTGCAATACCTGTAATAAATACAAACGATAAGAATCCATCTTCTATTTTAGGAATAGATGGCATTAATTTAAATGCCATAACTGCTGCTGCCATTGATAATACTATAATTGGTAATATTACCATGGATGCTATTAAATCTTGCTTTGATAATGCTCCTGGTTTTTCTGAACTAGATCCCATTCCTGGTATAAGTCCAGTTTTTTGTGATTTTTGCTTACCCTTCATCATTTTAATTGTCATCCCTATTACAAGACCTCCTATTAATAATAATCCTCCTAATGTAAACATTAATTTCATTACACCTATCATGTCAATTTGCCTAGCGGCTTGTGCACCCGCTGCTATCATTGGCGCTCCAAATTTGAAGGCAACTGCAGTAAGGGCTAATACTCCGAGAATAACAACGGCTTGTAGACCAAATATTGCAATTCCTTTTAAATTCATTTTCTGATTTCTCTTTCTAGAATTATCTTGTTTAAGTAGAGAATTACCTCCACTTGCAGATTTATTAACTCTACCTTCTTTTGCAAAATTAATAATTGCAGTGATAACTCCTATTACAGCTATTAAAGGTGCAAGTGCCATTGTAATACTTACTAATCTAGAAATTTCCTGTTCCGATATTCCTACCTTACCAACTAGCCTCGCTGCCATCGCAACAGGAACTAGAGCTAATCCTAGCATTGCAACCGCTAAACCTGCTTTAGCAATAGTGCCTACCTTTATCTTTTCAATAGCTGGAAGTGCAAATCTCATTGCAACTAGGGCAACTGCAAGAGGTATCATTGCTGCTGATATTATTACAAAATTAAATGCATCATCCATTTTAACAGATGGCATTAAATTCATTGCAGCTGCTAAAACAACCATTTGAATAGTCATAAGGAACATGGCCCTCATAATATCATCGGTGTTATTCTTATTAAGCATAAAATTCATAATACCTGAAAATTCCCATGCCTTAATTAATTGAACGAAAGTTTGACCCATTATATAGATAACTGCACCGATTGCCAGAGCGGCCACTAATTTATCACCACTTACAGGTGCCATTGAGTTTAATGCCAATGACATAGCAACTAACATTAACATAGACATACCCATTGTTAAAACTAGTTTTTTCATTACCTTGATTTGACCAAAAACTCCACCACTACTAGGATCTGCCATTATAGCTCCTAGGATTTTTGCAATAGGGAACATTGCTGCGAATAAAGCAACACCCGAAACTATAGCCGTAGGACTTACCTTACCTGCTTCTTGAAATGCCATCGCTAGACCGAACATTCCTATTCCTGTAAGTGCGATAAACCCTCCTAGTCCTAGAAGTTTACTTATTCCTCCACCACCTCCAAATTGAGCCTTTTCAGCCTCGCTTTTTCTGGAAATGATTTCCTTTATTTCTTTAAGTATTTTGTTGTTTTCAGTAAGACTTGCGGCAATACCCTGTGTAACAGAGAAACTCGTAACCATGATACTCTCTATTCTAAATAAAGTATCTCTGGTTTGATTCTCTATAGCCTCTATTTTCTGCAGAAGCGAGTTGGAACTCATTGCGAATCCCATTAACGCCTTTTCGGAGTTGGTGTTTGCCATTTAGGTATTGCGGGCTTTTATTTTAATTTAGAAGCTTCTTTCTTTGCATCTCTTAATGCCTTTCTTAAAACTTCAGGATCAACATCTTTAAGTTCCTGTTCTAGTTCCTTATGTGTCTTTTTATCCTTTTCAAAATCTTTAATAATTTCATCATGGTTACTCATTTCACCTCGAAGATCATCTATTCTTGCTTCAATATGATCTACTTCAGACTGTGCTTCTGCAGAATCATGATCTAGACCTTGTCTTTCATATTTCTTTGCCTTAGCTTTAGCCTTAGATAACATCTTCGTAAGATCTTTAAGATCTGCATTAGATATTTTTCTCGATCTATATGCTTTCATGATTTCAGGTCCAAACGCTATACCTATTCCTGCTATAGCAAATGTTAAGGTGATAGGATCTATAATTTCAGTAATTAAAGATTCGTTTACGAAATTATTATATGATTTTACTTTTTTCATCGCAATATATGTTATTTTCTTTTAGTATATATCTAAATAAAAGGAGGTCCAATCTAGGACCTCCTTTTTCTATTACATTTTAGGCATGTTGAAACTTGGCATTTTGAAAGAAGGCATTTTCATACTTCCCATCATCTCGTTAGTTTGATCATTTTGCCCTTTGTTCGCTTCGTTTTCAGCTTTAATCATTTCAATTAACTCCTTGACAATATAATGGAATTCATAATATTCCATGTTTTCAAGTTCAGAGGGTTGTATTGAAAGATGCTTATAAAGGTAGAACTTAGTTTTAAAGAAGTTCTCCAGCGATATCCTGAACAAGGAAAATAGATTTGATTCCGTCACGAAACCCAATCGGAACGAGGACCTCGTCATCCTCATGCGTTACCAACATCTCAGGTTGAATTCCGACTTTCATTTTTTCAGCGAGTTTATATACTAAAGCATATTTTCTATTGTTCCATCCGTTTAATTCTACTTCAAAATTAAAGATTGATTTATCATCAAAGCCTCTCCAATCTGTATATAGATATGGAATTAATTGAATTAAAGACTGATCAGCCTGTAATCCCTTTTCTTGCTTTTCTTTAATATACTTAGTAACCTTTTGCATTAGACCAATTGTAGGAGGTCTCATTTCAATGTTACCAAATGATTTTGTCTCAATAATAAAGGTTCTTTTATCTTGATCGTAATATTTATCTAATTCTTCTGGAATAGAAAAGTATTGAAAATATTTCTTATCAATTGATGCATCGTGAGAAACACCTCTCTTATCTTGATACTTAACAGTTAATGCATTTTCAGGCTCAGGGAAAGTTAAATCTCTGATTGCTAAAATTAACCAAAATCTATCTTCTTCTAAAATATCCTTATATGAAAGTCTTTTTTTCTTAGAAGTTATTCTAAGACATGACTCTACTATAGCATTTAATTTTTCATCTACATCTAGAATGTTGGTTTCGTCCATGGTAGAGAAATGTCTAATCTCTGCAACCTTTGCAGATCTAATAGAAATTTCAGTATCTGGAGTATAGAACATTCCACCTGACGGTAGTGAATCTATTTTAACTGAATGATATCCTAAATGAAAATCAGCTTCCTTTGCTTCAGCTGGTTGAAATCTAGACATATCAACTTTACCTAAATTCTTAGGCTCTTCTGATTCTACTGAAGATTCGTTCTCATTAGCTTCAACAATAGCTTTGTATTGATCGTCTAAATTGATTTCTTCTTCTTTTTTGTTTTTGTCTTTGCTCATGTTTTATTATTTAGATTTGAGTTGTTTAATTCTATTTCGATCCCAACTCTTTTGAAGATCGCTTTTTTTATCTATTTCTTGTCTTATTAAGTCTCTGATAAACGCCGAAACTGAAACCGGTCTCTCTCCATTTTCAATCGCCTCGTTTAGTATAATCCTGTTTATGATAAACACTTCTTCTTCAGAGAGTAATACCTGTAATTTCTTCGTTAGTTTACTGGACATATTATTATATCATTATATTATATTTTAGTTTCATAAAAATAGGACGAACTAATTAAAGCCGTCCTACTTTTAATAAATTAAGCTAATACTTCTTTAAAGGTATCACATCTCCATGATACGTCTAAAGCAGCAGCTTCTGGAGATTCATAACTTAAGTCGTTAGTGAATGGAAGTCCAGAAGAAATCCAGCAATCTTCTAATGTTACAGTTCTGAAAATATCTCCAGCTCTGTTAAATTGAACGATTACTATTGTTCCAGTATAGTCTTTCTTTAAGCCCATTTCTCCAGTTTGTGGATTGTAAGCTAAGTTATACCATTGTCTCATTGTTTTATATAAATAAGCTTGGTTAGCGTCGTTTAAGTTCAAAGAGAAATTGATAGCCACTGTAAGTGAAGTATCATCTGGCATACCAGCATAAGATCTTTTTGAGAACTTGTATTTCTGTTCGACGGTACCTGCATCTTTGTATAATTCCAACCCGCCAATAGTGTTAACGTGTTGTAGTAATAGTGGAGCATCAGAAACGCCAGCTGGAGGTAAAATAGTTACCTCAAATAAGTTTCCTTGTACTGGTTCGAATTGTCTACCCGCCTTACTAGTTTGATCTTGTGAATAGTGTGGTAAAGCCATAAGTCTTTATTGTTTTATTTTTTATTATATATCTTCTTAACTAAAGTTTCCGGTTGAAATTTCACCAGTATTTAAAATTGTTGTTCTATGCACAACTATTTCTAAACCTTTAACTGGCTCAACAAATGTATCTATGATACCTATGTTGTTGTCAATTACCTCACCTGTGTTATTTGATTGATCCATTACGTTTTTGAAATCGTATACACCACCATCTTGTCTAACTGATTCCATTAATGAATCTGCTAGAGTTTTGATTTCTAATCTAGTTTGTGCATTGTTAAATTCGAATACGTAATCTTTAAGGATATCTGCCATTGCATCTTGAATGTAAATTAACACTTCTCTAACGTGAGCTGAAGATAGTGATGATTTAATAGACTGCTGTGCAGTTTTATTTCCTAAGATAGTTAAACCAACTCCTCTTTGGAATACAATTGGATTATAACCAAATGGCTCTAAAATGTCTCTGTCTGCTTTGTCAAAAGAGTATTCAGCACCTACAACATTAGGGCCAGCAACAACTCCTCTTCTAGGACCAGCAACAATTGACCATGGTAAAGCATCTGTGTATTTATCAATATAGTTATTAGATACATACGCAGCTGGTGGAACCATGATGTCTTTTCCATTTTCTCTTACAATAAGACCAGGACCGTAGTAGAATGCGTAATTTGCACCATCTGCGATACTTGGTAATGTGTATAAGGATGTTGGATTTAAATCTAAGTTACCTCCTTCTGGAATGTATGAAGTTTGGAATGACTGGCTAAATGCATTGATAAATGAAGGATCCGTAGATGCTTTAAAATCTTTTACCATTGGTGCATTTAATATAGCTGATGCATTTTGTCTTTCTTTTGCTAATTGAGATAATTGGATTTTATCTCTTAATTGATTATCAAAAGAACCAAATGTATCAACAATATATCTAAATTCGATTGCATCTTTATCTACTAAACCAGTTGCTAATCCTGTTCCTACTTTAATAGCTTCTAAACATGAGAAAATAGTTTCTGCTTCAATTTGAGCACCATTTAATACAAATGGAGTATATGACTCAGCTGCATCTTCTAAAGATTCAACATAAACTGAAGGAGCTACTAAAGGAGCTGCTTCTGATAATTTAACAGTCCATATAGTTACTAAATCTGTTTTTTCAACTGATACTTGTTTAACTAAAGCTAATCTTTCACCTACTCTAATATAGTTTCCTTTTGTAATTTCTGGCTTTGGATGATTAGGATCGTTAAAAGTAAATTTTGCATCTTCTCCTTCCGCGGCATATACATCAGCGTTAGGTAATGCTATTGATCTCATTTCAACATCGTAAGATAATACTACTTGATCTGATCCGTCTTCGTCAAATGTGTGACCAACTAAATCAATTGGAGTATCTCCAGATTCATCAGTTACTAAATCTTCAGCAATTGCACAGAATAAACCTGTTCTTCTTGCTTCAGCGTTAATCATTGTTTCGATATATACGTTTCTTCCTTCTAAGTCTTTAAAACCTGGAAGCATTGAACCAGAATAAGAACCTATCATTTCAACTTGTCTTAAATTTGCAAATTGTTCTATTAGCTCTTTTCTTAAACCTTTACTGTCGAAGTAAAATCCATAAACTGGATCGGTGTCCATTGCTGCAGCATCAAATTGACCTTTGAATACAAATACATCAATCATATAATCTGACATTAAATCTTTGTCATTTAAATATGCTGGAACATTTCCTTCTCCATACCATTCTCTTGCAGTAACATCAAATCCAGCCGTATCTTGCGCTTTTCTTGTGAAAACTGTGATTGGTGTTTGTTTAATATTAACAAAGTTTAAAACTTGGTTAGCATCTTCACCTAATGTTTGTAATAATTTCTCATCAGAAGGAATCATAAATTTATCAGTGTCAAAGAAACTTGAATAAGTATAGTCTCCAGTCTGATGACCTAGTGAAGGATAAGTATAAAACGTATCAGCTTCAACTTGTGCTAGAGTATACTGATCGGGAGCAATAGTCGCTGCACTGTCATAAATATCAAAACTTGTTGAACCACCACCGTGAGCTGTATTGATAGCAGCTAAAGCTGTAATTACAGTATCTGTACCATCAAACGCAGCTGTTGCTGCAATATGAGGTTCATTACCTGCATCTGAAAGTAAATAGAAAGTACCTGCTAGGCTAGATGTTAAATCTACACCTGCTAGTGTTAAAGTTAAACCGTCTACTGAAAGTGTAGCTGCTGCAGCGTCTGTAATAGCAGTTGCAACTGGAACAGATCCTGTATCTGGAATAGGATCACCTACTTCAAATGCTACATCCGTTGGAAGCGGCGCTGAATATCTATTCGATACTGGATCAGATTCATATGATCCGTTTGTTGAAATTTGTGCAGCTGAAGCTAAATCATTTACTCCAAATTGAGCAAGGTTAAGAGCTAGGATAGGTCCTCTTGAAAGAGCAGCTTTAGCTGATCTGTGGAAGAACATTCCTTTTTTCTCTAACGATTTGTCAATGTTTCCATATACTTGAATGAATGCTTCAACGTTTTCGATTAATACTGGTGTATTATAAGGTCCCTTTCTTGAGTGACCAACAACCAGCCTAAGAGTAGAAACGTCAATATTAGCAGTTTGAGATTTATCAAATTCCAATCTGTAAACGCCTGAACTCTTGAATTGTAATAATTGAGGACTTAGTGCCATAGTTATTTAATTTTATTTTTTTATTTGTTAATCTATATATCCGTGTAAATCTGGAGTTTAGTCTATATAAGATCATAAATATCATACTGCATATCTCCGGCTGAATCGTTTTGTTGATATAGAGTAGTTTCCATTAATTTATACTTTTCAGGATCTATAAAATCTAGCAATTCTTCGATGTAATCTGCATAATCTGTAGTGTTAAAAAATTCAGTGGCAGTGATTCCTGTCATAATGATATCATCATTACCCATTTGAGCACCATAGCTTCCATTTTTAAGACTACCGAAAAGACTTGCTTCATTTACAGTTTCTGTGTCATTTATTTTTATTCTATTATTTTCAATTAATTTTTTAAAATTTTGGCAAAACACTGATTTGTTATCTGCTTTTAATTTTATACCTGGTTTTAAGGCTCTTGAATCATGTCTATGTTTAAACCTTAATACCATCTCGTCTTCAAATTCATTTCTTGAAGGATAAACTGTTTGTAAATATTTCAATAAGATAGAACCGTATGTATTGAATTCTATAATCATCTTAACATTTTCAGGATTAAATATCTCAACAGCTAATGTATATAGAACCTTTGCAAAATCTTCAATAACATGTTCATTAGATCTAAAGACTGCCACTTGATTCAATCTAAAAAAGTCATACATTGCACCGGGTGTCACTGCATCAATAATGTCCTTATCTTCCATTGGTTCTACTTCGAAAACATTAATTACAGAGTAATCACCTCCGTTGCCTTCTGCGATGTCTACTGAAAACAAATAAAATCTATTAGATTCTTTTGCTCCTTCAGGATCGAAGTCTTTATGAAATCCTAAAACTCCCTTTGTATCTATTTGTATATTTTCGAAATCTTCTAAATCATGCCATATAAATTCATGTGAATTCTTTCTCATGGTTTTCATAACCATTGGGCTTAATAATAGATTAGAAGAACTTACGAATTCATTTCCATATTGTCTATTAAAGGCTTCTTCAGAACCTAAGTTTCCAAGTTCTCTTTCATACCATGCATCATCTCTATCCGGATGCTGCCACCAATCAACTCTCGTTGGTGTATATTCATTTTCTCCTTTTTCAGCACCTGCATAAATTTCATAGAATTTATTAAATCCATTCGGTGTTGAAGTAATATTAATTCTAGATACCTTAGAAGCTGATAATGTAGGATATACATTTTCATAGAATGAATCAACTATAGTTGGATGAATGTGTGCGAACTCATCAAGATATAAGTTATGAATAGTAAAACCAATACCTGATTTTGCGGTAGTTGATTGACCTACTAATCTACATCCATTATCTGAACGTACATTCATAACGTCATACTTAATAATACCTGGTTTCATAAAGAAAGGAAGGTTTTCAATAACTACCTTTGCTTTATCTATAATTTCTTTTGTTGAATCTGATTTATTAGCTAAAAGAAGAGTAGTTTTATCATAGTTAAATGTAACATACCATGCATTAAAAATAGAAGCCGTTACAGTTTTACCCATTTGTCTGGCCGCTAATACAATATTAAATCTTTCGTTTTGAAAGTTATGTAATAATTCTTTTTGATATTCTCTAAGTTTCACCTGTTGAATACCTTCATCTGTCATTACTACTGCATACTTTTCTGCAAAATAAACAATATCATTTGCGCATTTAGCCAGCTCTGCAATTTCCTCTTCAGTATATTCAAATACAATATTACCCTTACGTAAAAACTGCTTACCCTCATAAAAGGGCATAGAAACTTGTGGGCGATATCCTTTATCTAGTGCTACTAAAAGATCATCAACATTCTTAGTCGACCATACCAGCTTTTGACCAGGATCGCTTTTGTCTCCTTTCGGAATCCACATATTATCTCCTACGTAATCGCTCATTGTTATTCTTCGTTAGGTTCTACATCTTCGATATCTTGAGTTTCTGAATCGATTCCAGAACGAATCATTCTCATAAGATCTTTAGTTCCTCTTTGAACCGCAGAATCACCAGTGGAACCTCCTGATTCTTCTATTTCCCTAACATCATCTCTTTTCTTGTAAATTTCTATATCTCTAGAAATTCGTTTAGCACTTTCTTCAGTTGCCATTAAATACATTGTTTGGGATTTAATAATATCTAGCATTGATTTCTGTAAAGTTGCAAGAACTTCAAACATTCTTGGAGCTAATTCGCCATCTTCGATAGTTTCTAATAGTGTTGTAAGAGCTCTTTCACCTGCTTGTAATTGATAAACTAAAGAAGACATTGTCATCTCATCCATCTTTTTCTTAGCAGCGATATATTCATCCTTTTCAATTATATCTTCTGCAAGATAAAATTTCATAAGGGCTGTTATAGTTTTCTTAGCTGTTTTAGTAGATCTTGTTTTAAGTTCTCCAAATGATGGAAGAACTTCCTTTGGTTGAAGTGGAAGAAACGCTGGATCAGTATCCGTAGCCTCTGTTATATCTACACTTTCACCAATAAGTTCATCAAGCTCTTTTCTAATATCTTCTGCTTGGTCTTTTATTGACTTCTTTTCTTCTGACATAAGTTATTGTTTTATAGGATTATATATCCTAATTACCTAGTGTGTCTAAATTTCTGAAACCCAATACTAGGTATTGCATTGTCTATTAATTTAGCAAGTTGATTATCTCTAACTATATATTGATTTAATATATTAGATCTTTGTTCTTCTTCTATCATTTGATCGAATACTCTAATGTTGGTCATATACATACTATTTCCTCTTATTTGGAAATTAGAATTAGAGTTCCAAACTAAGCCCGAAGGTTTAACTTCATTAAACACTTCAGTTAATTGAGAGGTTGCGCTTTGAGGTAATCCAGATTCATTTAAGTTATAAATACTTAAACTAGTTGTGGAAAATTCATTACTTATATTTAAAGTAAATCCATACCATCTTTTTTCTAAAGAAAGGCCGTGGTTAAATGTAACTGTATTTCCATTAACCATTATTTTAAATTCTGAATCGTTTAAATAAGTTTTAAATCCTGTAAGCGCGGTTGGATCTCCTATTATGAAATGATCTCCACTTCCAATTTCAAACTGTGGATTAAACCATCCGGAAATTGCCATGTTTTTGCCTGTTTCTAGACTAGATGGTGCATCATATTCGATACATAAATCTCCTTCCGCTACTCCAGATAAGTCATAATAATTTTTACTAACAATTGTCCATCTGTTTTTTAATTCAAAATCTATTATTTGTAAATCTTTATTATAGAAATTTCTAATACCATCCTTGTGTGTAGAAATAACTGTTTGAAATTGCTGCGGATTCGAAACCTTTTCCTGCTCTTCCCTTTGTCTTTCTCCAAAAACTTCTTCGATTCCAGTGGTTAACGTGTCAGTTGCGGCGTTGAATGTATTTTTATTAACTGAAGTTCTTTCTTGATATTTCTTCAGCATTACTCTCCAGTATGAATTGGTCTTATTAAACTCGTCAGCTAAAGCTATGGTATGAACTTCATACATTCTATTAATAATAGGAATATACATGTAATCCTTAGATCTAGGATATCTGCTTTTTATTAAATTTCCTTGAGAATCTCTTTCACCAAACGCTCTATCAAATTCTTCTTGAGTAATGTGAATTTCAAAGTCTGCAAAATCCATTCCGAATATATCGAAAGTTATACTTTCTTCAGGAAATTCATTTCCCGGGACTAATATCTTTATGTTTTTATTATCTACTACATCATGTAAACTATATTCCATAAGAGTAACATCTTCTGTTCTCATATCTGGTTCAGTTCTAAAATAGTTTACTTCATGGCCAAATATATTGCTTACTAATCCTGTGATTTGTTTTACAAATTTAGTAGATTTACTTAAATTATATGGATTAAATAAATTATCATTACATTCTTCTACGATAATGTTTGCACATCCGTCCATTGAAAAGGGATCTAAACACTCAACACAAAAGTTAGGACATGCTTCAACAATACCGTCTTCAGTCTGTGTAGTATATGTGATTGAAATAAGAGATAAAGAGTTACCTCCGGATAATGAAGATACTTCTGCTTTTAGGTCAATGTAAAGTGGAAGTGTATTATTAAAATCTAAACTGAATAAATCTCCGATGTTTGAAGTTTTATTTAATTCTGAAAATTCTGAAAAAGATCCACCAGTCTGTGACCATCTAAATTCATAATCAAATTTATTTAATTCATTAGGAACTAAGAAAAATTCTATTCCAGATGGTTGTGTTGAAAACTGGGGTGACGTTGTTAATTCCAGGGTGTATGCGTCTGGTACGGAACTAATTTGAAATATCTTATTTCCTAATACAATTTCATCACCATTGGCTAGAAATGTAAAATCTGTTCCCATTCCTATTACTGTTGGAGATCCTGCATTCAATATAACTACACCCTTTGTCTGTGGTGTTGTTAAACCTGCTATAATTTCCCAATCCGTAATCTTTATTACGTTCTGAAAAGGATCTTGTAGGGATGCTATGAGTTGATCTCCGTTTGCGTTTGCAGTATATCCTGTTACCATTTAATATCTAGTTCTTTTGTCTATATATTCGTTAAAGAAAGCTAGTAATCAGTGATTAACATTATTTTGGGATTATCATCTTGGATCTTAGCTTCTATGCAGTCCATTAGATCTAATGCAGTATCAAATTCTTTTCCATCTGAACCTTCTCTCGATCTTACAAAAGAATCTAAGGCATTAAATATATGAGAAGCATTGTGCCTTGCGTAAGGAACATTCTTTTTCATAAGACCTAGTGAAATTAAAATAGAGTTTATTTCTTGTAAATCTTTTTCTTGTTGAAATATATCATATAGCCTTAATGTTCCTGCCAATACTTTAAAATTAAATCTAAGAGTCTTAATTCCATCTATGTCAGATAATCTACTATAAGATTTATTCTTATTGATAGTCAGTTTAACATATTCTAGATTTGTAAAATCATTTAAAATCTTATGTAGAAAATAGATAGTAGTTGCTTCTTTATGAAATTGTTCAAAACCAGTTGCATTAATTCTATTAATATCGGATTGAAAGTTTTCTTTTAAAAACAAAGATAATTGCTCTTTACTTACTAGAAGAGATCCATCATTAACGACCCTATAGTCTAATTGATTCTTTACTAGTGTAAGAATCTTATTGTCGATGTAATTATATTTGAATAGGGTGGCGTCAACAACCGTAGCCACATCATTAAAGTCGTAGTAACTAATCATTTAATATACCTGCATTGTGTTTTCTAATTCCAATAGATTATTATTTAATTCAACCGGGTTGAATTTCTTAAGATCATTGAACTCTCTCATTCCAATTTCATTTCTTTGTAAAAAGAATTTAATTGTTTCTTCTTTAGGTATATATTCTTTTTTTGATTTTTTAGGTTTTGGAGCTGCCTTCTTAGTTTTAGTATAGATCCACCCTGGAACTGAACGAAATCTTGAAGATACCATGTGCCAACTATCTATAACTGCATTGCCATTAATTCCATTCACATTAAATAACTGTGCATTTGATGGATATTTAATAGCAAAAAATCTGTTAATCATGAAGTGGTGTCTCTTCTTATTAAAGTTCTTTACGTTCTTGTATTGATTAGGTTTTGTAAACATGATCTTTACAAAATCAAATAATTTTGTTTCGTCTAGCATATAAATTATACTGTAAACTTGCTATAAGTTTATTAAAAAAGTTCGTTCAATTTCTTAGTAGAAGGTCTTTCCTTGCTACTATCTTCTTTTAATCCTGCGAAGGCATCATACTTTTTAGGAGCACCCTGTGATTTCTTTGCCATCCAATCTGTTCCTTCTAAGATCTTTTCCATCTGAGTGATATTAGAGAACTCTGGTAAAACATTTCTATCTGCTTCAATATTATTATAAATACCTTTTTGAATTGCAAGGGGAATAGTATTATAGTGAAGAAGAACTAGATCTAAGTTTTGATTAAATCTAATTCTGATTTCCTTAGGATCAGATTTACCAACAACTCTATAAATAATATCTACTAGCTTATTTACTTGACCTCTATTGAAAAAGTGTTCTATTGTAAATTCGCTTTCTTCTTTCTTATATTGTTCTAAGATCTTTACACAATGTTTTTCTGTAAGTGAATAGTTTCTGATCTTGCCATTAGATGCAGCTTTAGTCCATGTAATAACTGAAGGAATATTATCTGATTTGTCACCTTGTAGGATTTTACCGAATACAAAGTCGTCACAGTTAATTTCTTGAACTTCTACTCTGTTCTTATCCATCCATGCCTGGAAGTCTTCCTTTAGCTTGTCGTACGTTGCTTCTTCTGAGGCAATGTTGAATAACAATTCGTCATTGGTCATTGTAGATGTTTTTCTAGATGCCATTACATCTTCGAAACCTTCAAAGGCAATAAGCTTTTTCTTAGAATTATAATACCATAGTGTATATGCATCTGTCGCTTGATTGTAGTTTACGAGTTGAATTAAATCTCTATCACCTGTCCATGCAATGCAATTTTTACCTTCGCTATTTAATTGAGTAGACCAGCCGTACATTACATCATCTGCTTCTGCACCTTGAACCTGGTGGATAATAATACCCTTTTGTTCTAGTATTTTTTGCCATTCAGCATAAACACCGAAGACTGCTTTCCAATTAATAGAATCGTCATGTGTTCTAGTTCCTTTATATTGTGCATCAGGAAAAAGATCTTTACGCCATGATTTAGCATCAACTGCAACAACAATCTGGTCTACAAAAGGAGCCATTTTACGAACTTCTGAGGCGAAGTCAATACATAGCTTTCTCATAAGTTGAGATTGTGATTCTTTATCGCCTAATAATTGTTTACCTTTAGGCCTAGGTAGAACGAATAGTCTACTGTGTAAAAAATAGTTACCGTCAATTAACAATGTATGTTTTCCTAGTTTCATGTGTTTTGTTTTATATTACTAATATAAGCAAAATTTCTGAGATAAAAAAATATTTCAGCAATTAATTTCTAATTATTTCTTGTAGCTTATATATACAACTTAGCATGGTTATCGCTGGGTCAATTACGTGAACCCTTTGTGCCTGATGTTCTGCTACAGTTACTGCAATTTGAGGAATATGCTTTGCGCTATTTCCTTTCTCTGATTGAATATAGTCTATGAACTCTTCTCCTAATGTTTGAAGTATTTCATCTGTTCTATTTGAATATTCACCTACTAAATACTTATAGTTTTTAACAGGGTCTGTTTCATTAAAGATTAATTCAAAAACATCTTTATAGACTGAGTTAAACTTTTTAACATCATTTAATGTAATCTTACTCGTTCCTTCTGACTTATATCCTTGTAATTTATTAAGTGTCGAGCGAAGATCTGGGAAGTTTCTACGGACAAATTCAACCAATGCTGGTTTTTCTATTGTCATTTCTTCTTTTCCACATATATCATATACTCGTCTAATATATTTCTTTGTCAATTCGCTCTCTTCTTCTTTATCAAAGTCGAAATTAATTACTTCGAACCTTGAAAGAATTGGATCTGGAATTTTATTTACATAATTACAGGTTGCAATAAACCTTGAATTAGATGCAAATTGTTCCATAGTAGCACGAAGAGCTTTAAAGAATTGATCAGATACACCATCTACCTCATCGAGGATAACTATTTTCATCTTACCTTGATCATCTAAGATAGACATAGTAGAACAGAAATCCATAATCCTGGTTCTAATAACATCTACTGAAGTATCAGTTGATGCATTGATGTAAATATAAGGAAGTTCGAATTGCTTAACAATCGCCTTCGCAGTAGATGTCTTACCAGTACCAGGGCTTCCAGCCAAAAGTACATTTTGAGTTAGACCATCTTTAAATTTTGACATTACTCTTTCTGGTAAAATCAACTCGTCTAAGTTATTTGGACGATATTTTTCTGTGAACAGTGTGTGAACCATGTAAATTTGTTTAATAATTATACATAATATAGCTGTTTTGTTTCACGAATAAATACTATATGGCATATAATAAAAAATATCCCAAATTGGAAAGGGTTTCCCCTCATTCTCCTTATTCTAATAGATTTGGAATTAAGTTATCAAATCTTGCAAGACAGCAGAAGAGACTATTAATAGAAAATCCTATTTTAGGTGAAAGGTGTGAAAGCGATCAGTTCGTTCATATCATATTCAATATATGTCAACATAGATATACTTCCTCTAAAAATAAGTATTATTATGATTGGTCTACTGATTCGTTTGTGAAGATGGAAGATCTTAAAGAAAACTATAACACAATAGATTGGGTCTGTGCACTATCTGGTAAACCTATCAGATCTAAGACTGATAACTTTAGCTTGGAAAACTTTGTTCATCCAGAGTATCATGATGCATTACTGGCTCCTATGGTAGATGCTAGAATACTTAAGTCATCGATAGAGTTCCGTAAGCACATAAAAAAACTCCTATTGAATCAACAACAGGAGTTTCTAAATTTAGCTCGTAAAAATTCTAAAAAGAATTTAGATTAGTTTAGAGAAACGATCTTTAACTGAAATAGACTCTTGTATTAAAGATTCCATTTCCATTTTTCTAAGATCGGATTCAAATATTAACCCTAATTTAGTATTATTTAATTGCCAAGATTCTTTTGCAAGAATTTTAGCTTTAAGTTCTTTTGCTTTTTTAAGCTTTGCTTCATCTCCACTCTCTTCTGCCTTTGCAATAACAGCATCAACTCTTTTGGTCATTCCTTCCTTTGAGTTATCTGTCTTATCGACTTCTTCCGTTTCTTCTTCAGGAGATTCTTCATCGTCTCCATCCGTTCCAAATGCATCGAAATCATCTTCTTTTTCTGGAGTTTCTTCCGGAGTCTCCGTTGGAGTTTCTTCTGGAGTTTCTTCTGGAGTTTCCTCTGGAGCTTCTTCTTTTTCTTTTCCTTTTTCTTTTTCAGCCTTTATTTGCTCTAGCTCAGCTTTAACCTTTTCGTCATTTTTAGCTGCATCATCTAACTTCTTAGCATTTTTCTCTTGCTCAGCTGTTATTTTATCCATTCTCTCCTTTTGAGCCTGTTTAGATTTTGTAATTCTTTCTTTTAAATCTTTCTTAGTCTCGGCACTCATCTTATCTCCCCATGCATCTAGCTTATATTCTGAAACTTCTGTCGTGATTTGATCTCTCATATCAGCGATTAACGTTTTAACTTTTCCAGATCCAAATCCACTTACCTTTGAGTATTTAACTTCTAATGAAGATCCATATTCTGTAGCAGCTGAATTAATTCCATCTTTTTTCTGCCTCATAGATTCTATTTGATTATCTAACTTGGCTTTCATTTTTTGAAGTGCTTTTTTCTTATTTGCTGCGCTTGCCTTCGCCTTTACATCATCTCCAGCTTCTTCGATTGATTCAGTAGTTGAAAGTTCTCTTCTTTTATCCTCTAAAGATAATACTGCAACTTCCATTTTAACGGTTTGCATTTTTAATTTCTTTAATTTAGAATAATCTTTTTCTGCTTCTTTAATGGTCTTTTTATTTTTAGCACCATCTTTTATAGCCTTTGCACCTAAACCAACTGCACCAATAACTGCCGTTAATCCTAGAACTGCTCCCATAATAATAGGATCTTCCATAAGCACCTGTCCCATAGGATTTGCTTCATTTAATGGTTGATCTTCTGATTCCGTAAGTTGATCAGAAAGTGTTTTTAGAGAATTGATAATATCATCACAATCTTGCATCATTTTAGAATAACCCTCTTCTCCCGTTGCTTCCGGAGAGGCTATGGCAGTAGTTGTGTCTGATTCTATTGAAGTTGATGATTTAGCTACAGGTATATTATCTTCAGAAGCTTCATCTATTGAATCAGCCTTTTTTGTAGAATTATACCATTGTTCGAATGTTTTCATCTTTTATATTGATTTATTTATAAACTTATAGTCTATATATCTGTTTAAGTTTCAACGAAACAAAAAAAGGTCCTCTAAAATAGAGGACCTTTAATATTAAAATCTAAAAGTTAGTTCTAATTAAAGAGCTAATCCTTTAACTTCGTATGTAACATATTGAGTTTCTGGGTGGAAACCTGCTTCAACTAATGCGAATCTAGATTTAACAGCTACTTTAGGAGCCATAGTTCCTTCAGCGATTGTTTGTACTGATTCAGCCATTAAGTAAGGCATGAATACTAATCCAGGACCATTACCGTCACCTTTTCTACCAACTACTACTTCGTAATTAGAATCATTAGCTCCCCATGCTTGTCTTGGGTCAGTGTATACATTTACACCAGCTACAGAACCTACTGGGTAGATTGCACCTGCTGCTTGTGATAATGTGTTAGCCATTGGGTTAGCAACGAAACCAGCAACTGATTGTAAAGCTGTAGCCACTTTAGGACCTACAACACAAAAGTTACCAGCACCTCTTCTACCTCTGTTTGCGATAAAGTTCGCAGCAGCAAGGATTGAAGTTAAGATTCTTCTATGGTTAGAAGCGATAGTCTCACCACCGAAATCAGCATTTAATGCTAAATTACAGTCTAAATTTACACCAGCAGCTGTAACGTTATCTTTACCTAAAGAATTAAGTTTAGCTAAGATTAAGTTGTTGATTGACTGAGTTAATTCGTTAGTTAATACTGACTCAACTTGAGCAACAGCATCTACACCGAATTGTTTAAGATCTTGTACTTGTTCTCTAGTAACTGCAGCAGCAACTTGGAAAGTTTCAGCAGCAACACTTTTTGAGAATAAAGAAAGACCCATAACTTTGTCAGGAGTTTGTTCACCTGCACCTCTTGAGAATGGGTTACCATCTTCGTCAGCAGCAGCGAATCCTTTAATATGATCTTCTAAACCTTTTACTAATTCTACTGATTTAACAATAGCGATAGTAGCATCATCTGCATCAACTTCAGTATCTAATGCGTTGATTGCATCAGCAACAGAACCTGAAGTAGAAGCTGCTTCAGCAACTTTATAGATATCCATGTTGTCAATTCTAGAAGAACCGATCCAAGTGAAAGTAAATCCACCTGATTCGTTACCATCTACCTCAGCTTTAGCAGCGTCAGTTTTGATGTAAGTTGGAGCAACATCTCCAGCTAATTTACCACCTTCGTAAACGAAGTCTAAGTAAGATAAAAGACCCATTGGTCCAGCCATTGGTACAACTGGTACTAAGTCTAAACCTATAGTTTGTGCAGCAACTTGCATTGCTAATGGTAATAATGTAGGAGCTTTATCACCTGAACCGTCTGCAGTTGCAGAAGGTAAAGATACATTACCCATACCGTAGATGTTACCAGCAGTCCCTAAAGACATGATGTGTGCATCTTCGTAAAGTTTGTGGTTATGACAGTATTCTGACATCCACGCTAGTTTTTCTGCTTCGTTGATACCTGTAGCTGATTCGATGATCGGAGCCCAAGTTTCTCTAACTTCTGCAGAGTTAATTAAATTTGCCATTTTATTATTTGTTTTTTTTTAATGGTTGTTTAAATTTGATCGATTGAACGATCTTCTCGATGTTTGTCAGATTTTTTCTTCTTATCTGATTATCGATATACTATATATTGTTATTATATTTACGTTTTTTACGTTTTTCCTAAAATATTAAGATATTACTTGTTGAATCTCTTGTTAATAGACTTCTTAACATTAGTTAAATCATATAAAGGTTTTTTGTCTTCAATAACAGGAGCAGCTTCATTTACTGATTCTACTTTTTCCATAACAACTTTGACATCTCTAAGATCTCTAGTTTGCCAGAAGTTTCTTACTTGGTAAGCAGTTTCTAGTTTATGGTATTTAGATTGAGCTATAAGAGCTGTTTTCTTGTTATCTGACATGTTAGACCATGCTTCTTTATATTCTTCTGGCATCATTTCAATAACATTAGGTTCGTTAGTTTTAACGCTATTTATTAATGAAGAGTTCCATAATGTAAGAATTTGTCCTTCAGTTAAGAATCCTTTTCCTTCGATTGATTTTAATACTTTAGATTGATCTTCAGTATTTAATTCGTTATATTCTGCTTTCTTAGCTTCAGAAATAAATCTAAAGAAATGAGGGTTAGTATTTTCTTTAACAGTTGCTTTTTCGATTAAAGCAGATAATTTAGAACTAATTTCAGATTTGTAAGCATCTAATGTATCTACTGTTTCAGTTTCTTCTACTGCTTCAGTTTCTTCTTCTTCAGTTTCTTCTACTGCTTCAGTTTCTTCTTCTTCAGTTTCTTCTACTGCTTCAGTTTCTTCTACGAATTCTTCTGCATTTTCTTTATCTTCAGCATCAACGTCTTCAACTTTATAAGTTTCTCCGTCTACTGTAAATTCTTTTTCTCCGTCTGCGATTGCTTTTGCTCTTGCAGCACCAAATGCATTTCCTTCTTCAACGTCTTCTTCTTCAGTTTCTTCAACTGCTTCAACGTCTTCTTCTTCAGAAATTTCTTCGTCACCTGCATCGTCAACTGTGTCTTCTAATTCGTCTTCTAACTCGTCAGATTTGTCTTCAACTTCTGCACCGTGATCTAATTCATTATCTTCAGCATCAACTGTAGGTTCAGTAACATCTGTAGAATCGTCTTCATCTTCAATTTCTTCAACTTCTTTACCAGCTTCATCTTCTAGTAATAAGTTAGAATTAACTGTTTCTGCAACGTATTCTGCGTATTCAGTAACTTTTTCTAAATTTTCTTTTAAGTATTCAATATACTTTAATAAGCCTTCATGAGTTGTTGCACCTTCATTATAAGATTCTGCTAAATAATTAGTATAGTCTTTAATTGATTCAACACCTTCAGCAACATGCTCAGTATATGCAACGCTATTATCTAATTTCTCAGATATTTCGTTATTTGTAGTTATTGTATTATCTAAGTTTTCAGCAAGGTATGCAGAATACTCGATAGTCTTTTCTAATTTCTCAGCAAGATAGTTTGAATATTCTTTAACGCTTTCAACTTCAGACTTTACAGATTCATCACTATTTAAAGATTCCATTCCCTCTTTAATAGTTTTTATTTCGCTTGATAAATACTGTGAATATTTATTAAAATCATCAGTACTTACGAATTTTGATTCAGCCATTTTGTTTTCAGTTTTATTTTCGGTTGTTAAAAGTTCTTTTGTATTTCCAATTTCATAAATTTGAATGCTAGAATCGTTATCAAATCCGAAAGATTCGTTAACTCTTTTTAATTCAGCATTTTCAAAGCCAGGATCTGCAACTAAATCATAAGTGAATAATTGCTTAATTTTAACAGTCCCGTTAGATTCAACTGTACCAGCTGCTCTAGATGAAATTTGTAAAGGAACACCAGCATCAACCAAAGCTTTAGCCTGACGACCAGCTTCAGTATCAAGTAATCTGATTTTACCTTTTACTTGTTTTGTTTCGCTATCATAGGATAATTCTTCAATAACGTGAGATACGTTTTTTAAAGATACATCAAATGTTTGTGGGTGATCTAATTCTCCTAAAAGTTTAGAAGAACCTATTTTAGATTGAAGAGCTTCAATTTGTGGAACATATTCTGACTCAGTATAGATTCTATTATTTCTATTCTTTTTGTCAATTTCTCCAAATATACCTTCAAGGACATAAGCCCCATCACCATCTTGTTTGAATTCTAATTCACTAGAAGATCTTTCTAGGATTAATAGATTGTTTTTTGTATTCATATATTTTAATACTATGTTTGTTGTTTATATATCTTTTGAAGAATAATGATTTTTCATTTTTTCTATATTTCTAAATCTCCTAGCTCATCTTCTAAGCCTCCAGCACCTTCTTCGCCACCTTCTTCCTTCTTAGCAGCTTCTTCCTCCTCAGTTTCCTTAGCCTTTACTTCTGTTTCAACTTCTAAATAATAAGTGACTAGAGTTTGCATATCTTCTTCGGTAAATGCGTTATTACCGTATTCTTTATAAAAATATTCTTTGAATTCTTTCTCTGTTTTACTTGTATTTATTACTCCTATAATTTCAGCAGATTTAATCTTTTCACCTGAATCTAAAAGAATATCATCTACTATTACATCTGAATCGTCTCCGACTTCTAGTGCATCTTCTGTTAAATTAGAGTAGTTTTTAAATGTTTTTAAGTGTTTCATTGCTAATTATATATTCTTTTTTCTAGAATCCCATGTCCATAGGGTCCACCTCAGGTTCTTCTGCTTCTTCAGAAGCTTGTCTTTGTTTATAAGCTTCGTTTGCAGCTTTATCGTCAGGGGATAATTTTAAATATCTGTCTACTAAGAATTCCATATCAAAGTAAGGCATTTCTTCCATAGTAACTGGATCTGTTTTCATTAGAGAATCTTGCATTGTAGATATAAAGTCTAATCGTTTCTCCATGATTTCCATTTGTTTTAATTCAGCAAACATATTCTCTTCATTAAATTGAATAGCTATTTGAGTTCTAAAACCTGCATCATCTTTAAATTCAGGAAATTTAAGACACATTTGTAACCATAGGGGTTTTACTAAAATTTCTTGGAAAGAAGAACGTAATCTTTTGATAAATTTAGAAAACTTAATTTCATCTCTAATCATACCATCAGCTGCAAGGTTAAAGTCACCTCCACCGTCTTCGTACATGAATCTATTGAATGGTATTTTAGAAACCATTTTTAATTTATCATTAAAATATTTAAGTGCTTCTGTATCTGATAATTCGGGACCGTCTCCTCCTAAAGTTTCAATCTCTGGAGATTCTCCTTCTTTAGATGGTAACCAATATTCTTTGTTAAATTGGAGCATTGGTTTTCCATTAGTTGCTAATGTAGCTGAATCCCAATCAAAATCTACAACTTCTTTATAATTACCCATTAATTGAGCAAGAGATTGTTTAGCTCTTGTTTTAGATTTACCACCAACTGGAATAATAAACTTCATTCTATATGATGAGTTTGTAACCGCCCAGATAACTCTAGTATGTTCCATTATTCTCATCAGGTTAAATGATCTTATAAGTCTTTCTAAGTAACTTACTCTCGAGGCAGTGGTTATTGAAGAATAAGAAAGATAGATAATCTGTGAATCATACAGGACTCTCTCCTTAACAGGATCGTCCTTAAATTGAACCCATACTTTTTTACCATCATCTTTATTATAACCTGGCATTAGTGTAATAGGATCTATTTCCTTAAATCCTATAATCTGATCTTGATCTGGGCTGTAAATAATTTCAAAAGAAAGATATCCGTCAATTAAGAATTTTCTAAAGAAGTACCATGCCGATTGATCTGAATTAAATCCAAAATATTGATATAAATCTCTGTATGATTTATTTAAGTACTTTGTAACTTCTTCTGAAACATCCATTCCTATAAGTTCTGGATTTCCAATAAAGTTCTTATTGTCATACACGATAGATTCATCACATAAGATATCTAATATATCTTCTATTTCATCATGTGTAGAAAATCTTCTTAATTCTTCTCTTTTACCTTCATAACCTTGGTCAAAGAAAGGAATATTTTTTCTCATATTGGTATCTGCCATCGATAATGCAGCAAATGCCCCATACATGTTATCGTCATCTAGACCCATCTGATTCATTTGGCCGTAACCAAATTCATCTTCTACAGGGCCTATTGCCTGAGATTGTCTTAAGACTAAATCATCGTAATACATTCCGAAAGACGAGAGTCTTTTTAATGTATCACTTAGTGTGAATGATCTTTTACCAGTACTTAATGGTCCGTTTCTTTCTATAAATCCTGCCATGTGTTAAAATTACAATTGTATTATACTTCTCTTTATATATTCTTTTTTCTACGATGATCTTCAAATAATCTAATAAGCTGCTGTTTATCAATTCCCTGAAGAGAATCGAAGTCACATATTGCCATCTTACACCAATCTTTATAAGCTACTACAGCTTGATTAGTTTTTTTAGAAGGCTTATATCTTCTTATTGCAAAATCATATCCAAATGATTCAAGATATCTTTTTGCACCTTTATATGAAAATCTGGGTAAACCTTTTTGTTTTTTAGCGTCTTCCTTTTTAGAAGCGGATTTTATAGATGATTCGTATCTACCATATATCTCGTCTAAGAATTCTTCTCTAAATTTAGGAGGAAGCATTGTTATATTAATTCCTATGTCGTCTCCTTCATAAGGATCTAAGGCTAGAACAACAGGATTATCATCATACCATTTAATATCCTCTGTTATTGGGGTATATTCAAATACATACATTTTTCCTGGAACAAATCTAGATCTAATAGAACCCACTGCCTTTTCCTTTTTATCCTTTAAACTTTTTTGAAACCACTGTTCAGCCTCGTTGGCCGCCTTGGCCCTACCCTTGCCCTTTATTAATTTTTTTATTTCCTCTTTAATGTAGCCCATTTATTATAGTTTCTTCTGTTAGAACTATGAAGTTCCAATTTCTTTGAGAGCAGAATTCTTTAGCTGCATTATATTTATCCATATTTTTAACATATTGCTCTGCTAAAAATTTATATGACTTAAGAGCCTTCTTAGAATTTACTCTAGGAGGCTCTGGTTTTATTATCTGTTGCTTTGGTTTGATTTCTACTAGATATTCTTTAGTAGTTTTATCGGGCTGAATTGCCTTAAAATAAAAATCAGGGTAATATTTCCTTTTGGTAGAATCTTGTCTAGACCAATATGGTATTTCAACTGGTTCGCTTGACCACATACTTACCTTTTCATTTTTGTCACACCACATCATAAACTTACGTTCCCAGGAACTTCTATATATGATAGGAGTAGGTCCTGCATATTTAGAAGGATTATTAGGTTTATAATAACCTTGATTAAATCCTGAATTTTTAGTTGGTTTGACATTCTTTATTGACATTAGATGCTATAAATTCCTGTTTGATTTTCAGAGTTGCCTGATCCTTTGTCTATAGATAGAGTTCCTTTGTATTTTTGAGGGTGAATCTTATTCCATCCTTTGGCGTATCCTCTCTTTGCTATCTCTGTGAAATAAGCAAATGCATTTGGATATTTAGGATTGAAGTTTCTCCAATATTTTAAAAGGTCTAATATAGCGAATTGTAGACAATCGTTCCTATCATCTTCACTAACATACCTCATCCTATTGATCGCCTTTTCTGCCAAGAGAATTAGCATTTTTTCAGCATCTCTTGTTAATTTATCCTGTTCTTTTGAAAGGACCATTTGATCAAAGAGGTCTCTGTTATTTAAATAGTTTTTTGATTTTCTTCTTTTAGCCACAATGTTGTTGGTTTATTTATAGAGATTATACTCAAAAATGTTAAAAAGTTTATTAACCTAAAAAAGGGACCAATGGTCCCTTCTCTATTTTACGATGATACGTCTTATGCGTTTAAAGCTTCGATCTTATCTTCCCATACTTTAATCTCTGAATTAATTAAAGCATCAGCAGCTTTAATTTCTTCAATTGATTTATCAGCTTCAGCTAATAAACCTCTTTGATCTTTTAAGAAAGAAATCATTTCTTCAAACTTTGAAATTTCTTCAGATTTCTTAGCAAGTTCTAAAGTTTCTCCTTCTAGCATTTCAATTACTACAGCTGAAGCGTCTTCTGAAGTTTCTGCTTTAATATAAGATACTGCTTCGTTAGCGGTAGCTGAAAAGAATTTATTTAATTTGGTGTCTTTGTTGAATCTTGAAATAAATAGATTTTCATCTAATTTAAATAAATCAACAGTGACACCTCCCTTCTTATACGTGGTAGCGAAGTCTAAATACATGAAATTTTCTACAATAGTAGAAAGGCTTTCAAATAATTCAGCTTTATTTTTGTTGTCATATCTAACTAGTCCGCTGGCTAATACGTATGTTGAGAATGATTCAGTAATTTCAGATGTTCCATTGTAGAACTTTCCTTCTTCAATGTTGTAAATAAATTTTGAACCTTTGTTATACCATTTGATATCGTTTCCTACTATATCGAAGTTTTCAAAAGCAGAAATTGCGTTTAAAAATTCTTTATTAGTTGGTCTTTCGATAATTTCAATGTTGTTTTCTTTTATTTCGTAAGCTCTATTATTTAAATAGAATTGAACGTTTTCTTCAATTTTTACGAAAGGTGCTAACATGTTTGTCATTTTATTATTCGTTTAATTTTATTGTTTAACTATATATCTGTATCGTTTTCATCAATTATGTTAGGATTGTCAGGTTGTGCCTGTGATTGCTCATCCTTTGCCTCTCCTTTATTAGATGTAATTGATTTTTGTTTTATTTCAAACATCCTATTTCCAGCGTGAAATTCAGAAGATCCACCTGAACCATATCTATATGCTCTAGATTCTCCAGATTCTCCAGATGATCCAGAACCTGGATTTCCGTCTGGCGTGTTTGAGAAAGAAGGTATAAATGAATTTACTTCTATTGGAAATGTTATTTTATATTTGTCTTTATCGTCGAATCCAAAATCTATTGGAGCCTCCACTGTATAATCATCCGGTAAAGAATAATACGAAGGTAATCTGTACGTTCCTTCTTCTAGATGTCCTACTTCTATGTTAAAGTAATTAGATTTATATAATTTCTTTACTATCATTTCAGTAATCTTTAAAGAATCTAACATTGAAGATACTAAAACTTCTATGTCAAAATTTATTAAAATTGGAATCATTTCAAATTCAGAAGAATATGCTTGTAGAGCTCCTTCTTCATCAAGTCTAGAATAATTTCCCATTATTCTTTTATTGACTAGTTTAGAAGATTCTATAGATATTGAAGAAATTCTAGCGACTCCTCTTGGAATTACATCGTAATTTCCATCTGCAAACCCAGGATCAGGGTAGCAGTCATCGCCACTTGCTGTTGTAAATAGAAAATTATCTCTTAAAAATTGATCGTCTCCTGTGATCGAATAATAAAAAGGAACGTCTATATCCTTTCTCTCATTAGCGCTTACTTGTCTTTGAAACCAAACTTTATTATTTAAGTCTGCCAATAGACCGATAATTATATGCCTAATTACAGAATCGTCCGTGTTATATTTAAGATTATATGTAGCCATTTATTATAGGTATCTTGTCGCTGCTCTTTGCCAGTTTGGTAAACCTGACATTTTTAAACCAGCTGCTTTAACGAATGTTCTCATAGAAATATCGTTTGCGTTTTTCATAAATTCGTAGATTTCTTCCTTTTCTTTAAGTGGCATCTCGGTAGGTTCTAAATGGGGTAATAACCTTTCCATTCTTTCCATTAAGGTTGCATCATCAGGATTTACATCTACTAAAATAGATCTAGATCTAATAGCTCCATCTGGATCTGCCTTTTCTTTTGCTAAATTCGAAATAAAAATTACTCTTCCTGCGAATTCAAATGAGTTAGGAACAATTCCATTTTCTTCTAATGTGAATGCTTCTTCAGGACTCACATCTTTAGGATCATATACTGCTTTAGTCTTTTTTAAATAAGAGATTTTTCTTACTTTCTTTGTATCTAATGCCGCTTTCATTAAGTTTCTACCGTTTTCATCTCTAAATACTGCATCACAGTCATCAAAGATTAATGTCTTATTTCTATATTGATAGAATTTCTTATACATCATAATAACAGATGCTGCACCTGAAACCATAACGTAATCTTCTTCGTCAACAAGACCTTCATCTTTCATTGCTCTTTCTACATTATATGTTTTACCAGTACCTGCTCTACCTGAAATAAATAAAGAGTTAAATGCACCTGCAGCGACTCTTCTTGATATTTCGTAAATATCTTCCATTGTTTCTTCAAGATATTTAACCTTATCATTAAGTGTCATATCATTTTGTGTTTCAGCTGCGGTAGGTTTTACTACAACCTGCTGTCCTTTCTTAATATTCATGATTGAAGAATAAGGAACTTCTAATTCGTCTGCTATTTTATTAACGGCCATTCCAGCTGCTAATTTAGCCTCGATCATTTTAATTTCTTCTTTAGAGAATGCTCTTTTAGTTCTTCTTTCTAATAACATTGACTCTTGTATAGATGCAACGTATTTTTTATCCATTAATCTAACGAATTCTCCAACTAATTTAACAATTGGGAATGTTTCAGATGAAATAGAAAAATCAGATTTAGCGTCTGCTGCATCTGAGAAATAGATTATAGAACCTACAATACCAGGGTTTTTTGCAGCAGCGGGAGTTACCATAAATGCCTCTGTACCTTTACTTGAGTAAAACATTACTCCAGAACCCATATCAGTTATCATTTCAAATGGAAACTTTTTAAAGTCCTTCTTTGTTTTCTTATTTACAAATCTTGCGATTATCGTAGCTGCTTTATTTAGAGAAGGATTTACAAGTTCTATTGAACCCGTTTTCATAGCTTCATTTAAATACTGATCGTATTTTAAGATTTTATTATTCATGTTTAAGTGAAATCTTTTTATTTGATTTATATATCTTTATTCTATAACCTCTATCTCGAGTTTAGAGAATCCATTTTCTCTATATATTTGTATCTTTTTATCAAATAATTCATGGGGAAGAACGGTGTGATTAATTACGAAAGTATTAATCTTACTATCTTTAATAACCTGTGATAGAATTTTAAGAATATTATGGACTCCATCTGCATCTACTGAAGATAATAACTCGTCTAAGAATAAAAGATTTAATTGTGGAAATCTTAACTTAAGTATTTTAATGATAGCAATAATTATAATAAAGTCTGCCTTCTTTCTTTCACCTGTAGATAATGTAAGTGGATTGATCTCTTCTCCTAAATGATTAATAAGACAATTAAACTTTTCATCGAATCTTATATGGAAAGGTAAGTGCATTGTCTGACCCATTGCGGCAATATTAGCATTAAGACCTGGTAAAATAGTTTGAATTGCAAGGTTCTTAACGCCATCTTCACCTAGAACCTCTTCTATTATTTCTAAGAAATTATAGTTACCAGAAGTTTCATCCTTTAAATTTGACTTTGATGATTCTTGTATTTCGAATTCTTCAATGATTTGCTTTAAGTGTGAAAAATCATTATTAGAATTTAAAGAATCTTTTATCTTTACTAATTCATTCTTTAAATTTCTAATGTTAGTATTAATAGTAGACACTTTATCGTTAATTGCCTTGTCCTTAATTCTTAAATCTGAAATATTAGATTTAATATCATTCACCTTTGTTTCTGCCTTTGAGATATCAGAAGGAAGAGATTCTGCCTTAGACTCTATTTCTTTTTTTCTTTCTTGGTGAAAAGAAGAGGTTAGTTCGCCTTCACATGTTGGACATTTATCAGTTTCATATAACGCTAGCTTTTTCTTTAATTCTACTAACTCATATTTAAGTGAAGTATATTTAGATTGTTTTTCCTGTAAGTCAGAAGAATTAGAAGTAATCATTTTAGATACTTTGGTGCTTGCCTCTTCTAATTTAATTCTATTAGAATCATATTTTTTAAGACTAGTTTTCAAAGATTCTATTTCTTCTTTGTTTTTAGTGTCAGCTTCTGCTAGTAATTGATTTAATTTCATATTAACTGAAACTATATTTTCACTAAGCTGGCTTAATTCTTTTTCATAAGAATCTAATTCTATTTTAAGATCTCTTCTTTCATCTTTAATCTGCTTTTGCATATCATTAAGGATGGAGAATCCAAACATTTTATCGATGATTTGTCTTTTATCATGATTTGTCATTGTTAAGAACGACTTAAAATCATTTACAGATAAAATTATAATGTTTTTAAATACATGATATGGGATTCCGAATATCTCTTCTTCTAAATAATCCTGAACTGATTTCTTACCTGCTTTATCAAATTCAATTCCATTTAAAAGAACTTTAAATCTATTAGGCATCAAACCTCTCTCGATTTCTACTATAGTTCCTTTACATTGAAGTTCTATTCTTACCCATAATTCCTTATTAATTCTATTAGGAAGGTCCGCCATCTTAACACCTTCAACTTTACCGTATAGCGCATATACTATTGCATTGGCGATGGTAGTTTTACCATGACCATTTTTACCAAGAGTTAATAACAACTCCGCTTTATCATCTTCGAATTCTATCCTTTGAATTGAATTTCCGTATGATGCAAAGTTTTTAAATTCTATTGATTTGATTTTCATGCTTCGTTATCGTAATTATATGCACATTTATCATGCAAGTTTTTTAAACTAGTCTTAACTCTTTCTCTAGTTTCGTCATCATGTGGAAGACCATCAACGAACGTATTACATAGGTGTAGAATGTTATAGTTCTTATAGAGATCTTCTATTTCATCCATATCATATAAGTCCTTATCTAAGAAAGAATCTAATTCATATATGTTTGGTTCTATTCTTCTACCTATTTTTTGTATTTTGTTTATTAATCTTGACAGTGCACTTGTTGTTGCAATATTAGAAGGAACATATAAATCTACATAATTATTTCTAATCTTATCTTTAAATTCACCAAGAGAAACATTGTAAAGACCTGTAAGATAAAACTTTACGAACTTAGGTGATATAGTATTTTCGTAAAAGGTTTCTTCCATGGTTCCTAGATCAACCATATCAAAGCCCTTAGTGTTACCCGAATCAGATCTTGTTAATTCGTAAGGAGTTCCTACTAATCTTAACTTTCCTTTAGTTTGTCTATAATGAATATGTCCTGAATAAACTGCATCATAGTTTTTATAAGAAATAGTATCTGTTCCATGGTGGTTTTTAACTTTAGAATTTAAAGAAACTCCTGAAACTTCAGAATGGCAAAATACAATATCTGAATTTGGAAATTGTGCAAGTGTTTCTGCTTCATGTGTGGAATCTCTTCTCCATGGCATTAAGAGAACTTTCTTTCCTCCCCATTTAAATTCCCTAGGTTCCTTATATACTGCAACGTTAGGAATCCACTTTAAAGAATCTATTGAACTTACATCATTGGATTTTTTAGCCCATATATCATGGTTACCGCATATAACATGAACTGGCAAAATTTCACCTAATCTTTCAAAAAGATCTACTGCATAGTGCAGAACTCTTAAGTTTATACTTTGTCTATTATCGAATGCGTCTCCAACCTGAACTAAAATGTCGCCTTCTTTGACATCTCTTTTTAGTGTTGGAATAAATTGGTTTTCGTAAAAATCTTTCTGTGTCTGTAACCATTCCAGAGAATTAGAACGAACTCCAAGGTGCATATCTCCGAGAATCCAGATTCTATTTACTGGTTTCTCTAATACCTTTGGCTCTATCATTTTTAGAAAAGTTTATTTATGTTCTTTCTTTTTAAGACGTTTGTTTTCTTGTCAAGTTCTTGAATAAGGGCTTCCTTATATTTGTTACTTAGTGAAGAATAAAATTTAGTTGGATTGATATTAAAGTAATCGCATAGTTCTGAAAATAAATCTATTATAGAAAACTTTGTGCTTAGTTCGTCATACATAAACCCATACACTTCATTTATGTCTAATTTTCTTAATTTAGTTATCTGCTGAAATTCATCTACCTCATTAAACTTCTTAAATCTTGAAGCCTCTATTAATTCATGAATCTTATTTCTGATTTGTTCACTTTCTATTTTATCTTCTTCGTCTCTGTTATCCGTGTATTGTGGATTAAGGTTAAATGAAATAGTTCCATTTAGTTCAAAGTCTCCGCCGTCTTCGAAAGTGTTGTCAAATATTTTATCTCTTTTTGTTCTCATAATTATAAGCTGTGTATGTTAGAATTAGTAACTTCATCGGTCTCTGTAAGTCTCATGTAATTATAGTTAATTCCTAATTTACATTTAGATCCTCTACCTTCACCGTCTCGTATTTTCAATATTTTAAGCCAGTATTCATAACTAGCTCTCATCATATCGTCTTGTATAATACCAAGCATAATATCTGCAGTATGTGATAGACCTGCTGATTCTGCAACATCTGTCATTGTGATATCGCTTGAATTATAACCGTTTCTTGTAATCTGTGTTGCTGTTACAATTAGCCATCCGTTTCTTACACCCATTGCTCTAAGATCTTCTGCAATCTGCTTGATCTTAAGATATGTGTTTTCAGAATTAGGATTTCTAAAATTAGAAAGAATATTAATATAGTCAATAACTACTGCACCTAGTTTTATTTTTCTTTCTTCTTCAATTTGCTTTAAGTATGCTTCAATATCTGGAACAGTCGCCTGTGATGTTGGAAATTGTTTTACAAATAATTGACCAGGGGGAGTAAAGCCGTCTCCTACTGTTTCTAATTTTCTTTTGATCAAATCAGAATTTTTAGATTTTTCTTCGTAGTCTGAAATATTTATGCTTAGTAAATTAGAACCGATTCTTTTCATAAATTTAATAGCTGACATTTCTGCAGTGATTACCGCAGTGTTTGTTCCCATCTTTACAAAATTAGCGGCATCGTTAGCAAGGTAAATTGATTTACCGATATTCTGTTCACCTACATAAACAACTAAAGAACCATCTTTATCATAACCACCATTTAAGGCTCGATCTAAAAAGTTATATCCTGTAGATACTTTAACGGCATCTTCGAAAGAGTGATCCTCTGGTTTAAAGAAGTCTAATCCTAGGTCAGAGTTAAATACGATAGAGTTTCTATCATTAATTAAAGTTTTAACCTTAGAGATGATCGAGTCTGCATTATCCGGTGTTACTTCAGTTGTTTTAATATACTCGATAGTATCTATAAGAGTATTATCAAAGTTACGCCATTTAATCCATGCTTCGGCTGTAGAAGTTAACCATTCTTCGTCATATTGGTCAAGGTCTACATTATATACAATATCTATAATAGACTCTTCAACCTTTCCTGAAATCTTATCATTCTTAATAAGCAGTTTCATTTGCTCGTTAGAAGGAGTTTCATGAAACTTATCATAGAACTTAGTAGCAAGGAAGTGTATTAAGTCAATATCTTCTGAGGTGTAGAATCCTCGTTTAATATTTCCTAGATACTTGGGTTTCTGTAAAGATAATTTAAAGAATATTTTTTCAAAATCAGGTCCAAATTTCATATTATAGTTTTTATACTTGTTCTACCACTAAATCACCATTTGTTTTTGCAAAAGGTACATCTGACCATAAATTAATTGCAATTGCCTTTCTAGTTCCCTTAGTAACCGTATCGACTGCATGGACATCATCACCTGCTCTAAATATAATTAATCTATTAGGTCGGGTTTGAATTACATCAGGCGCTTTATCCTTTCCTGCAGTATGAACTATTAATTCTCCTCCTTCAAACTCAGGCTGTGGCGGATAATATACAGTGCCTATTACAGGTCTTACTATTTCTTCTCCGTTGGTTTTCTTGAACCAAGATTCATCTTTATCAAAATGAAATCCTAAATTGTCCTTATGTCCTAATGTAGGATTAGCAGACTGAATACCTGTCCAATATTCAAATCCTGCTATATCCCATACTTCAGATATTGGGCAATCATTTGCCCAAATAGCTGATATAAGCCTTTGTTTTACTGTAGGTTCATGGCCTGGTTCTTCGTTGAACCATCCTTTCCACCAGTAATAAACACCTGGATCTGCAAAAAATGTGTTATCATTTGCAATATCTCTGAGGAGTTTTTCATCTTTAATAAAGTTGTCTCTAATTGTTATCATAGGAATGGGTTAATTAATATTTTATAAGCTTCTTTACCTTCGTTCGAATTGGTTTGTTCTATTAGTCCCATACCAATTGCTTCATTTAATCCGGATTCTACATTTTCATTTTTCCCCTTTGCGAAATATTTATTGAGAGCATGTTTGGTGAAAGACGCCTTTTGTCTGTCAGGCTGTCTCACTGCTCTAGTTATAAATATATGCATAATGTCAAATGCATCGGGAAAAGATTCTAATTCTTCTTGTATTCCCAGAATATATTTAATTGGAAGCTTATCTTCGTTTATCTTGTTTATGTTCAACTTCATTATGCTTCACTATCTTCTAACATTTCTTCTACGTCAATTTCAGAAATTTCAGTGTTGTAATTAAACAAAGGTTGAATGTGCGATTCGATTTGCTCTAGTACGGTTTGTGTAAATACCATTTCAGAAAAGAAATCTTTATTCGCAACAGTATGATCTAGGTGTTTACATATCCATGTTCTTGCTGTTGCCTTTGGAATCTTTTCTCCTTTTACAATATTTCCTCTAGTAATTCCACAAATATCCCATGTAGCATATTGTTCTAATCCAACATAAGGATTCATACCTTCTGTAAAGTTTAAGTGAAACTTAATAGGATGTGGCTTTGCAAATCTATTTTTATCAGGTTTAGCCGTAACTATAATACCTACTTTTTCAGCTCCGTCCTTTAATTGAGCCTTGTTTAACATCAGTACAATTGATGCTGCATACTGTGGTCCTGTTCCACCACCTGCGATTTGCATTGGAATAAAGGATTGAGATTGGTATGTATGGTTTGTAAATAAGAAAGGTATTTTAAGATCTGCTAATGGAGTCATTATAATTCTAAAGATAGATTTTAAAACCTTAGATCTAGTCATATCTGATTTGTCAGAACCACTTGCTGCATCTGCTATTTCTTTCGCAGTCGCTAAGTTACCGGCTGAATCTAAAATAATCATTACTTTAGGAACTTCACCACCTGCTCTTTTAGCATCTTGCATTTTCTTAGTAATTGTAGTTACAGAAGTTCTAAAATCTTGAACTGTATTTGTAGGTTGGTAATTTACTTTGGAAGTATCAATTCCAAACTTTTCCATTTGTTCCTTATCAACGGCTGCTTCAGAATCATAATAAATTACACTATATCCTTTATCAATAGCTTCTCTAACTGTGTTTAACATTAAGAATGTTTTACCTGTTCCTGAAGGACCAGCGATAGATGATGATCTATTGTTTGGCCATCCTTTAAATAATGAACCTGATACACATGCGTTCAAATGATAATTTCCTGTGTGAATCCAATCTGTTACCTTTGAAAAGTTTGAAGTTTCCATGATAGATCCTAATGGATTTAAATCAGCTAATTGCTTATTTAAATCGTCGAATGTAAAGTCTTTATTTTTTGCCATTTTTAAATATGTTTTTTTCTTGTTTTCTTAGTGTTTCGAGTTCTTTAATAAGAACATCGGATTCCTTTTTCATAGAATCCATTTTTTCTTGAAGAGAAACTAGCCTATTATAGAGTGTTTTGTATTTTGCAACAAATACATTCTGTTCTTCCGTAAGATTATTTGGATCAAGCATTGTTTTTTCTTTCTTCTATTTCGTCAAAGATACTAATTTGTTTAGGATCATTTGAAATTGTTTTTTCTTTAAAAATTAAAGGCCAAATCATTTTTCTTACCTTATCTCCTAATTCATAATTATTAGGGGTTTGTTCAACCAATTCTATTATTTTACTTTTAAAATCCATTTTGTTTATTTTTAGAATAATGAAGATGAATATATTAGATTTCTGTTTAGTCTCTGAAGACCTACTGAAGATAATACTCTATTGATAGGATCTATTACAGATTTTTCAAATTGTGTTTCATAATCTACCTGTGGTGCAATTTCATAAGGATGGGCACCTGGTTGATATGCATACATTTCACATACATTATGTTTACAATGATATAATTTTAGCTTTTCGCCATTACCAATCATTTTATACTTGTTTTTATATTTTGGATTCTGATTCATTAAGAAGTTATAGAATCCTGCTGCCTTGACGTTCGGAGGACATTTTAAACCATATTGAAATTCTATCGTATCATCTACAATGTATTTTTCAATATTATTAGTTCTTTTATTGAAAGCTATTTCATCAACATTAGACATCTTAAACTCTTTCTTTGCCGTTTTCAAAAAAGAAACTAATCTACTTAACATCTCTGCAGTTGGCTTTTCAGATAAAATCAATTTAAGAGCTTCAGTCAAATGCTTTCTTGCTAATGTAGGAGTAGAAGATTGAATAGTATCAAATCCAATCGTCTTAATCTTCTTAAGAGAAGGGTATCTATCGTCTACTTCGAGCTTATCTTCCCATGCAATGTCTTGTAAATATTTCTTTTTAGCTAACCATATTCCTGAATATGCAATTGTTTCTAAATCGAAATATAAAAAGTTGTCTGTGTTCGTAACTTCGGCATACTTTGCCATACATTTCGTGATATAGTCTTTGATTCTGAACGTATATAATTCCATAATAAACTTATCAATTGGTAGTTTATTATCTCCTAGCCATTCAATAGATTCATACATTTCTTCAAACTGAACGTAACATGAATCTGTATCAATATAAACCACGGAAGGTCTTACTAATTTATTCTTAATAGAAATATTGAAATGTTCATGGACCACAGTATCTTTAGGCCAAAACTCTTGAAAATATTTATTAAGAATCTTTTCAGAATATAGAATTGCATTCTGTCCTTGTAGTGTAATAGATTCTGCAATGTCTATATTAAAAAAGTGAAACCACTTATTACCAAATGCACCATAGATCGAGTTAAGAGTTACTTTAACGGCCTGTTCGTATGCAGTAAACTTGGCGGACATTGTTTGATAGTGATCCGCCAAGGTTTGCATTTCATCCCGTGTAAGGTCGTCTTCGGGCTTGTTAATTAGTGTGTTTATATCCATAAATTACTCTGCTGTTTGGCAAGTTGCAATCGTTAGCAAAGTTTCTGAATCATTAGATCTAAGAACTACTCTATTGTCTAATACATGGGCAGTGTAATCTTCTTTATCTAAAAGGTTAAGATATTTTTTGAATAATGTAACGTTAGTTCCTGATTCACCGTCATAATCTGGTGTTACTAACATGTTGTAGGTTTTTCCTAAAAGCTTTACACCATTTCCGTTTGCATTTATTGAGAACGTTTCTTCTTTATCTAAAGAGAATAGGTTTCTTACCTTTGCAAGTGAAGTGTAATCTAAATCGAATTTAAAAGTAGAAGCTTCGGTGTTAAAGATACCTTGAATCTGTGCATCAGTTAGATCTTTATAACCTAAAGATGGCTCTGAACATGCAAGTGTAATTTCTAATTCATCATTAAATATTTTGAATGTAGTTGCAACACAATCTTCTTCGTTTTCAACGAATTCGATTTCAGCTGAAATAGCATCATAGTCAAATTGTTTGAATGCATCTGTTATTTTAGAAGCGTCAAAGAATGCAATCTTTAATTCTTTGTCTGTAGAGATTTCACCATCTTCGATTTGAAAAACTTGAGAAATCGGCATTCTGTGATGCTTAACAGCATCTCTTTGTGGTAAATAAGCGGATGCCTGTACGACACCATCTTTTAATTTAAAATAGACAAAAGAATCAATTACTTTAAGTCTATTAACGAAGCCGATGAAGTTGTTTGAATCGACCTTACTGATTGAAATTTTCATGAATGTATAATTTTTATTTGTTTATTATTCTACACAAAAATCACAAATAGTTTCAGTAAAAAAAGTGAGGCCAGGAAGTAGCGAACTCCTGGCCTCGATCCGAGAACTATCTCGGTCCTAAGAAGTGGACTTAACCACAACTAATCTTATCCATCACATGCTAAACAATCTTCCATTGCTCGCTGTGCGATGTCTCCTCTTAATACAGATTCTGTTCTCATATAATAAAGAGTTTTTATTCCCTGCTTATAAGCTTCTAAATGAACTTGATTAATATATTTAGGTTCAGCCTGTGTAGGAAAAGCTAAATTTAATGAAACTGCTTGATCAATATATTGTTGTCTTACACCAGCTTGTTTAACTAATTCCATTTGATTAATTTCTTTAAAGGTTCTAAATACATCTTTAACAGAAATATAAAGATCCTTTTCGTGATCTGTTAATTTGTCATAAGTGGCTTGCTTAATCGGGGCATCACTACTTCCTTCCTTTACCCAATATTCTCCTAATACATCAACGCCTTGAACTGAACCACCGTCTTCTAGTATTTTGTCCCATACTGTTTTCTTATTTTGCTTGATCTTAGTTAACATATTTTCAAGTGCAGGGTTCTTTCTAATAAAAGTTCCTTTTGCAGTTTGTTCAGTAAATACATTTGCTGCCCATGGTTCAATGCCTGGTGAAACATTTCCTGCTAATTTAGAATTAGAAACAGTAGGAGCAATTGCTCTTAAGTGTGTGTTTCTCATTCCAGTTCCTACACACCAAAGAGGTTCTCCAAATTCTGTAGCTAAATCTCTACTTGCTCTTTCACTTTCTACTTTGATTTGAGAAAATATCTTTCTAGTTTCAAATTGAGCTGTCAAAGAATCGAATGGAATATTTCTATCTTGTAAATAAGTATGCCATCCGAGAACTCCTAAACCTAATGCTCTACCCTTTTCAGCGGATCTTACTGCATTTTCAAAGCCTCTCATATATTTCGCTCTATGAATAAACTCCTGAAGAACTCCATCTAAAAAGTAAGTTGCAGTATAGATTAAATCAGTATCTTTCCATTCTTCATATCTTTTAAGATTCACAGAAGATAAACAACATACAAATGAATGATTTTCATCGGTGTGTAAAGTAATCTCAGAACAGATGTTAGTCATATAAACCTTTAAACCATTTTGCTTATACGCATCCGGATTCATTCTATTGATATTACCCTTAAACATTATATAAGGTTCTCCTGTTGCTCTTCTTTTTCTAATCACAGCGGCCCATCTTTTACGAGCTTCTTTATCTCCAGCCTCGATCTTTTGCATAAACCCGTCAGATACTACGATACATTGATGTACGTTTAAACATTGTCTATTTACATCACCCTTAGGTTCTCTAACCTCTAACCATTCCCAAAAATCATCATGTTCTATATCTATATTGACTGACGCTGCACCTCTTCTTACTGAACCTTGATTAGTTGCTAAAATAGTAGAATCATAAATTTTTATAAATGGAACTACTCCGTCTGAAGTTCCGTTTCCTGTAATGGTTGCTCCTGCCGGTCTTATCTGATTTACTCCGATACCAACACCGCCTCCATGTTTAGCAAGTAACATTAATTCTAAATTCTTTGAACCTATATCGTGAATTGAATCTGCTACATCTATACCGAAACATGAAATTGGAAGACCTCTTTCTGAACCCGTGTTTGAAAAAACTGGAGTTGCAAGATTTAACCATCCTTTCCACATATAATCAAAGAATTTACTTGCTAATTCTGGCTTTCTTAATCTTTGTGCAACTGTTGTCGATACTCTCCAGTATGCATCCTTTGGAGTTTCTCCTTCTAGTAAATATCCCTTAGAAACAGTTTTTACATAAACTTCAGTATTAGCCCATACTGGGAAGTCTACTCCTAATTTCCATCCTTCAGATTCTCCGAAGTTTCTTTCTTTTCCCTTTTCATTGTATTCGGGGTTTGGTGCGTCGTTGTAATTTCTTATCATCATATATTTTATATTAGAATTATTGATTTGTTATGAAAACAAATCGTCTTCATCCCAGTTTTCATCTTCGCCTGCTTTAGAATAATCAGTAGGTCTTACTGCAAAGAAATCCGTATGTGTATGTCCACCTGTTAAGTGATAGAACCAATCTAATTCTGAAGCACTTTCTTCATTGTATTCAAAGATAGATTGATATCCTATTTCTGCTAATTTTTCATTAGCTCTTTTCTTAATAAATTCTTTAAGATCTTCTTTCTTAAGATTTTCTAAATCTCCCATTTCAAACATCTTATCAATAAACTTCATTTCCATTTCAACCATTAACTTAGCTGCTTCTTCTACTTGAGATTGAACTGAATCTCTAAGATCAGTATATTCTTCGCACATGTGGTTAAATAATTGACAACCCATTTTTGAATGAAGAGATTCATCCCTAACTGACCACTTCATTTGTTGTCCGATTCCCTTAAGTTTATTTCTCATTTGAAAAGAATAAAGAACGGCGAATGAAGAGTATAATGCAACTCCTTCTCCAAATGCACTGAATATTGCTAAAGATCTAGCAACATCCTTCCTAGCTGTTGGATTTTTCAAAAGGTCTTCATGAGTATATTCTGCTTCTGTATTCATTAAATAATCGAATCTTTCTGCTGTTGTTGGTTCATGTAAGAATGCTTCAAAATCTTCAAGGCCTAATGTTTCATTTAAATAAGAGTAAGCGGTTGCATGAATAGTTTCTTGAGAACCAAACAACATTGCCATGTGTTTGATTTCCCATTTAGGAAACCAATCAGTAACCATCCCTGTCCAATAATCTGAAACTGCACATTCAGTTTGTGCAAACCCCAAAAGAATATTTCCAACTAAATTCTTTTCAGAATCTGTAAGTGTTTCATTCCAATCCTTGACATCGCCTTGCATTGAAATTTCGGTATGTAACCAAAACGCCTGTGCTTGTTTTAACCATCCTTCAGTATAATATACTGGATATTCAAACGGTTTGTATTCTATTCTTTCTTTAAATATTGATGGTTTCATAAATTATGTTTTCTTAAATTTTTTAACTAGTTCCTAAAGTCTACAAAAGACCAACTGGTAACAGATTGGTCTCGTTAGTAGTCTATATATTCATGTAGAATAATGGACTGCCTCTCGAGACAAAAAGATTATCTTAATCTTTTTTTAAGTCTGTCGGCTTTAGTGAAATATTCGTATGAGGTTTGTTTATAATCTTTACGCTGATCATATAAATCTCCTAGAATTTTCTTTAACATTGAAGTCTCTTGTTTATAGACTACTCCGTTTTCACAAACGATTACTTCTTTATCCTTTCTTCGCTCAGCGACTTCATGCTTTGCTACCTTTTCAACAAAGGCGTCAGGTGAAATATTAAATTGTCTCATTATAGAAGGATATAGTGATGCAAAGTCAAATGCACTTACACCTGCATAATATCCAGTAATGGGTTCTTTTACATAAGCACCGGCATATTGTGCATTCTTTTCACTGTCTTCCTTCTTTTCAGATCCAATTCGTTTACCTTCTTCTGATAATTTTCGTGCAATCAGAGATTCTGTAACTGCCACTGGCGATGCTGCTTTATATAGAGGCATCTTTGTGATGTTTGCCAAGGTTAAAAGAACTTCCATCGATTTCAACTTTTGATCTATATAATAAACCAATACGGAATCGACTACATTGTAGTAAATGTATTTTACAAAATCATCCCTATATAAATCCTGTAGAGATCCTGTAAATTTAATCTTGTTAACATTAAGAACTTGACCTGAGACATAATCAAGTGCATTAGATTCTTTTACCTTTACACTTCTATCATACTTATCATATAATTGCATGTAATCTAAGATTCCAATATGTAAGGGTCTGCTGTCATTTCTATCCAAAGATTGTGTCATAGAAACTTCAGCAATATCAATTTGTAATCTTTTACATCTGTTTACAATATATTGCCAATCATAATTAATAAAGTTCCAGCCTGTCATCATTGGAAACTTAGGTAGGAACTTCATTAAGAACGTATAGACCATGTCATATTCTGACTCGAATTTCTGATATTTGAATTCCCAATCCTGATCAAAGTCTTTGAAATACTTATTAGTATCGTCTTCAATTTTTTGGATGCTTTTAGAATCCATATCTTCCAATCCTAATACAATAGCTTTATGTTCTGGTGTAATTATGGAAAATGATAGGATTCTACTTTTAGCTTCTTCAGCTTTTGGAAAGCCATCTACGATTTCAGTTTCAATATCGACGAAGTATGTTTTAGGCATATTGTATGCAAAGATTTCTTCTTTATCCTTTGCGGGTAATGAATCTAAGAAATAAGTTAAAGAAAACTTATTATATCTTCTTGCACTTCCTAGTTTGACTGATCTGCCATCCCAGTTTTTATGATCTAGACTTCTGCCTTTATCATTATCATTACATACATACCAGTTCTGATACTGTGAAATTGGATATTGTTTAAATGCTACTTTACCTTCGGTGTCGTAGTAAGAGATGATAACATCCCTGTCTCTCTGTTCAATATCTAATATCATTAATAGTTATTTTTCTGACGGTTAACATTCTCTTCTGCTTTTGCGAAGTAGTAGTTGTATGCTGTTTTAGCATCTAGCCCAATTGAAGCGGCGTAATTAATAAAGAAGTGTAGAATGTCTACCCATTCCATATACAATTCTTTTTTGTCGCCTTCGGACATGTCAGAAATTTTTAACTTATCATACTTAGTGAAGTCTTTTTTCCAGTATTTCCATACTGCATTACCACTTCCGTCTTTAATACCGCCTAGAGCATCTGTCATTTCATGAATTTCGTCAACTACTGCATGTGTGTTACAGTGCCAGAAATCCATAATTTCTCGGATTGTCATATTATCAAAGTTAAAACCATAAGTCTGCTCTTGCATCTTCTTTTGGTTTTCCATGATATCTGCTAAGTGTGTTGTTGATTGGTCGTAAAAATCTTTTACTTCTAGATCTTTACATTCGTTGTCAATGTTTGCCATTTTTTCGCTACTTTTTAATGTTACTTATTATTCTACTTAAAATAATGAATCTGTTTTTAATTCTACTGGTTTTTCTACTGATCTTTTATTAACATTGTTAATAGCTTCAAAGAGATCATTGTTAACAACTTCTGGCGCGTTGTGTAATTTAGCTAATCTTAAAGAGTTTTTTCTAAACTCTTCTCTTCTTTCGTTATTGTTTGCTAATTCTAAAATCTGTGGAATAGAAGCTGCAATATCTTCTTTGTCTACGAAGATTGCAAAATCTTCAAGTTCTATGAAAGGAACTCCTTCTGTTCTGTGAATAACGTGAGTTCCCCAGTGTTTGTCAAATAGTGGTATAGTTCCCGCTGCAATAACCTCACACATTGCATATTCAATCATTGAACCATAGAGTCTTTCTGGTAAGTTAAAGAATTCTGCACCGAACATTGATTTTCCAAGTTCTGCCATTCCTTCTGCTAAATTATAAGGCCCATACATATACATTCTGTCTTCGACTTGTGGATATGTAACAGGGTTTTTGATTTCATGAACTTCAAAGATATCTTCTCTTAGAGTTTTTCTATCTTCTTGTAAAAACATAGGAAGAGCTCCAATAGATCTTTCAACTCCTCTACATTCTGTTACGAAATTATTACCTTTCAATAGTTCCATAATATCGAACATTCTAAAAGGATCTTTAAATCCAGCAAATCTTCCAAAGTATGTAGTTCTTCTTTCTTGTTCTTCAACTGGAACCACAATATTAGACCATGCATCATAGTCATAAGGATTAAGATTCATTTCGATTAATGGAGTATCAGGTGCATGTTCTCTTAATTTATTTGCAAAATTAGATCTTGCAGAATAGTTGAACATAGCGTCCATTGATTTCATGATTTCCCAATACTTATAATTCTTTGCTAAGTTTGCAGTGTTATGATCTAAGCAGTTTCCTATTTTAATAGGATTTTCTAAACCATAAATACAGTGCTCAATAAAATCTTCGTTGAATTCATCTCCTACTGATTTATGCGGATACGATGTGTAATATACTACATCACTTTTTTCAAGTTCTTTAGCGATATTAGGAATATCCTTTCTTTTAAATTCAGTGCAAACAATATCTGTAGTTTTATGGCGAGGCCATTTCTTTTCTACCGCTGCATAAATCGTGGCATCATGGCCTTCTTTTATAAGCCAATTATAAAATTCGATTGTGTGTCTTGTGAGTCCACAACCTTCAACTCCTTTTGCTAATACTAATGCTATTTTCATATTTGTGATCCGTGTTTTATGTTAAATCCTCCATGTTTTCTGTATGATTGGTCTTCTTCTCCTATTTGTATTTCTCCTTCATATCCTTTTTCAGATGAATCAGAATATACGTCCATTTCGGAATAGACTAAATCTCCTAATGCGTTATGTGTTTCTTCGTCATTTACCCCGATATCAGTTCCTACTAATTCGTCCATTCCTTCCAGCTCCCAATAGTTTTCTGCTAAGTATTGAACGAATTCTTCTTCGGTTGCTCCTTTATAATTAGGGAATTTTTCAGTGTCTAATGTTACGATAGGAGTTGCTTCGGCAATATATCGATACTCGGTTCTTCTTACCTGTACTTTCATTTATTTTCCGTTTTCGTAATTATCTAAACCTTGAATGTATGCTACTGCATCTAAGAGATTATCTCTTTTATGATTGTAACTTTCTCTTGAAAACTTAAGAGCAACTAATGCTTTAAACATATCAGCGCCACTTACATCATGGCCTGTCATACCTTTAAATATTAGGGCAGCTCTGTCCATGCCTTCTGAAAAAGGACCGTAATTACGATCCGCTTCTTCACTCCTGTTGTTTACAATTTCGTTTGCTTCTTCTAAGATACTTTTCATAAGAATGTGTTTAATTATTATACTCTATATATGCGTTTTGTTTACGGCTAATTTTTCTAATTTTGATTCTACTAGAATTATTAGATCTTCAATTCCTTCGTTATACGCGAATTGTGTTTCGTGGTCCATGTTTGCATACTTAATTTCATCTGCTGCATTGGTTAGTAGATTAACCAATACCTTTACGTCTTCTTTGCTCATCTTTGTTTTATTTTAGTAAGTTTTCTATTCCTAATTCTTCGGCGAAAGCAACTGTGATATCCTTTAGCAGCTTTACATTTTCTTCTGAGAAATCAGTGTTATCAAATTTAAATGAAATTGTTTTATCATTTGCACCTGTGCTTTCTTTTACGAATTCAAAACCTGGAACTTTAGATTTTATACTATCAATTATCTTTCCTGTTTCATCTATGATTCTAGTAAGTCCATGATCTTTAACTAAATATCCTGATATTTTAATTCCAAGGTCATGGTTCTTTTGATTAATAACCCATTCTATACCCAATCTAGAACCAGTATAAGCCTTTCCAATATAAAGGTATCTACTGCGGTGTGGTAATTCTTTTCTATTTTTGAATCCCATTTCAGATGAAGCGACTTTCATCCATTTTAAACCAAGCTCTTCAAGCGAAGCGAGTTTAACTGAAACCTTTTCCTTCTTTTCTTCTATTCCATATACATCTGCAAAATAACCTTGATCATTGAACCTTAGATGTATAGCATAAGAATCTTCCATCTTAGAAAATTCATTAAGATAGGGTGCATCGAATTCTTTAAACGCAATTGCAAATGAATATACTTGTTCGTAATCCTGTTTAAGTCTATTGGATTTAAGATAGAACTGTTCATGGTGATCATTGTCCCATTTACCCTTTTGAGATTGACTCATCACTTCAAAATAATACATCTGTCCTTCGTCTTCAAACGTAAGATCAGCTCTTTTGGTTGCCATTCCAATTGTGATAGGTGTTTCTAATTTTCTGTCTATATCTTCAATGCTGGATAAACCACATGCTTCGATTACAGTGTTCATTTCTTCTTTGCCAAAAAAGGCTTCTACGAATTGAGTTTCTCTATTACATTCATAGGCTGAAAATACATCTGTTAATGTGTGGTCGTTGGTTTTAATTCCTTTCGAATATCTTTTCATTTATTGCTTTGTTTATTAATTACTATACTAATATAACAAAAAAACCCGAGATAAAAAAATCTCGGGCTGCTTTTTTTCAAAAAAAGTGCAATGTTTTACAAATCTTCTGGAAAATACTTGTCAAGTGCTTCTAACTTATCATCAGCGTCAACTAACATTGATAAAGCTTCTTCTGCATTTTTATAGAAATCACCAGTTGAGTGATCTCCAATACCAGATCCTTTATTTCCTAAAAGATCTAAAGATAAAAGTGCTTTTGATTTTTCAGCTAAGGCACTAGCTCTTAGCATTTCGATTAATTTCTTATTCATAATTGAGTTTCTAGTAGTTTAAATGTTTCTTCTTTTAAAAATTCTTCAAAGGATAAAGGGATCATTTCTCCTAAAATAGCATTTACCTTTGAGCTATTAAGTGCGTATCTTCTATCATGTCCTAGACGGTCTGCTACAAATTCAAATTCAGGAGTTTTGCCCATGATGTTTCCTATCATTTCAATAACTTCTAAATTAGTGTATCTTTCCTCTGAACCAATATTAAATACTTCGTTAATTCGGTCTGACATCATTAAGTTATAAATAACTAAAGTGTTGTCTGTTACGTCCATCCATTCTCTAACTTGCTTTCCATCTCCATAAACAGGAATTTTCTTTCCTTCTTTAATAGAGCGCATGATAGTTGGGATAAATTTTTCTTTATGTTGATGAGCACCATAATTGTTACATGTTCTGGTAATAATATATGGAAGATCAAATGTTCTGTTAGCTGAAAGGACTAGCATGTCTGATGATGCTTTAGTCGCCGAATAATAAGAAGAAGCTACTAGCGGAAATTCTTCATCCGCTACTACGTCCTTACTAATGTCGTCCATGTCGCCGTAAACTTCATCTGTAGAAATATGAATAAATTTTCTAAGATTAGGGTTTTGTCTAGCACACTCTAAAAGATTGAACGTTCCTTCAACGTTTGTTCTAACGAAAGGTCTTCCGTCTTTAATAGAATTATCTACATGACTCTCAGCTGCGAAGTGAACAAGGAAATCATATTCTCCTAGATCTTCTACTGTTACTTCGCAAATATCTTTCTGAATTAATGTTACTTTAGTTTTAATGTTATTTGGATTTGCAGCATAAGTCATTTTATCAACTACTACAATTTCTGCTGTTGGGTTTTTTCTACCAATCGTGTTTACAAATTCAGATCCTATAAATCCAAATCCACCAGTTACTATTATTCTCATTTGTTATTAATTATTTTAGCCGCTTCATCAGCTGTTAATGACTTTACGTTTTCTTCTATAATAGAAGGATTCTGTAAGATGGTTTGCTTAGTTATTAAATCTTTAATTCTTGTCGTAGACCAATTATGTGATCTAGTTGTATAAATAACCTCAATTGGCATGTGATCTCCTGTGAATCTTTTACCAATGTAATCATCTCCTAAAATTCTAACATCTGGTTTATAAAATTCCATTAAGTTAATAAGATCTTCTTCTGTTTGATATGTAACTACTTCGTCTACGTATTTAATAGCCATTAAAGTTTTATATCTTTCGTATAATGGAATTACTGGCTTGTATTTAGTAAATCTAGTTTCCGAAGGATCTCTTTGCAGAAATACCATAAAGTAATCACAGTGTTCTTTTGCTGTTTCGAATGTGTAAATATATCCAGGGTGAAGAAGATCGAAGTTCCCTGCTGTAAATCCTATTTTACCTTTATTTTGATCCATTTATTTTATTTTCTTGTAACTTAATTCTGAGCCACAACTGGTGAATAATTATTTCAATAGATTTTTCATCATCTTCTTCAAGTGCAGTGATGATAGTAAAGTTATCAACTAATTTTCTAGCTCCATCTAGATGGGAAAGACTAGAACATGAATCAATCACAGTTTCGATTTTCTCTATCGCTTGAATTGACCATGTGTTAAAGTTTTCGGGTCTGAAGATAATGTTATCCATATTGTATTATACTTAAAAAAACTAAATTGTTTATATTTTATATTTAGATCTATACCACTTGATAAGAATACTTGCAGTGCTGTAGTTGGTAGCCAAGGGGATGTCATGGACATCGCAAAGTCTCATTAGCATTGATATATCTACATCATGTGGATGTTTATCTAGAGGGTCTCTCATGAATATTACGCCTGTGATTTCTCCTCTAACTACCATTGCCGCTATTTCAGCATCTCCACCTAGAGGACCACTTTGAACAGTAGAAACTCTATCAATTCCAGCATGCTCTACCTTTTTCCCCGTAGTTCCTGTGGTAACTATGTCTACTGCATCACTGTTAAAGAAATCTAATCTCTTAGATACAAATGCTACCATGTCTGCTTTTTTGTTATCGTGCGCAATTAATGCGAATCTCATCTTGTCCATACTCTATTAATAAAAAATGCTCTGTAGTTATACAGAGCATTCTTAAATTGTTTAAATATTTTAAAGATTACCAGCTAGCAGCCCATACAAATTCAAAGTTATGTTTCTTACAAAACTTTTCAATCATATCTGAAACCTTAGCTTGAGCAGCTTCGTACTTAGCGTAATCTCTTCCATCTATAATATTATAAGCGCTTTCTCCATATTCATCAGGATGTCTTAATTCTCTTGGCTCGTCAGTCTTATAATAAACTTTCTTTTCAGCCGTTCTAATATAAGGCATTCTTAATTCTATTCTTCTATGTGCTTTTCTTCCGCTTGCCTTTGCGATGTCATATTGCTTTTCGATTCTTGGCTTTAATCTAGTCCATTCGGCTAATATTTTATCATTAGCTTTAAAACCTGCTAGGATAGTTTTCATGTCAAATTCTACTCCGTTTACTCTTTTGTAATCTTTGAAAACTCCAACTACATCATCCATAAATTTATCAAAGCTAGAAATAGATTGATAAGAACCATGTACAGTTCCCATACCCCAATCATCTTCTACCTTTCCAGTTGATACTTTTTTGGTTCCATTGAATAATTTTGCAAATGAATAATTAGGTTTACGCGTTGAGTTGTTAGACTGAAACTTAAATACTTCATGTTTCCATGATTTTCCTCGAAGCTCAATGCTCAAACATAAGTTACCTCCATAATTCCATTCTGATCTATAAACTCTACATTTGAATTGAATTTTTGGAAATTCCTTTTTTAAACGTTCAGCCATTTGTAAACCATTACCGAAGTTAGATTCTCTTTTGTATGCTTCTTTACATTCTTTAGATTTTCTAGCAATAGCTAAAACCTTACTTATTGTATAGTATGTTTCTGAATCGAATATTTCATCATCTGTTTCTTTATCTAAAATAACATCTTCATTAATAGATTTTAAATGAGTCAGTTTAGTGGATGTTGATTCTGCAAATGCTTCAATATCCCATTGGATTCTTTGCATTGGATCATCACCTCTAAAGTTTTTCTCAACCCAATCAATAAGACCTGGTTCGAATTGGGCGTTTTGTGCCATATCATAGGCATTCTTCCAACCGTCGTTTGATGCAACGTCTTCTAACCATTGGTCATATTTCCTTTGAGTCCATCTTACTTTCTTAACAGCTTTCTTATGAGGACCAGCTCCTAATGTTGACTTTACAGTATTATAATGGTCTGGACCAGCAAATACGCCTTCTGCCCATTCTTGATCTCTTTTATTACCGTCCCAATATTTAATTTCTTTTCTGAATCTTCTTAGTGAATAATTACCACCTTCAATTTGTTTACGCTTTGTTACTTCTCCTTGTCTGTAACCTATTTCAATCTTCTTTTCTTCGGCAGTTTTAGGATCCATTTCAAAATGTAAAGATTTTACTAAATCTGCAATACCGTCAAACTTACCTTCATTAACCGATTCTAAAATAATAGAATTTAGCTTTACTTCTTTATTAAATCTAGCGCTGCGTACATCGTCAGTTACTTCTAACTTAACACCATACATTGCAGTTAATTTTACCTTTACTTTTTTACCATTATGTTCTGCTTCAAATTCTTTAAATGCATTTGCCTGTCGGCCATAATCCGTAATTTCATAGTTTCCATCTTCTGTATCAAATATAGTACCGATGCTAATTTTATTAAGAACTCTTGCACCCATCATAGATATTTTAGAAGAAGATATTGTTTTACCTTCATCAAGTGATCCGAAAGATTCAAATGATATAATGTTTTTCATTTCGCGTTGTTTCTTTTTATTTCTCTTCTTCTTATACTCTTCTTCGGCATCTCCTTTTCCGGCTGGAATATCCCCTGATCCAACTGATGTTTCAGATGGTAAAGAGACTTCTCCCATTCCGGCCATATCGCCAAGTGATAAGTTTTCGTTTTCGTTTAATTCCATATCTTAATATTCAAATGGTGGAGTTCCATAATCATCTTGTTCGATGCCATACCATACTCCTGATACTTGTAAATACCACCATCCATATTTAGTGTCGTCTACTACTTTAAATTTCTTAGGTAATTTAACAGATTTTTTTGGAGCTCTAGCAATATACTTTAAAACTGGAACACCATCGTCCCATGTTTTTTTAGTAGATCTTGCTTGAACTGATTGTCCATCTGAAAACGCATCAAATGCTTTTGCATCTTCTATTTCATCTGCTAATAAATCGATAGCTGATTCATTAATGTATTGTTCAAATAATTTTACTTTTTTCATTTTACCAAACTATGTTTTTATTATCCCATTTAGCCATTCTTTGCTTAAGCTCTAGTGCTTTACGCTTAGCATCTCTCATATACCAAGAACTTGATGAACCGAATTTTTCTTCTTCAGTTTTCATATTAACGTATGCTGAAACATATCCTTGATAATCTGACAATATATTTGCAATATAATTGGTTAAATCTCTAGGTCTAATTTCTCTTCCTTTAGGGTCTTTTCCTATTGTTAATTCGTTATAGTTTCCTAATTCTTTTTTAGCTAAACCAGCCATTAAGAATTGGTGTGCATCTTCGATAATTTCTTTAACTTTCTTGTCTATTTTATCTGGGTTATCAGCTTTCTTCGCAAGAATATCGTTATACCTTGTTAAGTTATCCTCTTTGATTTTCTTAGGGTTTGTAAGTGCAGTAGCTCCAGATTTTGCCTCTGCTCTTGCAGATGTCTTATCATCGGTAGATAAAGAAGCTCTTAATGTGTCTAAATTAATAATGTAACATTCGTCAGACATTTCCGCAATTCTTTTAATGTTACCTAATCCCGTTCCACTATATTGGTTGTGTGATTTGTTAACACCGACAGTATCTTTAGATCCAGGGTATTTACCCATGTTCTTAAGTCTTCTTGTGTTTTTCTTACCACCTATTGTGTCGCTGTTTCTATTCCATATTGAATCGTTCTGAAACATTTCATTTTTTCCATTAGAAACAGCTAATAAACAATTTCCAGGAATCATTTCAACATATCTTCCGGAAGAAGGAGCATATTCATTTTCTTTTTCATTTCTAGAAATCCAAAATACAATTACGTTTCCGAATGTTTTTGCTTTCTTATAAACTTCAACTGGGTTGCTATTAGAAATTATCATATCATCGGTAACTTTATCTAGTGCTACTTTAGCAAGACCGTATATACCTTTAATTAATTCCTTACCACCTTTTTTGATGTCTATTAATCCTCTTAACTTGGAAGAAGCTAGAGCTTCATTAAGTTCTAAAGATTCAGTTGCTCTGTATTTTGCAAATTTACCCTTTTTAATTGTTTTAACTAATTCAGCTTCGCTATCGTCCATGTGACCATATACATCATTATGTGTTGCTGCGTTTACTATTTCACCAGCATCACCAATAAAATAAGTTCCTCCTGCATATTCGTCTCCATCCATATCTAGATCAAAACCACCGGAATCTAATGAATTTTTAGAAATTGTGAATTCTTTTCCGTCTGCTTTTGAAAGAGCAGCTGCTAATTTTTTTGCTATTTTAGCAGTATCTTTCTGCTTCATAACCTTTGCTTCATTGATAAAATTATCGAAGTTAGTATATAGTTTCATTTTATATTGTTTTGTTTATAATAGTATATATCTTTTAATGTAAGGAATCATGTGCTAATTCATTAGCTAAGTCTGGATTATCATCTGTGAAATCTGATAATTCTTCGTCAGTCATTTCTTTTCCATTAGAATATTCACCATAACTAAAGAATGCATCTGTGAAATCTGGATAATCTTTCATATCAACATCTTCCATTTCTAATGAACTAATATCTACTTTCTTTCCTTTAAATTTAATATAATTAGCTTCGTTAATAAAAGATTCTAATGTTAAACTAACAACTGGTTTAATTCCAGTTAATATTCTTTTTCCAAATTTAGAAAGACCAATTCCATTTTCACTTACTGTAAAGTATTTAGAATTTCTTCTCATCCATCTTTTATTATCGATTGATTTTTCTTTTAGAATATTATTGAATTCTTCTTCTGTTAATACACCATCCGCTAATGCCTCGATCATTGCGTTTCTGACTTTAGCAGTTCTACCTGAAGTTTGTGCAGGATGATTATCGGTATATCTTCTTTTTATTTGAATTTTAGATTCTCTAAGACCCGGTTTCATTACGTTTAATTCCCACCACTGTTCTAATTGGTGATAAATATTTGCACCCATGTTTGAAATCATGAAGTCAATTACATCATCATAATTGTCTTTTTCATCTTGATAAAAACCAGGAGTATCGATATATTCTTTACCCATTATCTTTCTAACTGCTCTTTCTGGCATAGCATCGATTTCTTTTAAAAATTCTTCGAAATCTTCATCGTTTTTAAAACCCTTAGCTTCAATAACCATTGATTCCATTAGGCCAATAGCAATCTCTCCAACTTCTCTATCGCCGCCGTCAACATATCTTTTGTTAAGTATTGCAAATTTAAAACCATCTGCTTTTATCGTATACATTGGCATCATACTATCACTATAGTCGTATTTGTATTTACCTGCTTTTAATTCTTTACCGATTGCAAAGAAATCTTTAGCTTTACCTACTAAATCTGCAAGATTATCTAAGTGGTCACCGGCGTCGTCCTTTTCATTAACTAATGATTCATAAACTCCTTTTTCAATGTTCTTGATTAAGAGTTTAGCACCCTTCTTGTCAAGTTCATTTTGAATAAAGTCCATCATTTCGTTGGGATCTTCAGCATCTATACCAAATTCAGATGCTAAGTTTTGATATGCATCAAATTCCATATTAGAAATAGTGTCTTCTAAGTCTGCATACACATCTTCATTAACTGCTGATTCTACCATTACTAGCCCTATATCCTTATATGCTATTTCATGCTCTCCACCGTCTTGATCTAGTGCAAATACTGATTTATCATGCCACATTGCAGCATTGTCATCGTTATTAGAATCAGGATTATAAATGATATATTCTTTTCCGTTTCCGGTTTGAATCATTGCATCATCTGCATCTCCTAATTTTTTTAATAATGACTTTTTAGTATACCTTTCTTCAACAGCTTCACCTGACGTATATTCAAAATCATTATATAGTGCCTTTAACCATTCTAAAAACTCTGGAGTTTTCTTCATTACTTTCTTATGTCCGTATTCTTTAAAGAATTCTTTCTGAAAAGTATCAAATGATTTGTGATTACCTATCATTTGGTGAATGTCAGACATAACACCCTCACTGATAACTAATTTTACATCTTTGTTTTTACCAGCTACTGCATCATCTAGTTCATTTGTAAGAGCTTTCTTTTTTGCTGTTAAATCTATTAGCTGCTGTCTAGTTGCTGCTTTCTCATCACTTCCATCTTCCGCAGCGATGTATATCTTTACAATATCTTTCATCTTATTAACTGTTTCTCCAAATTCCTTTGAAATCTTGTTAATAGATCTAGCTTCTAATATATTAGATTCTTCAATGTATTCTCCTAATTCAGGATCGTCCCATCCATTAGGATCGGCTAATACTGATTGTAAATCTTCTCTTGAACCTGTCATTTCAACTTCTGGCCAATTGCCACCAGGGCCGTTCATTGTTAAAACTTTCATTTTAACATTATATTTCTTTAAAAGCTTTTTGAGTGTTTTTGATTTAGGATCTATTGCATCCATTACTACAGTAGCTTCATTTAAATTTTCGTCTAGCTTATCAAAGAATCCACCATGTTCACTTTGTAAATCTTCACCATACTTGTCGTCCCATATTTTAGCTAATTCATCTTTAGTAATTTTACCTTTATATTTTCCCATGATTTCAACATAGACACTACCATATTCATATTCAAAATCTTCACCATAAGAAAAATCCCATGCCTTTTCAACATCTTTAATTGTAAGCTTTTTGGCTTCAGTAACCTTTGATTCATACCATCCGTTTTCGTAATCGTCATCATCTTCATAATCATCATACTCAGGTTCTTGATACCATGATTGATTTGGATCAGATTCTGCTTCTTCAGTAAAGTCATGTCTTTTCCAATTAAATCTTGGATCTTCAACTAATGCAGGGAATAATGTCTTTTTCTTTTTATCTTTGGTCTTTATTTTACCGAATGCTAAATCAATACCAAGTTGTCTTAATTCTTTAAATGAACCTTTCATTGTTTTAACATCTTCTTCAGTATATCCATTCATTGTAGCAACAAGATCATAATAATCCATTCCACCAAATTCACCATATCCTTCATAATCCTTTTCCGTCCACTTGTTACCCATATTATCATACATAAATACTGTAATCATGTTCTGTCTTTCAGAACCTATTTGTGTGTTTGTATCGGATGTAAGCCATGAAAATTGACCTTCAACTATCATCTGTTCATGTAACAATTGAGCACCAGTCGTTACAATGTTTAAATAGCTTTCAGGAATTCCATTTACAAAGTTATGTAATTCTGGTTCGAAATCTGGCATACCACATGCATATCTTGGATATGTTGCTCCTTCTGTATTTACAAGAATACTCATTCCATAATACTCTCCAAGCTCACCTGATTCAGTGTTACAATATAATACAAATACCTGTGGCACTTGAACTTTAAAGTTAGATTGTAATGGATATTCGTTATGACATCCTAATTCTTTAGTAGTGTATACGTCTAAGGAATGTAATTCTTTATCATATTTAGTTAATTCTCTATATGGAATAGAAGCTCTTTGGTTAAATAGATCTCCCCAATAAGAAGGCTTTCTCAAGGAATATTTCCCAGAAACCTTTTTGTATACTTTATATAAATCAACGTTTTCGTTCATTGAATTTACAAAGCTTTCGAATGTTTTTTTAGTGCTCATTTTTATTTGTATTTGTTTATTTAAACTCGGTTAGGCTTTATTTTATATTTAAATTTACCTTGTGTAATAGAATATATTTGTAATTCGCTAGTTTTTCCAGGTAATTTCTTGTAATAGTGAAAAGCTACTATTTCATGATCTTTAGACTCTATAAAAAGGAATGGAGTAGGTATATCTCCTACTGCTGAAATTACATCGTCTTGTATTTCAGTAAATGTTCTAACGGAAGGCTCAGTCTCTATTATACTTTTAATTTTTTCTGCAGTTTTAGAGTCACTTAGCTTTCCTAATTCTACGTCATTAAATTTAATTACTAATGCGCCGTTATCTTTATCTCCAGGACCTATTTTAAAATCTCTTTCACTAGAAGAAAGGGCCTGAATATCTGTCTTAGTTAAATTTTGAATATGCTTAAATCTTTTTCCACCTACAGTTCCCCATTCATTTATCCAACCTCCACCGGCAGCCATATCTTTACCATCTCCGTCCGGGTTGATTTCTTCAATATTATATTTTACTGCGTCATATAATGCCGTTAACTTCGGTACATAAGTACTATTAATTCCCTGGTGTTTTGCACCTGTTCTCCAATTTTGTAACATGCCCTTTGACATTTGAGCTTCTTTTAACTCACATTTACCAAGGGGTGGTTTAATTGGTGACCACCTTTCATTATATAATTCTAAGTCAGTATCGGCCGCACCTCCACCTATTTTTATATTTTCTACAATATACGCTAGCATTATTTCTCCAGCACCAATTCCATTATCGTCTCTTCCAATATTAAACAATTCGTTTGCTTCGCTTTTATTTAACATTAAATATTGAAAAACTACTCCGAATGTATCGTCATCCATTTTAGAAAGCCATAACCTGCCATCAGGTTGTTGTTTAACATCCTGTGTTGAAGTAAACTTAACACCTTGCCATGGACACTTATTCTTTTTAAATGTTCTATTAATTGAATTAAATAAATTCTGTTGGGCAGATTTACTTCCGGTCGTTGCAACTCCAATATAGGATTCTATAATTAACGCTTCATTTTCAGCGTTGGTTTTTGCAGCACTATGTAGTGCTCTTTCAAAATCGTACCTATCCATTGTTTTCTAAAAATTGTTTAAATGTTAATAATGATTCAGCAACTTCATTTGATTCTGAAGTACCTACTGAATCTTCTAATTTTTTCTTAAGTTCGCCATACATTTTATGTAATGCTTTGGGTGTTGTTGACTTAAATAATCCTTCATCTCCGTCTAGCATTGCGTTTCTAACCTGAGTCGCTGAAATATTATTGTCTGTTCTTGGAATTTCAAATAATCCAAAATCACTCCTAACTCCAAGATCTTCTCTATAAGAATCTTTATTTACTTGGAATCCGTAAGTTTTCATTCTATCGCTTCCTGTTCCCCATAATACGGGTTCATAAGTTGGTCTCATTGCATTGAACATTGTATCAATACCTCCGGTTGGAATTACAAAGATTTCTTTTAAGAATGGATATTGTTTTTGAACCGCCTTAAACATATCTAATTGTGTCTTCTCATCATAAGGTCTTTTAAATGCATCTTCCTTTTTCTTATTCTTTGCTTTTACTAATAAAACAACCACAGGATATCCATTTTCTTTGTGTATAGTTTCTAATACTTTAGCATGTCCAAGTGTAAATGGTTGGAATCTACCAACAAACATATTTACTAATTCTCCTCCTTGTTCAGGATGATCTACTTTAAGTGCTTCATTTAAATTAACACTTGTCTTTACTTTATTATGTAATATGAAATTATTAAAGTCGTATATGGAATTTTCATCGGTATTCTCTACAAATACTTTCTTATCTATAGTTTCTACTATTTGATTTAAATGCTCTAACATTTCTGCATTTATGATATCGCTTTCCTTGCTTCTCTTTTTTCTAAAAGAACCTAAAGTTATTTTAAATAATTCTGCAAGTATTTCGTTTTCAACATAAGAAAGAGTGGTCTCGTTCTTAATGTATTTAGTATTTAGTTTAAAGGAATCTGAATCTGCAAAATCAGCTGATTCAAAGTTAACACCAATAAACTTAGCAGAGTGTTCTTTAACATACGTATTAAACATCACTGACATTAATTCAATATATCTCCAGTCTGCTGTTTCTTCATTTAGTTGAATGTCTTTCATTTCAAATGTAGAAATAAATTCAATAAGACCAGCAATAGTAATTTGATACATGTGGCTTGATCTCTTATTTTCACTAACAGTTCTTGTAAAATCTTCTAATTTAAAAGATCTAGATTTTTTCTCATCAATAAAAGAAACTATTAATCCGTCAATTTCTACTTCAAAGTCTTCATTTAACGTAGGAGAAACTGCATTTGGATTAAATGTCTTAATCATCTTTTGAGTGAAAGGTAATCTTGCATCTGTATTTGGATCATAATCAAATGCTTCAGAAAACTCCTTATCTGACATAGATAAAACACTTATTAATTCTTCTTTTTGCATTTGAGATAGCATACCATCAAACACAATGCTAGGTCCTTGAACCTCTAATATCTTTGCCCATTTATTTAATATAATTGGATCGCTAATTGTTTTTCTAATCTTACCTGACTCATTCATAGTTTGAATGTGCGTAAGTATTAAATTGTTTTTAGGTAGTTTAGTATATTTATATTCTGACACGTTTAATTCAGGTAAATATTCAAAACCAAATTTCCAATCATGTGGCATTTGTTCCTTTATACTAGGATCTAAACTTTGGATGTGCTTGACACCTGTTTCATATAAACCTACTATTGTTCTGTCTATCATGTTCATTCTAGAATCTCCAGATTTGTAATATTCAAATTTAGTCTGGTTTCTTCTAACGTGAAATGAAGCTCCTTGTATTTTTTCAGTTACTAGAACCCTGCTATTCAACATATCTTGAAATGCATTGATATTAGTTTCCTGAAATACTTGTCTTAGTTTTTTAAGTGCCATATTATATTATTTATCTTCCGTACTTTATGATTCCCATCAGCTGATTGATAGCAGCAAAAGTACCTGTTAGTTTCATAGTCTTTCCTTTATATACAAAAACTATTCCTTCAGTTGGTATGATAGATTCTACTCCTCCAATTCTATCTAATCTCTCTAGTTCTTTCATTACCTTTTCGATCTGAGTAACGCTTCCATCTTTTTTGATCTTTTCAGATTCTGATCTAATTTGATTATGTAGTCTTTGCATCTCTTTGTCTGGATTTGCAGCTACAAAATTAGAAGCATTCATAAGAATTATAGACCCTAGTTCTAAAAATAAATCTTCAAACGGTCTAATGTTTTCTTTATATTTCTTTTTAACATCTTCTTTGTCAAATTTCTTAACAGAAGCAGCTTCATCTTTTCCTATCTCCTTTGCAAGTGATCTCATATTTAAAGACTTTTTATCTCCATAAGCCCATCTTAATAATAAACCTTCCTTATAGTCTTGTTGTAAATCTGGGAAATTTGCATCTATTGTTTCTCTCCACCACATTTCATGATATCTAGAAACTTCGTCACCGTCTGTTAAGTTATAACGATCTCTTAATTTTTCAATCTGCTTTATAAATTTAGCTTGATTTTTATCAAAATTAATATCTTTACCTAGTTTTAAAATCTGAGGAGGAATTATTGTAAATGTCTTTTGAACATCGGCATCTACTTCCTTTAAAGCTTTGACTAATTCTCCTGCTATTTTTCTAGATCCTGTAATATTACCATTCCCATCAGTTTCTTGAATATCGTGAAATTGAAGAACATCTCTTTCGTAATAGATTACATTTGGGTTTTTAGAATAGATTAATTCTATATTTATAAAATCTTTACCGTCATTAAATATGGACTGATCTTTAATTTTTGGAAGAGCTTCATTTAGATCTTTAGCTGCAAACACGTATGTTTCTCGCACTAAAGGTACCTCATGCTTTTCAAACATTTCTATAATACCGTCTAAATCAACGGGACTAATTAATTGACCTTTATTTCTAGAAAACATCGTAACTCCGTTTTTTACGGTTGCTAATAGATTTTGACCGTCTGTTTTTTCAGTGGCTACCTCTTCAAAGTTTAATTCTCCTTGAAGACCGGACGTTACGATCTTTTTAAAATCTGCGAATGTTAAATCTTTTTCATCGAAAGGATGAGACATGTGACCAGCTGCACCGCCTTCTAAGATTAATTCTTCTTTAAGTGTATTGTATTTTTCAACGATATATTCGTCAAATGATAAAACTTTACTCTTATTTTCACTCATATAATGTGCAACATATTCCTCTCTGGTCATGCCTTGTGCATCTGCGTGATGTTGAATAAAATCTACAAAGTTGTTATTTAGTTCCATGTATATAGCTAATATAATTAAAAAACTTGACCCGGAAAAATCCAGGTCAGTTTATTTTTATTTTTTATTATAAATATCTATCGATAAATTCTTCTTTGCTACCAACAAATGATCTAGTCTTTGGGCCGAAAAGAACAATCTCAGCACCTTCTGATTTAAGCCAATCTGCAACTTTTTGAGCTTTTTTCTTATCAGCTGATAACCATACTGTGTCAAATTCAGGACCATGAGACCTTTGCATTACAATACCTCCTTTTTCATTTGTAAATTTAAACTTATCTCCAAGAGCAACACTTACTTTAATATTTTTATCAAAATTCTTTTTATGATTCTTAAAAGAATATGCTAAAGCACCTGAGTAACTTTTAGTGTCAGTTGTAAATTCATCTAAAGATGTAGTAGTACCTTCATAAATATTTGATTCAAATGCTGGAACTAATCCAGTTTCTCCGTAGATATCTGCCATCATCCATTTTTTAGAACCTTCATCCCATAAATAAACGAATTCTGCACCACCTTCGTAATTTGCATCTTTAATATATTTGTTAATATTCTTAACATTACCTTTCATCAGATTAACATCTCCGCCATAGAAATTAATTTTCTTAACGTCTTTATCTAAACCTGAATTATCTCCATTTTTAAGAACAAAATCTACATTTTTACCACTTTTAAAGGTTGATTTAATAATAGGCAACATGTTTTCAGGATATGAATCATAGTGAGTATATACTGAAGTAATATTTCCTTTCTTGTCTATTTTACCAAATTGACCTCTAGTTCCTTCATTAATTACATAATTGATTACTTCGTTAAATTTAGATTCTTTTAAAGAAATTTCTTCTTCAGTTAATTGAAACTTAACTGATTCTTCTACTGCGTTAAATCCTGCTAATAATTTTTCAGCAAGTTTAGATTCACCAATAGATTCTAAATATAGAGCAGTGCCTTCAGCAACTCCAATACCTGACCATCCGGCAGCATTTGAAATTCTAGAATAATACTCATCTAATATCTGTGATATTTTCTTTGCTCCTACTATAATAGCTTGTTTACCAAGAGTTAAAGGATTAACAGTAACACTTCCTAATCTTCCTTTGATAATTTTTTCAGTAGCTGTTCTTTCTCTATGGAAATTAGCATCAGTTAATGCTTCAGCGTAAATATATTTAATAGCTCCTAAGTGAGAAATTTTATCAGCTGTTAAGCTTCCTAGTTCTGCAAATATTTTATTGTATTGAGTTAATACTTTCTTTGCATCTCTTTTATATTTAATATCTAAGGCCTCATTCATTAATGATTCTCCTAATCCCCAGTAATTTGCGTGATCGTATTCAACTGGGAATATACCTAAATCACCTTCATCACCTTCTTCACTTTTAACAATTTTAGCAAGATAGTAATCTCCCTTTGCAGTATCTTCATATCCGTATGAATCTGCATCTGATCCCATTTCTTTTTTAAATTGCTTTGATATCTTTCTCCAATTATCGATAGCGATTATTTCAACTTCGCTTCCAATTGAATTTTCAGTAGTATCTCCTACTTTAAATTTAGCTTTTTCAGTAACTAAAGATTCTGAAAATTCTTCAATATGTTCCATATCGATTTCATCTTCTCCCTTTAATTCTTTTTGTACTTCTTTAGACTTTACTAATTTTGAAAGATCTTTCATAGTGATTTCTCCATCAATGAAGTCAGCTAGTATATAGTATTGATTAGAAGAATATCCTTCACTGTCTCTAAAATCACCAATTTCTTCAATTGCTGCTTTAGTAACGGTCTTAGCTTCAGTAACTAAAGATTCGCTTAATGAATTTCTTAGACCACAGTGTACGCATTCTACCGTTCCGTCCTTGTCAATTTGCTTATATAAATGTCCTTTTTTATTAGTACACTTTGGTTCGTCTGATTCAGTAACTTCTTCTGATGCAGTAACATCTTCTACCTCTACTTCTATTTCAGCTATTTCTTCTTCTGAAACATCTCCAAATATTTTTGAGATAATTGATTCTTTCTGATCTTCTTCTAAACCTTCGAAAGAAGTTAATCCTAATTCATCTAGAATAGCAGCTATTTTACCAACTGATTCTTGTCTTTTTAAATTGTTTTCTTCTCTAAGTTTACTAACAGATTCCTGTTTTCTAATCTCTGTAAACGATTTAAATGAAGAAATTTTATTAACTTGTGCCATTTTTTAATGTTTATTTAATTTAGTTTCGTTATTCTATATATCTCCGTCAAATTTGACTTTCTTAATACTATACTCAAATTTCTCTTGTTTATAAATTTTCTGCCTCGCCTTACTATGTTTATATAAATAGTTATCCCATTCGTCAGTTCTAATGTCATCCACAAAATCGACAATTAATACAGCTTCTTTAGACTCATGCTGCCTTAGACCTCTACCAATTGACTGCCTGATGATCACCTCGGACTTAAATGACTCTGTAAAGAATATATTGTGTATTTTCTTAATGGAAATTCCAGTAGAAAATGTACCATAACTCGCTACAATAACTACTTCATCTCCTGCTTCCATTTTCTTTTTATATTCTTCTCTAATATCTTTATCTGTTCCTCCATCTACATAAAAAACTCTTTTATCTGAGTTTTGGCGGAGCTGTTCGTATATTTTTTTACCATGTTCTATTCTATGAAACAGAACTAGAGAGTTCCTAGGGACCTTGCCAACAACATTACATATAAAATTAAGTCTACCAAAAGAATTAATAATATAATTTTGTTCCAGTTGAAAAACATCCTTCCTATCATACTTATTAAATGCTAATTCTTCAAATGCTTTTTTGGCGGAATCAGGTGCGTAATTCATTTCAATTACTTTTACTTTACATTTAGCGATGTGACCCTGACTCTGTAAAAATGCAGCCTTAACTTCGCTAATTACAGGACCCGTTTGACTCATTAGTGTTAACTTGTCTAAAGATCCATCTTTAGGAATTGTACCCGATAAACCATATTTATATTGTGCACTTGTACATTTTTGTAATATAGTCTTAATAGAATTAGATTTCGCTTTATGAGTTTCATCTACAATAACAGCATCGAACTGTTGAAAATATTCTTTAGGCTTTTTAACTAAGGACTGATATGTACCTATCACTACATTCCTGTCTGACTTTATTTTCTGGCCGGCATATATCTGTTGTATCTTTAGTTTTATTCTATTCTTATTATTGTATTCGTGGAAATCTTCATGGGCCTGAACAACTAGAGAAACATTAGGAACTATAAATAATATCTTTTCGGCCTTTTCTTTTTCTAACATATACGCCACTGTTAAAAAACTAATAAGTGTTTTCCCAGCGGAAGTTGCTAATTCAGCTAAACATCTCCTAAACTTTAGGATATTAAATGCTGTTTCTATTTGATAATCCCTTGGAACAAATTTACTACCCTCAAAAAATTCTAAAGCCCATGCTTCAAATGATTCTGCACCTATGTTTCTATCAAATAGTCTTTGAATTCCATTAAGTTTAAGATCAAACTTATATTCCTTGCAAATGAGCATAACGTATCTCCAAAGACCGGCGGGAATCCACTTATCGTCTTTGATGTATGAAACATATCCGTCCCATATTCCTTTCTTGACTAAAGGATTAAATCTCCAACTATCAATTCTTTTAGTTAAAGATATTTTAATCTGCTCTAGTTCAAGTTCCTCTGCTTCATCAATTCGTAAGAATTGATTATCATCTGTTAGAGTTAAAATCAATTTTCATTTAACTTTTTTTACAGTCTCGAAATATCAAGGCGATTCTTTATTGCAAAGCCCATATTGTCGAGAGTTTTTACTGAGCCTTCAATAAAGGCCTTTTGGCTTTCAAGTAAATCCAAAATCTGTTTATCATCTGAAAGATCTGCGTCGATAAAACGTTCTCTTTGTTTATCCGTTATCTTATAATCAAACTTATAATATTCAATCCATTTCTGTTTATATAACTTGTCTACTGTTCCCTTCTGTGTTCTAATTTTACCAGCGATAGTTGCTAAATTTTCAACTAATATTTGCCTATAACTTAATGTATATGCACTAACATCTTCTAGGTTAATACCTTCTTTTAAGTTTGCAGTAAGTTCTTTAATCTTTAAAGTCCATTCTGATCTTTGGTTTGCTAAATATTCGTCTAATTGTACAATCTTAGATTTGTTAGTTGATTGTTCTGTCATGTGGTGTTTTTTAGAATAATGAGTTATTATTAGTATTCTTCTTAATATAAACTTGACTCTTAAATTTCTTTTTGTATTTAGGAGTTATTTTAATTTCTTTTTCAGCGTGTGATAAATCGGCTGCTGCAAACCCAATAATCATTTTTAGATTTTTGTGTCTTTTTCCATCTTCTTCGAATTGATCTAATTCGTCATTTACCATTTGTACGTAATCGTCTATCATAAGTAATAAGCATCTAGTCGTGAATTACTAAAATACTTATCCATTGTGGATAAACATTTATTTTTTGTTTTCCAAGCAGCGATAACTAGATCGTTTAGATCTTTAATCTTGCTAGGATATTTATCCATCTTTGATTCAGACATAAATTTGTCCCATGTAAATACTTCTTTACCTCTTTTTAATTTTTGCATCATCTTTGATTTTCCTGCTTCGTCATTATCAAACATATATCGTATTGTTGGAATTTCATCTAACTCTTCGGTTGATCTGGTTACAGACGCCAATGCTATAGAGTTAGGCATAAATAAGGCATCTAAAGGTCCTTCGAATACCGTACAGGGCATTTGGAAGTTTGCAGTCATGATACCAAACAAAGTTGATAACTTCTTAGAGGATATAAGCTGTTCATCCTGGAGAGGTATTTCTTTATTCATTTCCTGATATATCTTTTCTATATCGTATGTTAGATATCTTGTGTTTTTACTTTTCCTTAAAGATCTACTTTGAAATCCTATAACCTTACCTTCAGGTGCTAAGTTTAAAACTAAGATTCTTTTATCTCTGGGAGAATACAAGAAGTGATTAAGCTTCTTATGTAAAAACCTGTTCTTTAAATAGAAAAAAGCAGGATCTCCTGGTTCTATCTCTACTAGTTTAAAAACTTCTTTAAGTTCCTTTCTCGTAGGTGATAAATCATATAAGGTTTTAAATACACCATGTTGTAGAGTGTCTACTTCATTAACAGATACTTTGTGTTCTTTAATGTATTCTATAATTGTAATAGAATCTTGAGTATCTTTGAATTTTAGGTGATGATCTTTTAAAAAACCATATAGATCTGAGTGTTGTCCACAATTAAAGCAGTGGAATTGTAACGTTGCCCAATATAGATTACCTCTTTTCTTATGAGTTTCACCATGCGAGTCACCACAATAAGGGCATGCCAGGTTTAAACGACCTGGCATTTCCTTAATCATGTGTTTGTTAGGGTCAGTATGTTCTTTTACACAAACTTGTTTAACTAAACTTCTGACCTTCTGCTTTAAATCTTCTGTGATTTTTTTAGATTCCGATTTCATCTAAGAAAGAATCTAGATCATCGCTATCTGCTGATGCAGTTGAAGATTTTGTTTCTGCTGCCGTTGGAGTCGCTGTCATTGTGTCAGGGAATTCAAAGTTAGCATCATTTCCTGTTACCGGAGCTGCTTCTTTTACTGCTGCTTTTTTAGCAGCTGGCTTCGGTGTAGAAATTACAGAATCCATTGAAGAACCAGGGTTAAGATATTGTCTTAAAATACCATTGACAAAGTCAAGAGTTTCAGCATCCCATTTCTTATATCCATAAGGATCTAAAGATGGCGCTGTATCTAATTCACCTTTAATAGATGTCATAGCTTCTTGGTTTCTTTCAGCTGGTTTTCCATCAATTGCAATAGCTGATCTAGTTGCAGAGAATTTAGACTTATCATAGTTATTATATTCACCTTGGCGAGTAATAATAAGTTCAAAGTTCTTTCCTTCGAATAAATCATAAATCTGAGTTGGTTCACCAAATGCAGGTTTAGTTTCTTCTTCGATCTTCTCTTTAATTTTGTAACCGAATTTAAATACTTTATAAGTACCTTCTAATTCAGGGTTCTGAGGATCTTTCACTACTTTGATAAGTGAGTAATACTGTTCTCTACGCTTAAGCTTGTCGCTCATCTTACGGTCTACTGCTGAATCACTCTTACGAAGTTTGAAGAATGCATCTGCAATTGGACACTTATCTCCTACCGTTGAAGGTGAATCAATAAGTCTTCCATCGCCGTTAGCGTCAGTTAGCCAGTGTACATACTTTTTAACTAATGAATTTCTTGGGTTTGTTGGGTTTGGAACAAAACGAATAAGTGCTTTGTAAGTTCCGTCTTTACCATCATCTGCGGATGGTTTGTAGATCTCATTTGTAGAGCTTGAGCTCTTTGTTTCATGAGTTTCAACGTCTGATACGCTGAGGTTAAAAATGTCAAAATCTGCCATGTCTTTAATTGCTTTAATTTACGTTAATGTCTTTAATCTTTAAAAAACTTTCAATAGTTATACATGCAATTCCTAAAAGGTTTCACAATAATAACTATTCTATATATCCGTATTGCAGGGGGCAGGGGGAAGAATTATAACTCTGAATAGGTTGATCCAGATTCGTCAATCCACTTTGAAGAAGAGTTTGGAAGACGAGCTAAACCAGCCTTTCTTAACATATCTATCATTTCATTTTCTGTTATTCTATGTTGAGTTACCATATCACTTAAAATCTCTTTAAGCTTTAATAGGTGTGCCGGTATTATTTCTCTATCTGTTTGCATATTTTATATATCTTTTTATTTTATGAAACTTTATGGGGAAAAGACAGTATAACTTAAGACTTTAAGCCTCAGTGGTAAATCTATTCCTCAGTGGCCGACATCTTTGCTCTAACGAAGTGAGTTAAAAAGTAAGCGTCAACTAAATCGTCAAAGGGTTTTGGTATTTTTTTAGAAGGTCCAATTTCTTTCACACAAAAATCTAAAAGAGGATGTTCTGCTAAAATTTGATCTCCTAATACATTACTTAAAAAGGCATCCCATAATTGAGACTTATTCATGTTTCCTTTTCCAGCGTGTTTCTTAATTGTAGTGGGAGCAATGGTTTGAATATCTAAGATTTCAAGTTGACTTAGCATTCTTTCTTTAAGTATCGCAGCTCCTGCAGCCATATCTATAATATTATTAGTTCCCATTTTAGAACCGAAAGAAGTTCCTTCAAAAGAAATAATATATTGCTTCTTTGTTTTTGTAATATCCGTTATTAAATTAATAATGTCATCTGCGGTTTTAGCGTATCTCTTTATCTTTGCTAATTCAACGCTTGAATAATCTTCACCATGTTTTCCCCAGTCAGGTTGATTAATAAGAGTAACTCCCTTTAAATGAGATATGTCTTCTTGCCAAGCTCTTTCTTTCTTGGTTCCTTGACCTTCTTTAATATAAGATATGAAATGATATTCGTTAGTTTCTTCTTGGTATATAAAAATACCTGGAGAATTTAATGAAAAGTCTACTGATACGTAATTCAAATTAGAATGATTTTCCGATAGCCGCACCTAATCCAGCGCCAACTAATCTTGAGGTTAATAAATCGTAAAAAATACCTTTCTGAATTCCTAGAACTTTAGCAACTGTTTTACCAATTGTTTTACCTAGAGCAAATCCTGTAAGGCCACCAAATATAGAACCTAAGAAACCTTCATTTGTTAATTCCTCATTAAATCTTTCAAAATCAAACGTTCCATCTTCATTTGCATACTGTCTAGTAAATTCTTCTAAAGCAGCATCTACTTTTTGCTCTAATTCATCAGTCCATTCTGACTGCAGAGATTCTTCTAAAAGGGTAATTTCCTCTTTAGTTATATTCTCTTCGCTTAAGTATTCAAAAAATGTTTTCATTATATTGGTCTATATTGTTATGGATTATATATCTCGTTTATTTACCGTCTATCTCTGAGATAATATTAAACTTATTATAATAGAAGTTAAGTGTAAATGTAGAAAAATCAGCAACATTACTTGACATGTTTAACTCTAATTCAGAAATAGAATTAAGAATAGGCTTTTCAAAAACTGCACTCATTAAATGTATACCTTCTGCATCCATTATTTGAAGTTTTAGATCGTTAATAAAAGGGTCTCTAACTTGTTTTGAATAATAATATAATAAAGTATCTTGCATTATCCAATAATTAATATACCCGTCTAATAGCTGTAACTCTATAGAGAATTGTCTTTCAACTGTATTTTGAATAGGAATAGACCCTCTATGGTATGTGATAGTTCCGTCGTTAGGCGATTGCTGTATTGGATCAAAATTAATTCCAGGTAAACTTAAACCCTGTATTGAATAATTGACAAAATCAATAGGTTCTTCTATTATGTTGCCTGGCATTTTACCCAAATAAGATCTATATTTGTCAGCTACTTCCTTCGGAATAAATGTCCTAGGAAATTTAAAGTTAAATAAGTTATTTCTACTATTTAATATCATTATACTATTTCTACTTTTCCATGATACAATAAGGACTCTGTTTCTCCATTCTTTATATTAATATAGAATTTGTCTTCGAACTTATTTGCATCTGTTTTATCAAATCTTACAGCTGTGCCTTTAGGTATTTTAAAGAATACTTCTCCTAATCCTAAATCTATATTAGGAAATGAAGGATCATGTACTATTCTCTGTTCTATAGATCCGCTTTTAATAATTAAAATTATATTTTCAGCGCTTACTAATGAAACCGCTTTTTTATCGTCACCATCGGGCTGAGCAATATTAAATTTCACGAAGTTATCAGATACTTTAGATAATTTAATGCTAGCTTTACCTTCTTCAAAAAACTTAATGTTATCTAATTCTTCAGATTCTGTTAAATCTGTTGTAACGTTTGTAGCAGATGCTAATATACCATAAGTATCTAACGCAACTGGAACATATTTAGTTTCTCCAACGCTCGGTCTAATTGAATTAACAAATTGATTTAATTCTCTATTTACTGTAGTGTTAGGTAGTTTATTATAGATAATAGTAGGATCTACGTTTCTTAGATTAATCTTTTCCATACGAGTACCGTATTTCTTAGGATTATATGATGTCATAGTAGCAACCTTAATAATCTGTGTATTATCGGTTTCATTATACATTCTCATAGTATGTCTAATATAAAATGAACTTGCAATATCAGAATTAAATATGATAGGTCTAAATGGTATCGGAGCTTCATAATTTGCGGTTTGAGTAAATGTCATAGAAGATGTGTCTAAGAAATCTAAACCTATTTGTTCACTAACTTCTATGTCATGGAATATTATGATATCATCACTTGATGTTTGTATTCTTCCATTTATATAGTTTTCAAAACCTTGCCTAGATCCGTCCTTGGTCCCATATATTTGAAAATAATCCATATCTTCTACTTCCTCGACGTTTGCTGCAATATCTACATATTCGTCTTCCATTGCGACTGTAACATCAATAGTGTCTTCTACATTGATGTATTCTACATCTCCTTCTTCAGTTAAAGTGTTTATTAATTTTAAACTTATTTCATAGTTAGTAGAATCTAATATTGCATCTTCGTTTTCTCCAAAGAATGCATCGTGAAAATCTTTATTCTTAGTTGAAACATCAAAATAAATTAAAGAAGGTACTTTAATTTGTATGTATTTAGAATATGAAGTATCTCCTAATACAAATGAATTAGGATTACTAATTTCAAAATTAGAATGATTTAAATACACAATAGATGTGAAATAATTATAGACTCCTGATTCTCTTTTTGCTTTTACCTGAAACATAAAACCTTCTTTACCTCTAGCTGCAAATGAAAATCCTGTCTTTAAGTGTAATCTTATAGTGTCATACCATACATCACTTACTATACTATCATCTACGTTTGCAAGAGAAGAGTCTGTTCCATTCCATGATGAACTATCTAAATATGCTAAATCATTTTTTAGTAAAGCCCATTTGCCATCATATTCTGAAGGAACTCCATAATATCTTCCAACTTCACCTGTTGCAGTTTTAATACTATTTCCAGTTTCTTGTTCTGGTTCTGCAAATAAAGGATTAGCTCTATTTCCTACGTTTATTTCTCCACCTCTAGCACTATCTCCAGCCATATTTTCATATGAATATTCAAATCTTCCATTAGTTCCTGGAGTATATATGTATGTGTTACCAATTAATTGGGTAGTTGAACCATCTATTGTGAATCCAGCTATATTGTCTATCGTAGAATCAGATAGGTTAAATTTATAAGTTTTGCCGTTTTTAAGAACTAATTGCCTAGACGCAAAATCATTAATAAAAACATAACCATCTTGTATCTTTACACTGAAGTTAACAACATCTGCTCCTAATTCATGAATTAAGAATCTAGAGGCTGAATCGTTAGATGCCTCTGTGTTTAAAAATTTAAATTGACTTCCGTTGTCGTCGTTTTCTATCTTAGCATCATCTACATAATCAACATTTTGATCATGATACATGAACTCCATTAGAATGTCGTCATCTAGTCTTAAGAATTTGGATGATTGTGCCATTGTTTATTTATTATTTTAAAATCTAAGAAATTTAGGGGACCAGTATACTCCTATACCAATTGATGGACCAGTACTTATAACTTGATTGTTATTCAAGTTAAGTCCATATTGAAATCCAACACCAATAGACCACCCTGCTTTTTTCTCATATTTATTATTTAATCTATCGTTAACTAAGTTTATATTTTCTATATTAGTGAACGTTACTCCTTTATATGGAGTTGTAATTTTAAGTCTGTCAAATCCTTCTTCATTAATGATGGCAGCACTTAAACCTATTCCCTGTATAATATCAAATCTAGAAGAGAATAAATTATAATTAGTGCTATCCTTTAAAAGAGATATACTTCCTTGAAATCTTCTCCAGTTATATTTATCAAACTCCCACTTATCGTTTACGTCAACTGTTATCGTATCTATATTATTTATAGAATCCGTATCAACGGTTACAACTCCATTTGCGTTTATTATAGAATCTTTTACGTTTAAAGTTGTTGAAAGTAAACTATTAACATTCTCTAATTCGTTATTAATATTTAATTGATTAGCATATTTAGAAACTAGTTTCTTATTACTTTCAGTTAGGGTGTTTACATCATACTCAAAGGATCTTATACTAGAAACTAATTCTTTATTTTTATTCTTTTCAATTATAATAGTATCTTGCGTGGCTTTATAGTTATTAAGGTTTCTATCAGATACCTTCTGAACTTGTATAATTTCTCTTTTTAAGTTTTGGTTAGAGTTACATTGTTGTAAAAGACAAAACAACAAAATCGCAAGTCCTCCGAAAAGAATTACGTTTTTGTAAAGTTTATATGTGTTTATTATATTCATATCTTTATTTTAATCACATCTCAGCATTCCTCCTAGGGAAACCGATGCACCGGAACTTGGAGTTGTTATTATTACACTACCGATCGCTGCACAGAATGTTTGTGAAGGTCCATTTACCAGGATCGTATCAAACTGTATAACACCGTTACAATCTTCATAAGAGTAAAGTGATGAGGAATTAGTCCCGGCTGTCACCACATGTGACTCACATAGACTAGGGCATGTAGCTGTTGTTAAAGAACCAGTATACGTAATTTGCGTAGAATTACCCGCTGAATGCTGTATTACAAGATCGTTAGTGGTATATCCCATGCCTAATTGCGAACATGCTGTCACTGATTGGATATCAATTGTTCCTATTCCAGTATTAATGTTAGGTGGATTTACGGTTGCAGTATACCTAGTTCCATTTCCAGTGTTTTGGGAAGTACCTGAAATTACAATAGGAGTTTGAGTAGCATCGTTTGTTATATACTGTACCTGGTCGCTACCGTTTCCCGCTCCAAAGGAATAATCATCCAAATTAAAGGTAGACCCTCCTTGTATTTGAAGTGCTGAAGTAGGTGGATTATAGTTCTGTACGCACACTGATGGATCGTATCCCATTCCAGCCGGCTGTCTATTCCATGCTGAAGAACTGTAATCCGGACTTCCACCGCCATTATATATACCGTTGTCAGTGTCAGGATCTAAATAATCTTCGGTTCCATCTTGTATCTTATCACTCCACCATGCAGTTCTAAATTTAATAGTAGAACCAGGATTATTATCTAAATAAGAATATATGTCGTTTGAAACTGAAGGTGATACTAGGATTTTAAATTCAACCCTCTGATATCTTCTAAATTCAGTATCATTCTGTCCAGTATACCAATAATCCCAATCTTCTCCAGATAATACACCTGTCCCTGGGTTTTCCCATCCTCCGCTATACATCTTTTCTATGGTACCACCGGGACCGCTTATTGTCGGACCAACTTGTGTACCTATTGTTGCAGCCGTATTCCAGTGATTAGTACCCTCTGTATAGTTATATGGCATTGAATATTGTGGAAAGTCAGTTGTCGGGTCTATTGTTAAACTATCATAGAGGTCTTCTATTATACCTTTGTTCCATCTTGTAATTATAGGAACTTGAACCATCGCAACAGTTTGACCTATATCATTATAAATGTCTAAAAAGACCTCTGCTGGCCATGTCCATCTTCCCTGTTGATCATATAATTCTCCGCTTGTTAATGCGTTTGCTGTGGTAGAATTAGCCTGCTCATAAAGTGAAGGCCATACGGGCTCAAATTGACCAGGGCTTCCCGATATTGGACGTACTATTGCGCCGTCTGATGTATTAGTAGCCCAATCGCCATATCCTCCTCTACCTCCTGTTAGTGTTAAACTAAATCTGTTGTTCGGCGGAGGAGCAGAATTAGAAGGACTGTTTGATTGATTCATAGGACTATAGTGCCAACTCTCTTCTTCAGGATCTTCTACTTTAGGCAATCTATAAAAATAACGAGGAGTACCATACCAGCTATTTCCTCCTTTTTCCCATGAGCTTCCAGTTGCAACTATATGTGCAGATGGATCTGTTATATTTAAAGCCACCGGATCTATTCCCATACTGGACTGTCCGGGAGAAACTGTATAAAAGTTGTTTTGATAACTAAAAATCTGACCTTCGTAATATGAACTAGTTGAACTTGGATTAAATTCTCCTACGTAATTCCATGCAGATGTAGTAGATGTATTTCCATTCCATCTTTCTGACCAGTCAGTAAACCATGAATAAGATTCTGCTTCTCTTTCAGTATTGCAATTAGGTGGTGATTCTGGAGAAGGATTTGATGACCATGAGGTATCTTTACCTCTAGCTGTTAATCTTAAGTCAAATATATTAACTTGGCCGTATTCGAGTTGAACATCTGACGTACTTCCTGCTGACCATGTTCCTGTTGTAGTATTTTTAATTTCTCTACCTGCTGATTGAAGTGGCTGTCCAACGATAATCGAATTACCTTGATATCCATTAGCATCTACTAAATTTATTTCTCTCCATCTATCTGCTCCTGCTTCATCTGGTGAATTAGGAAATACTGCATCGTTATATGTTGTGCTATTGTTATCTAATAATTTAGAATACATGGCAGGGAATGTAAGAGGAGCAGGGCCTGTAACATTATAATATAAATCAGATGCTCCTAAATATATTAATTGAGGAGTTTTAACAACCGCATACTCAGTTGTTGCATAATTAGAATTAGTTGAAGTCTCACTTACCCATGCCTCTGTAGAATCAACAGTTATATCATATTCAATTGAATTCGCGTCTTGAGAGAAAGTAAATAGACCTCCTCCTATAAAATTAGGTCTTGATGCACCACTTAGTGATGTTATTTGGCCTACGTTTGTTGTAAAATTAAATGAAAAGGAATTTAAATTAGGAACAGTGTAGTTTATATTACTATTTTTCCAAGTTTGACCATTACATAAATACCATCCCTCATATTGCGTACCTGCAACTCCTCTTCCAACTACAATATCTATCGTACTTGGATCACTATTTAAATTTATTGTTTGATTCTGTGTAAAGTTACTAACATCAATATATGTGTCATAATGAAAAGATATTATTGTTCCTATGGGAACACTTGCACCTATTTCAGATGCTTCCTTAAAACCTATCGTTCCAGTATTGTCTAATGCCACCGCAATCTTATCTACATCTGGGTTAGTGTTAGTTGTTCCACCTACGTAAGAGTTATTAATTTTAAAAATACTACCTGTAAATATTGCATCGTTAGTAGAAAGAAATGATCCTGTAAATTTTACACCGTTAATAGCGTCCATTGACATCATCTCATTATCATTGACATCGTTGATTATGTACGTATCTGCATTCCATCTATATTCTCCTGCCGCTACACTAGATGCAAATTTAAATTCTAGAACAGACTGTTCGCCAATTGAACTTAAAGCAGGATAATTAGTCAATGCTATGTCTAAATACTTATCTGTTCCTTTTTCAGATATTAATCTAATGTTAGAATCATGATAATTTGAATTCTTATTAATTAATAAAACGCTATTTAGATACCCCGATATTAAATTTAAATCATTATACTCATCATCATTACTTGCATAACCTAATAATACGTTAGTTGGAGGGAAATTCACCTGTGTTGCTGGACCTGCCAGCTCATGTTCAGGTACTATAGTTTTAATATTAAGAGCTCCATTGTACCATATTGCTCCGTCTTTCCATTTTGAATTATTAGAAGCGTCAGCAGGTCCTTGAAAACCCTGAGGACCGTCAATACCCTGAGGACCATCGTCACCAGTTGCACCCTGAAATCCCGTTTCACCAATAGAACCAGTGGCTCCCATTGGTCCACCGCCATTAGCAACTAACTGATCAAAGTTATAATTAACTTTATCCAGTTTTTCCTGTTGTGTATCAGATTGTAGAATCTGCTTTAAATTAATAGGTATTGGCATTACTTAAATCTTTATTTATTTAGTATATATCTTTAATTTCTAGAACTAATTATTACTGGACCTTTTCCTCTAGCTCTTCAACATTATGGCATAAAATACCGTCTGCAATATAAACATCTTCATTTTCAACATCAATAGAATATGTGTTAACCGTTTTGTGAATAGTTTCATTAGAGTTAACTCTTGTCCATTTTTCATTAACATATATCATGTCGGTCGTATCAATATAAAGAGCCTGTTTAAAGAATATTTCTCCATCTGGTCTTTTTATTAATATAGGGTGTTCGTTTGTTATTTTAGTTAATCCGTTATTAATATCTTGATAGTTCTTATAAGTTCCTTTTATTATTCTGACTATTTTAGCAGATGACTTAGGAGCCCTGAATTCCATCGCATTAGTTTTAAAATTTCTCCATTCACCACTATCGCTTAATCCTTTTATATCAAACGAATCTAATACATCTCCTACTTTTAAGTTTTCAACTAATTTAGTAGTTCCATTTGCCATACTAATTACAGTACCTTCAACGTGACATGGATCAATGGAAATTCCTATAGTAGTATCGCTAGCGAGTTCATTCAATGTACCACTATAATCAAAATCTAAGTCCAATATTTCACTAGGCTCTTCTATTGGCGTCATGATACTTAGTGATACATAATTGTCACCTGGGTTGAAACTTACACTAGCCCAATTCATGCTGTTGCTAGGATCCTCTATAGTAAAATTAGAAGAACTAAGCTGGGATGGAGATATGCCACTAAGCGTAAAATAAACATTTCCATTACCTCCTCCACCGAAATAATTAAGTGTATTATTGGTATTTCCGTCATCCCAGTCAAATATAACACCGGATGGACTTCCTCCCGAGCATTCTGTCGGATTAGTGGCAGTTGCTTGACTATTTGAATCAATAGCTTTATAATGTTCACCTGTATATCCTGATGTACCAGAGTCTCCAGTCCAGTCGGCTATTTTTATCGAGATGTTTGTTCCTGGAATAAAGGTATCTGATTTTAATAATGTAAGTGGATATTTTCCAAGATTAGCGATTGAACTATAAAGAACTGTGTTAGAACTCTGGTCTTGTCTTACGTATATTTGGTTTGACAACCATGACGAAACTCTACCTTCATTCTCGGCATTTGAATTAGATGCACCTAAATTCGTTACGCGCCATGATCCAGGGTTTTCTCCTAATTCAAACATATCAGAAGAATAAAATATATCATTACCTGAAGTTGCATCACATGCCGTAGTAGCACCTATTCCAAGAGAAAGGTCTCCACTCGACCATTGTACAAATCTAGATTTTATAACATCTCCTTTAAATTCATTATCATTTGCTGACCAATATTTTCTCCATGCCATATATAATCCAGAATCTATTGTTAACATACCACCGAAGCCAAAATTAACCAGATACGTATCCGTATTTGGTACACTCCTATACCAACCATCAGTTAATTGATCTATGGTATTATTTCCATCATTACGTTTCCATATATGTGAAGTATTTTCATAATCTTTAAAATCACTAGAAGATCCCACGACATCTGGATGATTGTCTATTTTATTAGAAATAAATACTTTTTCCAAAGAAGTGCCGGCTGGCCATCCAGTAAACCCGGTTACATCTGCCTCTGTCATTGTTACAGGAGGGAGCAGTCCGTTATTAGAAATACCAATGCTAGAATACGTACCGTCAACTCCATTTACACTTTCAGAATACATCATCCAGCATTCTTTAGGCTCTGTTTCTAAAGCGTCATCTGAAGATATCCCAACACCATTAATATATTTTCTTGCATAGCCCCATCCATTCTGTCCACCAGATTCTCTAGCTAACCATCCGTCTGCTAATTCCTGTCCGTTTGAATAGCATCTTACATTACCATTTGCAAAATTATTATCGTTATTCCAATAAGCATCTAATTGAGCTCCATCACTTGGAGCACCGTCTGCCGTCCATTGTATTGTTTCTGGGTTTAATGTAGTTGCATATTGCATTGCAATATCTATGTTAGTGCTGTACGTGCCTGGTGCGATAGTATTTGAATCCATAGATCCTGTCATCGCGTGATATTGTAATTGTATATTAGAAGAGCTGGTAGAGGCGGCGGCCGTACTCCACTTATAATCATATTCTTTCAAATAAATTATACTAATTTGTTCTCCCATTATGATATGCTCAGAAGGCGCAAACTGTATATTTTCATTGTCATATATTCTTACATCTTCTGTACTATTATCAAAAGAATGTGATATGACATTAGGGTTTAATCCAGAACCATCGAGACCCAATGCACTAACTCCTCCTGAAAAAAGTATATTACCATTATATGTGGCTAAGCTACCTCCACTTGTACTGCCTGATAAATCTCCCGTTAAACCTGCTATATTAGTAATAGCCCAGTCAAACCCGTTTAAGTTAGGTGTATCGTATGCTACGATTCCTCCATCACCCCATGTTTCTCCATTACATAAGTACCATCCTGCATAAAGCCCGGTTGGTTTACCTGATCCGAAGTTTGTTTTAATTACTTCATCTCCGTCTACAATTAACATAGGCCCTGTCTCGGCATCCGATAGATTAAAGTTCTCTTCACCAAAGAAGGTATCACTGGGTATTCTTATTATAGATCCCACGGGGAATACTTGAAACATGTTAAAAACATCTTCCCATTCAACTCTTCCCTGTGTGTCGTGTGATTTTAGTAATTTATTTAAACTTGGAGAGTGATTAGAATACTTTATCTCCCCTACTTTAAATTCTATTACACTACCCGGCGAGGTTGCATCTACATTAAGTTCATACGGAATTACGGATTCGGCACCTAATACGTTTTGAATGGTTCCATTAAAATAAAACCTATTGTCTCTATCAAATTTTATAGCAAATTTATTATTTACGTGATCAGCATTGATATCCGGAGTAAATGTTAAAACAGGAAATTCAATATTATTACTATCTTCTTCTATTTTTAATCCAATATTATATGACTTATCGAGATGTTTATCTTCTGCAAATATGATAGAATTCTGAGGAGATGGAGTGGGGTTATTGGGGCTTGAACCGGTTGAAGCTTCTGTTATAATATTTAATGTTCCGCTCTTCGAAGCACTGACAGGCTCTGTTGATAATTCACCATAATAAGGACTTATTAATTCCCCATTGCTATCTAAATGAGCCGATGCACCAATTGCTAATGTAACCGTTCCACTCTGATTAACAGCAACGGAAGGATATATTACCCTTTGTGTTGGATTATTATCATCTGTTATCTCTTGTGATTTCCAAGTTCCACTTGACTCTGGTCCTATCATACCCTGTGTTCCACGTGGTCCCTCAGTTCCTTGTAGACCGTCTTCACCCTTATCACCATCTTCACCATTTGGTCCTTCAATTCCTACAGGGCCACTTGGCCCTCCGTTTTTCATTAGTCTAAAATTAAAATTAATTTTATCAATTTTATCCTTTGACCACCATTCACTACTGTTAGGATCTAGATCACTCTTAAAAAGTTCTTTGATTCTTATGTTCATTTTTATGCAATTATTTTAGAATGGACCCTCAAATTATATCGATACCCTGGTTTTTTATTATATATTAATCTGAAATTTAAAGGCTTTTCAGCGAAACTTCTGATTTCAAAATTAGTAAGTTCAAAAAACCCATCAGATGTAATATCTTCTATATTAGTTACGCTTTCCAATTCACTATATTTAGATTGATTTATATCATCACTTGGAAGATACCCTGCTATTTCAGTTCCATATACCTTTATTTGATCTATTATAAATCTAGGTATAATGTTTTCTTCAATGTATATTGTTGAATCATCTTCCAATGTTGTTTTATCTCCATACGAATATTCAGAAGTAGCGTACCTTGAATAATACGCAGTTATATTTTCTTCTTTTAATTTTCTTACAATAGAATTAGCGATGTAGAAGTCAATGTGAATTTTTTGAGAATCTTCAAAAATATAAGCACCATCATCTTCTCTTTCATCATATCTAATTACATCTAACGCTTGAAGAGATCTTACTCTTTTTAAATTGTATGAAGTTATATCATATTCATTTTTAACTTTCATTATTGTAGATGCAAAGAAAGATCTTTCTTCTATAGGGCTTAATGTTCCATGGACTTCCTTTGATCTATTTGTTCCACCAAAGGACCTTGTATAATAGTCTTTAGCATATTTACTCTTAAATAGGTTTAAATCTTTTTTATCTATTGCTATTTCTCCAATTAATGGATATAGGGGTAGTTTATCTGATTCTTGACTTAGTTTAATAACCTTCGGCTGTAATTCATTTACTTTATGAAAGAAAAAGTTATTGATAATTCCGTAATTTTCATCAACTCCTAAATTAGAATTAAACATACAATTTACTCCTATCAGTCTGTTGTATTTTTTCAACCTGTTCTCTTGCTCTTCATTAAAAGAATCTAAGGTATTTCTAAATTTATAATTGCCATAGGGAGATGAAAAAGTTACAACATCTTTAAATAAAGGATCATAGCTACCGTTCATTCTTTTAAGAGTAGTGTAATATCCACCATCTTCTCTTGCAACCAGATTATAACCTATATTATCATTATTTAATTTAAATGCCTTAGGTTTATCATCATCTATTTCTATGTCTAAAATTGAGGTTTTTACAAACTCAACACCGCTTTGTATTTCTAAACAAAACTGACCTGACTCTATATCTCCATTCTCTAGAATAGTAGTATACGTTATATCTCTATGTGTATTAATTCTATCTGCAAATCCAAATGAAGAAACGTCTTGTAATGCATTATCCCATGCCTTTTTACCACCGTTATAATATTTAAGAGGTATAATGTTAGGAATCGTAGTTGGATCGTCATAGGGTACATCTAAATCCTGATAATATTCTCCAGTCTGCTGATTTAATACCCATAGGTAAGGAAGACCTTTAACTATTATTTGTGAATCGTCTATCACCGAAACAACCTGTAAAGAATAAGTTTCATTTCCACTTTCAAATAATATATATGAATATTGCTCATCTATTTTAAAAATGTCTTGTGTAAATTTAGGTGTATTTTCGCCAACTGATTGCACCGAAGCTTCCACTATCGTTGTAATTTCAGGATCTTCAGTATTCCATACTGTTACTGAGCTACCTCCAAACTCTAAGAAACCTCTAATATTACTATCAAGTATTTCTCCTTCATTTAAAAGGTCATTTAAATTATATAACAAATATCTGTCTAATTGTGATATATCATTTGTAGGAACTTGTAAATTTATAAGAATGCTAATAGTTTTAAATTTATTATTTCTTACAACCTCTATATCTACTCCCGTGTTGTTTATTTCGTCGTTAGAAGTATAGTTAAGTATTGTTGCAACTTTAAAATCATTTACATCAGACGAAGATTTAAAAGATATCGGGCTAGTCGATAAAAATTCAGTTCTATCTTTATAAATATATCTTAATCCTTTAAAAACTGTAGATGAAAAATTAACAGAATCTCCACCTTGCATTTTAGTGTACATTTTAAGTGGGGTTGAATTAACCCATTCACCGGGTTCAATTGTCGCTAGACCTGAGCTATCATTTTGATGAGCACCTGTATAGTTTAATATAGTTGAAAAATAATCAAAGTCAGTGCTTTTTAAATTTGCGACTAATTCTGAATAAGGCTTTTCGTACCCTTCATAGACATAATCCATAAGTAATGGAATACTGCTAGGTTCTAATAAATATGTAGGAATATTATGTATATAGAAGTGTTCCATATTTAGTTTTTCAGCTGATCTTTCTGAAAGTTTAGTAATATCAGCTGATAAATTATTTACACCGAATGCTTCATTGGTGTTTAGGATGTATGATAAATTTCTAGAGTTAGTAGAATCTTTTAAATTAAATTTACATATAGTAGGTACGACTCTTGAATTAACACTCGTCTCCTTTAATGAGTTCTCCTTTAACCTATCATATTCATTAATGATTTCTGTATCTATAAAATCACTTTCAACTATATCATCTCTAATAATACTAGATAAAGATTTAAACTTAAATAATTGACTATTACCAGGACCCGGTTTAAATATAAAATCTTCATAGATATCAGCAACGTTAGACTGGTTGAAAAAATAATTAGCAGATGCTAAATCCTTCGTGATTATTTTAGTAAAGAACATCGTACCCATTGATGTATAGATTACATCTTTTACCTCTGTCCATTCCTGTTCACCAGGATTACCTACCGTATCGACCTTTACAAAGTCTCCTTTTTTAATAAATTCACTAACGTCTATATCATGTATTAATATATAAGGATCTGCTCCAGGAAAAGGTTGGTCATTGGCTTCGAGGACGTAAATGGAAGAAACATTTGCTACTCCAAACGAAGCTTCATCATTCTTATATTGCATGCTCTCTAAAACTAAAAAGTCTATTTTAGAATTTGAAGTATCGTAGAAATCAAAATTAAAATCCTTGAAATCATACGCTGAAAACTTTCCAAAGGGAGTATCATAGGTTTCATAACTTGTAATCACATTGTCCATTGAAAAAACCACCGGTTTTTGAAAAATAACTCTAAAGTTTTCTGAATAAGGATCTTTTATTATTTCTATAATCCTAACATAGTTATCCTTATTAAGTTCTTTAATAAAATACCCTACCTGTAGGTTTCCTATTTCGTTAGGGGATATTAATACACCCTGATTAACAGAACATCCACCAATCATAGTGTAAATTTCATAGTCTCCTAATTGCAATCCACCCGTAACAGTTCCACCTTCACTTATAAAGTCGTTATACTTATTTGAAAATGCAAGATTTGCGTCGGTTGAACTTTGCATATCGATAAAGGGGTTCGGATTAGATGAACTAATACCAAATACAGTTGTATTCTTATTCCTTCCCTGTGAGTAGTCATCTATGATCACCCTGTTCTTTATAGAGCTAGCATTATACGGTATAACTTCTGCATTTCTAATCGCCGCTGCAAGTGCTGCTGCTATTTGAGAAGTATTACCTATTGCAGAATATCTATTTTCTTGAAATGTTCCAATTGGAAGAGAAGTGTCTGCGATTAAAACAAAATCACCCAAATTAAAGTTTTCAATACTTATCTCGAGCAAGTCTCCTAAAAATACTTTATCATTATCAGAAGGCTGGTCTATTATATTTAATTCTATAAAACCATTAAATGGTGTTTTGTTTATTACGGGGGTGTTAAACTCTGTTTGTTTTTTATTTACAAAAATAGAAGAGTCTCCATTATATGATGTTAGTATTTGGTTTTTTTCTATTCTAGTCTTTCTAAATCTATTTAAAACGTTATGATATTTATTATTAATATCTTTTACCCATCCAAGAATCGGCTGGGTGTAATCCTTTATAGATGGTAATTTATCTAATTCGTCAGACGATGAATTGCTTATATCTAAATTTAAGTGTCCTATTGAATTTACAGAATTGACAACTACAGTTCCTTCTTGATGTTCATCTACGAAAATTCCAAAATATCTATAAACATTATAGTCGTCGGCTTCATTATCGTCAAATAAAAATTCTAAATTAATTATATTGTGAGAAACAATTCCGTTTCTTTCAAAGCTAGTTGTTAATGTATTATTAGCTAAAATTTCGGGAAGGTCTTCTTTAACGTAATCATCATCTATATAATCTGACTTTTCAACAAAGCCACCTAACATTACGTCTATTCCGTTAAAGGAAGTAGGATCATCCAGTTCAAAATTAAAATCAATATGCGACTTAGGAATTAAGGGATTAGATACGTGACTATTTAGATATCTCCCTAGCTTAGAGTTATTAGTCATATCATACGATTTTATTAAAGTCGCATTAGATAACATTTCTTGAATTCTAGAATTTTGACTAGGATCATCTTCTAAAGATTTTTCTTTAAAATCTACATCTTTAATTCTATAAATTATAAATTTTTCAGGAACACTTTCTTCTAACCATATTGGAGCAAATATTCTATATTGCTCGTCATAGGCCTTTGTATAATTGAATGAAGCTCCGTAATTATATAGGTTTTCATATTGTGTAGAATAGTCTTTAGAAACACTTAGATCTGTAAATTCCCTACCGACCTGATATCTTTCATCTTTACTTAATCTTCCGTAAAACTGAGCAACGTCCCTACAATATTCACCTGAACTAGAAATAGGATATTTCTGATATTCATACTGCGATAGAGTTCTATTTGCCTTGATTGAGCTTAAATAGATATCTCCCTCTTCGTCAGTAATTAATTTGACATTAGAAGTTAACTTGGGGTTAGTTCTTAATAGGGCAAAGGACTTATCCTTATACGAAATACCTTCTGCTTGTGTGTTAATCGTTATCGCCATTTATAAATAGACTCTATTTTTGTTAGAGTATATATCTTGCTTAGTTACAGCGAGATATTACCTATATGGACGAGCATCGAAATCGTATAATCTAGATGAACTAAAATCATTATATCCACTGAAGAATCTTCTTCTATTCCACCACCAGTTTCCGGAACCAAGGGAGTTTCTATAATTACTCAGCATCACTTTGTTGATACTATTTTTATTTGTTCCAACTGCTCTATATTTAGCGTAAACTTCTACATCGAAGCTAAATTCAGTTTTATAAGAATCTATGATGTCTAGCCCTATTTTCTTTGAATATGTTAAATTGGTAAATGCATTTCCATATATTCCAGCAACTCTACCTTTACCGGTTTCACTCTCTCCAAAATAATCTGTCATTCTATATTGGAATACCATATCAACTGACACTGCATTTTGACTTCCACCTTCAATTAATTTTTTACCATACTTGTTAGGTCCATCTACCGATAGACTAGTTTGGTTTATAGGTGAAAGGTATAAGAAAGAACCACATGAAAGACCACCTAATAAAAATTGATCATCTTCCGTAAATGAGTTTTTTAAAGACTTTTTACCAATTACATTACCTTGTTCATCTATTGGTCCAGATTCACCGTCACTTCTAAATGTAATTGTCAGCGGTTGATATGCTGTTTGAATTTTTCCATTCTTATCGTTAGATCTTTTAATAGCATATTTCGGCATCGATACAATTCCCGTTGAAACTATATCCTTTGTATTTAAACCTATGTCAGACTGAAGTAGCGGGTGTGATTTATGAAGAAAAAGACCTGAATCATACTTAGCAGCCGTTATTTGAGAAACAGAAACTGTATCAGCTGAGTTCGGAAGAATAGCTTCAGGAACGTTCGGATCAGATTGGAATCCGTTTTCATCTTCATTCTGCACACCCTGTCCATTATTATTCCATGTTCCATTCCATATAAAATCACCAGCTCCGTTTAAATTACTAGGTAAATCTTGATGTGGTTGTATTTTAAAGTCTGTAAAATCTCTTAAATGAGTTCTATCAGAAATTGATCCAATTCCAGAATTCGTGACTGTTGCAAATGTTAATCCATATTCTGCGCTACTTACTCCTGTTAAGTTTGAATCCCTAGACAAGTCAGTATCAGGATCTATAATCGAATAAAGATCAGCGTTATTAGCTATATTTCTAAATCTAGAATAAATAAACTGTCCATTTAATTGAGATGATTGGTCTGGCGCAACAGAAAAATGATTGTATGAATTTCCATCACCTGTAAGATTTTGATAAACAACAGGGACTAAATCATACTGAGCCTCTGTCATATAATATGTATCATTTGCTATTTTAACATCAGGTGTTGTAGTTCCAGTTGGTTGTTTATTACCAGTTTCTAAATTAATAATACCTAGGCCATATTCTTGTTGTGATGAAGAAACATAAGCAGGTTGTTTAAGATTTCCATTAATTCTTGCACATAATTCTAGATCAGATGCCTTAGTATTATGAAGTTCTACTCTATAATTTTTAGTAACAATATATCCTTTAGTTTCATCATCTGGTTTTTCATCTACATAATATCCTGCGAATATTTTAGCAGTTGAATTATTTTTAACTAGCGTTACTTCACCTTCTTCGTCAATAATTTTAATTTGTAATTCTCCAACGGCACCTTCAACCTTAGCTTGTAGTCTTTCTAATTGATTCTGTAATTCCAATAATTTATCATATACGCTAATAGGATTCTGTTCTCCTGTTAAAAAACCAGATGCTAGTGATTCTGCGGCATGGGCATAATAAGTATCTCCTGCCGTAAATCCACTATCAAGGTGTGTAAATAATCCTTGTGATTCTAAATCATCATTTATTTCAACCTTAACATTATCTAAATCATTTTGGTTTACTAGGCTATTTGCTCCGTCTGTAGATATTTCTCCTTCAGGAAAAGGAATAGTAATAATATCTGACCATTCTGACTCTACTGGGGTTTGTGGGAAACCTGCTTCAGAAACAGATTTAATCATCATTTCTATTTTTTCACCAGGCTGAATAGATAAATCTATTGAGTTAAAATTAATAGCCTGTGAATCTTCTTCAGATTCTAGAATCCATCTATATCCACCATCTGCTTGCTTTTCTCTTTTTCTAATAGGACCTTTAACTTCGACCCAGTTTGAAAATGCAGCAGTTTTTTTATTAAATTTGATTTGCTCTATTACAGATGTTTTACCCGTTGAGGAAACGTATCTATATCTAGCAATAAACTGAACTACTTCTTGTGAAATTTCATCACCAACTTTCTTTGGCTCCGGAATAGACCAAAAGCCTCTTACCCTATATTTAGGATTAACTTTAGGTAATTCATTTGATTCAGCAATCGCTTTAATCTGTCCAACGCTTGAAGAGAATACTTTAGTTTCAGCAGCCTTTTCTCTAATGATAGAAGCTAATTCATTTTTCTCTCTATTTCTTTCTATTTTAGATGAGAACTTTTTAGTAGCAATTAATTTTCTTTTCTTTCTAATTGTAGTGTCAAGCTTTTTAATAACTTCTTTAGCTTTAACTTTATCAGATTTGATCTTTTTTACTTGTTCAACGCTAGCGTTTTGAGTAAGGTGTTTATTAATTTGTGTTACTTTAAAGTTATCTACTTCTACGATTGGTGCATCTGGGATAAGACCTTCTGATGCAGGTGGAATGTAATCAACCTTAAGTGCTTTAATAAATTGACCAAAATCAGCAACTTCTTCTTTATAGTATTTAGCAAGTGTAGTAACTATACCATCTTCATTTTGAATAGTAAGTTCATTCGAAAAGAATGCAACACCTGGTGAGAAATCAGTAGCTGGTAGTTTAGAGATAGGATCTATTGGTTTAACAAAAACTACTTGTCTTTCATTAAATCCAACTTTAACTTCTATAGAAACAGAAGCATCAATATCTTTATAAATAGCGAGAGCATTCGCTCCTATTTTAATCGGTGAATAACCTTCTAAAAGTGACAATTCAACTTGTGTTGTTGAAGAATCAATAGAGGTTACTCTATATCTTGTGTTATATTCAGACGTGTTTACTACCAATGAATCTCCAATTTTTAGAGTTTCAGTATCTTTCATGTCTTTATTAGAGTCCGAATATGTTAATTTATTTAGAGTATATACTTTTACGGTTTTAGTTTGACTAGTCCCGTCTATTAGAGATGTTTTCTGAACATTTTCTACTTTTAATACGTCTAACTGGCCATTATACTGAATAGATCTTACTGGCATATCTACCGTCTCTGCATCTATTCTATATTTTAAACCATCTTCTTTTATTTTAGAAATAAATTTAGAATAATTGACATCATTCTGACCTTTAAAAATTTCATCAAAGGATTCAGTGGAAGACAAGTCTTCATGATCAAATATAACTCTTTCAGTATAAACTCTTTCAGTATCTACTGGAATTTGTCCTTTAACATCTAAACTAATAGTTAATAAAGGATTTAAGAAATCTTCAAAGAAATCGTTTAGTTGTGTATTAAATTCTTTTGGAGTTGCTAACGACTTTATAGGTAAAGAAGGACCTTTTAATTTAGAAGTATGTATTCTTCTATAAGAACCATCTTTAAGTTTTACATTTGCACTGGAAGTATCTAAACCACTAATCGCAGTTATGTTCTTATCAATTCTTTCAATTTCTCTTTTCAAAAATCCAAATGCTGGAATTTGAATTGCAGTCATTTCTCCTGTGCGATTATCGAATAAATCTATTGTAACCGTTTCTTTATCGGTTGAAATAGCCTCATTGATACGTTCGAAAGTTTCTAGTGAATTAGTGTTTAATTCTAGAAACTGTTCGAGTAAATGTGATATAGAATTGCTAGCGCTCATATTATCTTAAGATATCGTATTCAAACGTTTTATTTACTGGATCTACACATACTATTTCGATATATGGTTTATTAGATAATAAGTCCGATAAAGAAATAGAAAGTTTTTGCGACCATCCATTACTCTTATCAGTCCACAGTGTTATGTAATGTGTTGATAAGTTTTTTATTTTATTTTTAAAAGTTACTCTAACTACTTGGCCTTTTTTCCAACTTGTTATTGTATCATCTAAGTATATATTTAGATTAGAATCAAAGTCCTGTGCCTGATCTGTATAGACCATAACTAAGTTGTCAAATTCTTTAAGTCTTTGCCATACCGCCTTTGTTCCAGCTTCATCTGGTAAAAACATAGAATCAGCAGATAATTCTCTTTCATTAGTAGAAGTTACAGTATCATATACATAAGCTTGTCCTAAAGAATAGCCATAATTAACACAACTGATTTTAACTTTACCATTGTTTGATTTATCAATAGACACTCCTGGGTTACCTGACTCTAAAACATCTGTATTATATTGTATCTCTGTTGGAATTACACCAGAAATAACCTGATTTAATCTAGAGTTGGTATTTGTTATTAGATCTAAAAGACTTCTTTCATCTTGAAAATTAATAGTAGCATTTTCAACATCCTGTTCTATATGGTCTAGTCTCTTAGATATTCCTTGTAAGTTTTCAGAACTTAAAAAGAAACTTTCTAACATTTCAACTTTCTTAGAAATATCATTGTATCTAGTATTAGCATCTCTTAATAATTGAACCGCGTTTTCTAAGGCACTTGTTGTGTCTAAGAAAATGTCCATTGAGAAAGTAGAATAATCATTAACATTCTTTTCTATCCCAACATTATCTAGCGCTGAATTAAATTTAAGATTTAATTTAAGTGCAAATGCATTACCATTAAGACCGGTAACTTCATTCGGCTTATACTTAGTTAATTCTGGAATATACCATCCATCATTTGAAGTATCTTCTTTCCAGTTATCTAATAATATTATACCGTATAGGTTTGTTGCTTTATTTCCAATGTTAGACTTTGAATATATGTCATAATACACTAGGATAGCATTGAATCTAAAATCTCCACCTCTTTTAGAATAATCTAATATTGAATCTAATTTAGGATCATTTATTATTTTAGAGTAGGCGCTTGAATTAAAATCAATTCCAAATGTTGGAACTTCATTTTCGTCAGTATTATAAGTTCCGTCAGCTTGATCAGCATAAGATTCTACATTTAAAAAAGGATCTGGGTGAGTATCATCATTTGTTCTTCCTTCAATTTCAGCACCAGGTACAAACTTAATATTATTAGTATTAAACTTAGATGTTTCTAATAAAACTTCAGGAGTATATCCTACAGAAGAAGGAACGTTAACAAATATTTCGTTGTACTGTTGCCCTTTATAATTTTTATCGTTAGTTACATCAATATTTCCAATGTATTTTATAACTTGACTATATTCAGAACCGGCTTGAGTAGAATCATCTAGCTCTATCATTCTAGAATATCCTGTTGAAACTTCTTGTGAAGTTGCAGTTCTTACTCTTATCGCATTGATGTGATATAAGTATTTAAAGAATATTTTTTCAGCATCACTTTGAAATAAAACATCATCAAAATCATCATTAACCTCTGGGTTAAGAAGCATGTTCTCTAAATTAAGAGCATAACTTTGAAAAGTTTGTGCAAAATGTACGTTACCATTACCATCATGTAACGAATCATTATAAGAACTAGCATTAGAACCGCCACCTCCTTCAAATAGTCTATCATACTTGATATAATTAGGACCCTCTGATAGATCAGTCGGATCACTTTGAATAAAATCAGCATATACTGGCAAGTCTAGTAATGCAAATTTAGAAAATTCAAAGTTAATATCCGGATTATAATAAGCGCGTGTCAAATCCCTTGCTGCATTAGCAAATGCATACATCGTACCTCCTTGTTCTTGTGGAATCCTTATTAATGGTGTAGCCATCTAATTAACTGTTTTATTTTTATATTATGAAATTGTGGCTTTATGTGAACCTGTAATCCACCAAGTGCCGTCCGTACTTCCTATAAAACTGATACTACCGTTCTGTAAAACATCTATTGAGGTATCAGCGCCATTTATATTGTCTAAACCTGTACCTTGCATTTGAAATGCAGTCGATGCAATAATAGTTAAAATTTGTCCATCTGCTGAAGGTCCTAATTCTACATCAGCTGAACCAGTGTAAATATAAGCTCCTAGTGTAGGAGTAACTGTTCCTGCTGGAAAAGTAGCAGTAGGAGCCACTGTAAACTGGAGTGCTTTTTCTAAAATTACATTTTCTTTAAACGTAGCTTCAACGCCTGCCTCTAATGAAGATGCAGTTACGTTAAAAGTATTTAAAGTACCTGTGTTTAAGGACAGTGTGCCTGCCGTAATAGCTCCAGTTAAAGATAACGTAGAACTTGTCGTGTCTAGAACATTTGCGATTAATCCTAATTCTTCATTTACGTTATCAAAATTATTATTGATAGTAAGTCTCGAAGAAGAAAGAGAATGCGTTCCTAAAATTGTTGTAATACTTGCCATTTTATTTAATTGTTAAGATGTTTTTTCTTGTTATGTTTTTATTTCCGTTCAAATCAGTTAATTCAAGCTCAATACTGTACTCTCCCTTAGTGTCAAATAAGTATGTCAGCCACTGATTATCATAATATATATCTTCTTTTTTTACACTATTATTTATCAATCTCCATTTCTGTTTTATTATGCCCGGCATTTTAGTCAGGTCATATGAAAATGTCATGTGATTTAATAGATTAATAGTACCGTGATCGTCTATTATATAAGAATCATTGAAGCTAGGATTGTATGCTTGGTATTTAACAAAACTATCTGGATCTATGATTCCAGTGCTAGTCGTAGCATTGTAAAAATCATATACTTGATTGGGTTGTTTAGAAACTACGAGCATATAATTACATACATCTGCTCCATCAAAATTATTTACTATATTTCCATCAGTATCTTTATATATCGGATTCCAATTGAATTTAGTAAAAATAGGCCATTGGTTAGGATTCAAATTATTCAATTCATCCTTTAAGCTTTCCCAAGCCGCAAAATCAGTATTAGACGTAGGATATGTTGCAACAGGTGTATATTCTTCTATTATTTCTAAATCTGTAAAAGGATCTAATTGTGAAACAGAAATAGTTCCATTATTAGCGCCGTTTAATTCTAATTTAAAAGAAGAATTTAAATCTGGTCCAACCCTAGTTTGATCCCAGCATATTTCGGGACCATCATTCCATACATGTTTTCTTAATGATTTCCATTGATAAGGCCCTGTCGTTTCATTAAATCCAGTTGGAGTTGTAGAATCTGCAAATCTTCTTACCATTGAGAATTCTTTACCATCTTCATCTTCGTGTAAATAATTAGCTCTATCGAGAGTTAGATAATATGTAGCAATACTTTCTTCAACAGTGTTTAGGTTTTCTCTACCCCATTCCCATGAAGAACCTGCTTCATCCCATTGATATTTATAATTAGCCCAATCTAATTCAGGCGTGAGTTTCTGATACATTCCATATACTTCAACATTCTTAGATTTAACTGTTATCTTTTCATTGTGACTAATACTTCTTATGTTATATAAATCCCAAAAAGCAACATCAATAGTGTACTCACCGATGTATGGAAGTATTATTGGTAGTGTATACCAATTGTCAATAGATCCTCTGATAGTTTTAAAGTAGCCTCTAGGACCTTTAATTATCCATTCAATTTCATATACACTTCTTTTCCACCAATCATCCCATGTTAAATAAGGATCTTGTAAAGTGGTATATGGAGGTTGTCCGGGTGGAGAATGTAAAATATTAGCATCATCGTCAGTATCGTTTGCATCTATGAAAGTAAAGTCTGCATCATCCCATGTATCTTTAAGTGAAGTTCCAGTTAAAATAATAGGAGCTCCTATTGGAATTCCTGCAATGGTATTATGTGAAGACATATCTTCATCGTGCCAATCTGTATAGAAAGATCTAATAGAATCTTCTAATTCATTTCTTTCTGTTTTATTAAAAACTTCTATCTTTTGATTACGACCTTCTAGTCTATAATCTACTTTCCTAAGATCTTCTATATAAATTGATTTAGCATCTGGAAATATATCATAATGTACGTCTTGTCCAGCATACTGTGCGTGTATTTGGTGTTGATTATTCCAAACTCTCTGATTTACTCCGTCAAAGTAATCACCCTCTGCTGTGATATCTACGATCTTTGCGTTAAGCGGTAAATATTCTTTCTGTAGTTTACGCTTTAAAGCATATAATTTTATTAAGATTTCATCCGGCGAAAAATCTGTAATTTCCTCTACTTCTGGTAAATCAAATTCATTTAATTTTCCAGTAGGAACGTTTAATCGGTATGCTAATGAAAATCTAGAAGTTTTCTTTTGATTAGAATTAGGAAGGTTCTTATTTCTACTCTTTTTTGCTAAGAAACCTACTTCAGTTTGATTAGCAACAGGAACCACCATCATTTTTCCAAATCCTTCAGATTGTTCGTTTATGTTTAACCAATACTCTCTAAGACTTACATTACTATATCCAAAGAAATCAATAACACCTAATAGGGCTTTATATGTTCCTATAAAGGGTTTAATAGTAGAAGCCTGTAATAAAAGTTCTTTTCTTTTTCTATTTAATAGTTTATAATCTACACCAAGGTCTTTAATATCAGAATCTCTAAATATCAAATAATCCATTTCGTCTAGATTTAATGCCATGTTAGTTAAAAGACTTTTTAGTCTTTCATCTTCAGCAACTACTTCACCATAAACTTTAATTTCTGCAACCTTTACTTCATTACCATCTTCGGTCGCATATACATTTAATGTTCTAATATGAAAACCTTCTTTATCTGAACTTAATGCTATATTGGCGATGCATGCTTGTACATTCAATGCCGCTGCGTTTAAAGGAACTATTTTAAAACCATCAGAGTCAATTGAAGTGTAGTGACTGTTGTCTCTCATTTTAGAAACCTGAGAAGAATCTACAACTACTTCGTAGTCTCCGTTCTTCATTGTTCCACTATAAAGAAAAATATCATTACTATCTCCATAGCCTGAAACAAATTCAAATCTTAAAGTATTAGTATTAGCATCGACTGATATAGGATGTACAAATCTTTGATTATCTAATTCATCCCTTACTTCTTCTAGAACATATAAATTTATCGTTTCATATAGGCCTGTCGATATTTCAGGTAGAAATATAGTACCCGTAGAATATTCTAAAGTAGAATCATACGTTAAATTTAATTCGTTAGAACTATTATCAAAGAATCTAAGATTTTGATATGGCATTATTATCTAATTTTTTTATCATCTTTTTTCATGGTGTAAGATTTGTAAATTTTTAAATAGTTTACAGAATCTACCCAATCGGCGATTGTATCTTGAATAAGATTAACAAAGTCGTTCATTTGATTATTTCTCCAAATATGAGAAGAAATTGAGTTTTTCAAAATATTACTTCTATAATCATTACCTAAATTTTTTCTATCGTCAAATGCATTTTCCCTGATAGAATATAATCTCTTTTTTCTACTTTTAAAAAGGTTACTAAAAATACTCATTATATAGCTTTTCTATTTTTAGCCTGAACTTTAGCGAATATGCTATTTTTCACAGCTGGTTCATCAAAGTAAATTGAAAGAGCTGCTTTTTCTCCAGTCTTTACTGAATCATCCACCATGTTTCCATTTTGATCTAACCAGCCACCTCTAAATAATGCAACTTCTTCTTTTTCTAAAATTATATCTCCAAATGAATCTAAATTAATTACATTCTCTGGAAGAGGTGCATTGGGTTCAAAATTAATTTGCCTTTCAGTTACTGTTCTTTTAAAGAAAACCATTTTTTGTTTTCCATTACCTATATCTTCTAAGATTGGGGTAGAAGGAGTTACCGTTACTGTTTTAGAAGTATAATATCCTAATCTTCTAGCCGTTTCTTCTTTTTCAGAAGTGAATTTAACGTTAACGGAATCAATACCTTCAATTGATTCAACAATAGCGACAATATCAGATTTTGGTAATCTATCTCTTCTTGTAATGTTAATTAGGTATTCTGCTATTTTAGATCTAATTTCAGTAGCAAGATTAGCCTTTGTATATCCTTCAAAGTATCTTACTTTAATATCCATTCTAAAATATTGTGGGGAAGGATCTACTATTTTAATTTCAGTTGTTACCATCTGTCTTCCTGATTTTTCTAATAATCCCATAATTCCTTCTTTTTCTATTTCAGTAAAAAAGAATTCAGAATTATCTAAGCTAAAATAATCTTTATTGTTTTGTAATTTTTTAAGAGTATTAGGCAACATGAACAGATAGATAACATTATCATCGTCTAAATATCCATCATCTGTAGTGTTATATGCATCTAAATAAGAAAACATACCATATCTTGAAAGAAAGTGCTCATAGTTATCAGGAGTTGCTAATACAAATGAATGTGACTGTAATGGGGCAATTAACTTTGTTAATTCAATATCTTCTGGATTTGCTCCCATTTTAGGTGCAACTGTAAATTCAGATTCTAATAATTCATTTAGATCATGCGTATTTCCTAATGAATCTGTTCCTTCAGTTTTGAATTCAAACGATAAATCAGCTCTACCGTTTAAATTACCCATAGCACCTCCTATTTTTAAATATTCGATTTCAATCGATGCACCTGTTGGAGGAATGTCACCAAATGAACCATTACCGAAATAAAGATCTAATCCACCTGTAATTCCTGTTTTTACTAAATAACCTTCAGTTCCCTTTTTCATATCATATAAAGAATCATATTTAGTCCATAAATTAGAATTAACCTTTACTCTAATCTGTCCATGGTCTATCATGCTTTTAGTTATTACATTAAAGGATTGAAAAGATTCTCCAGTTGAGGTTAATGTTTGAGATTCATATTCTCCCTGAATTACAGGAATATAAATATAATTTGCGTTTGATTTTTCTAATCTAAATTGATCATTACTTGTTCTCAGGGTGTATTTAAGACCGTTGTCTTTGCATTCTATAATAGCATTGGATGGAATGTTTAAAGCATCACCAGCAATATCATCTAAACCCTGCACTCCTAATCTAAGCTTTAATTCACCTGAAGCGGCAGCTCCTCTAAATGAATCATGTCCTGCTAATCTTGAGAGTCCATATATTGATTCTGGGTTTTGAGCTGTAAGAATATTTTGCTCTACTGTAGAATCTTCAATGTAGAAGAATATTAATCTTCCTATTTCTGAAATAACGTCTAGGATTTGTGAAAACGGAGAGGCTGTTGTAAATGCACCTTCTACCTCGCCATATATCCTAGTAATATAGGATCTAATGTCGTCAATCATTTCTCCAGCTTTTATTCTGGAAGTTGATAAAAATTTATTATCTGCCATTTTTATTTTTAGTTTTATTATACGTAAACTCCAAGTTGATATCTATTATCAATTCTTATATCTACAAACACTGCATGTCTGTCAACTTCTTTTGTGAAATCAACATCAACAGTTACGTTAAATTTTCTAGCTAAAGGAACATATTTATAAATCTGTTCTGCAACTACTTTTTTTAATAAATAGTCATTATAACTTAATGAATATACATAGTCTTCTAAATTAGCTCCGAATTCAGGATCACCTAAAACATCTCCTCTTCTCGTAAAAAGAACAGTTTCTATCTGCGTCATCAACCTAGCTAATTCAGAACTAATTTCTAATTTGCTTGGATCGAATCCAGGATCTCCTTTTGCTTTTATATAAAACTCCATTTAACTATATATTCTATTAAGAATGCATCATCCAATCGGTGCCTTCATCTGTTTTTATTTCTTCAATCACTGCTTCCAGTTCTCCTTCACCTAAACCCTGAATTGCGTCTGCATTGACTTCAATATTTCCAGGTAAAGCAAAACCAAATATACTTAACTTTTGTCCTAATGAAATTTTAATCTTTGCAGCACAATATCTAAAGAATGCTTCATCTTCAAATAATGCACACTCTGGAATTGTTTCATATACTTCTAATATAATATCTCTGTTAGGGGTTTCTCCAGTAAATTTAATCTCATGTGTTAGTTGGTTATAGTGATAGCCAATGGGGTTTTCTAGAATTTGTCTAGCCATATCAAAGAAACTTTCATTAACCACATAATATTGAAGGTTCTCTGCGGCATCTACTACACCATCTCCACTGAACATTCCAGTATACATCATTCTTTCGATAGCAAAATCACCTTGTGAAAATCTAATATCTGTTCCACCTGCATACTTTGATCCAGTTTCAAAACATCCATATACTGAATAAACTTCTCCACCACCTGTAACTGGATCCATCTTTGGAAGAGTAAAGCATCTTCTAGATTTAAAAAGATTAGACTTAAAAAGTTCTTTAGGTAAAACCATAAAGTTTTCTTTCATCGAATACTCGTAATTTTTATAGAACCATTTCTTTGCTCTCTTGACAATATTCTCTACTTCTGATTTTGGAAGATTCATAGGAATCATACAAGACCCTGTTACTTCCGATGCCAACTCATTTACAAAGTCGTTAAAGCATTTATTATCATCCCATGTAGGTTTATCTAAGTGGCTATTATTACCTATTATATTATCACTCATTTTGTTTTAGTTATTTTTAAACTTCCGTATAAAGTATTTTTTCAGTGTTGTCAAACTTTGCAGTTCTTTTATCGTATTTACCGTCTCTAAATATACCTCCTTGCATCGTCCCTTTCATTATTCCATTTCCGTATATGTAACAGTCTTTTAATACACAAGACTGGTGAACGTATGAACTTTCTAATTTAGATGAATTAACCTGTGTAGATTGATAGAAATTACACGTATGTATGTCAGATCCATTTATGTCACATCCGAAGAAATCACAATTTGTGAATTCTCCTCTCAAAGAACATCTTACAAATTCATATCCTTCTAATTCTACACAATATGATAAGTTACCATGATCAACTTGAATTACACCATTGTCGGCATCATAGTTAATATGCCCTTTTGTTAATTCACCATGTGTAAATAATCTAAGAACTCTTTCTCTAATATTAGGCCAGTGTAAATCTATTATCTTTTCATTGTCATTTAAATCAACCGTTAATTTAACATCTTGATTCCAACCTGTATTAATGGTTTTCCAATCTTTTCTAGCCTTTATAACTCTTTCATTCTTAGCAAGAATTTTTCTAAGCTCTATTGAATTAAGATTGTTAAATTGAACATTACCCGTGCTATTCCATAGTTGAGTTATAAAAAGATCTAGCATTTGTAGAATCTTAGAAGTTTTCTTTTCCCAATCTTTTCCACCGAGATATCTAAATTCTAAATAATTCTTATGTCTTTTTTCAAAGTTAATTCCGTAATATTTAGAATCAGGATATATGAAATTACTAGGAGTAATATTTAATCCATCATAGAAATAAGTATCTGACTTAGGTAAAACGAATTTAATTGATTTTGCGTATGCAGAATCTTTTCTTTCAGGAAAAAACTTAAAGACTTGACTTTCTTTAAAATCTAAAATAAATTTAAGAACATTCATCTTAGATATTCTATGTTTATTTTCTATTTTATCTGTATCGAAAGAAAGGTTTAAGTGAATAGAACTTCTATCATTCGTATATCCATTTTCTTCTATCCATTTACATACTTTAATAATCATCATCCTTGCAGCATAATACGGCTGTGCGCCTGTTACGAGTTCCATTAGTTTTTCACCACCTGACATATCAGGTTCAATTTTAAACTCATCTCTTGTAACTTCAAAATCACTATGCGCCTTTGCTTCTACTCTAATCTTTTTACCTAAAAGACCCGCTAACTCTTTAGCAGTCGTATCGATATCCTTGTTAGAATAAAATTCAAATTCAACACCTACCAGTGCATTCTTTAATATGTCTGAATTATTAATATTATTCATTTACGTAATTATATAACTTAAGTTGGTTTATATATCTCTGTTAGATACACTATAACGTGAAAAAGCCCGAGTGATCGGGCTCTTTCAACTAAATTATAGATTTGATTATAGTTTAAGGAATACTTTTCTAGTGTCTTCTTCAACTCTGATCACTTGAACAGTAATATCTGCACCTTTTGATATGTCTTTAATATCTATGTTTTCAGGGAATTCAGATACATGTAAGAGTCCTACTACACCTTCTTCTATTTCTACAAATAAACCATAGTCTTTAGTAGATTTTACCTTTCCTACCACTTCAGTTTTCTTAGTATATCTTGAAGAAATACCTTCCCATGGATCTACTTTCTTTTCAGCAGGAGAACCTTGAACAAGTGTAATTTTTCTTTCATTAATAACTTCTTTAACATAGAATTTAATCTCTGTTCCTGGCTCTAAAGATCTATCTCTATGTGCCTTTGAAGTTTCAGTATCTAAGTCGTTAACGTGAATCATACCAGTTAAACATCCTTCAAACTCAACGAATACGCCGTATTTTGCAGAACCAGTAACGTGACCTGTTCTTTCAACTGTAATATCTTCTTGTATTGTTTTGAGTGTATTAGGAATAAGAGCTCTTAAATATGCTCTATGTGAAACTACCACAGTTCCTTTTTCTTCCGAATAACTTACAGGTACTACATACATTTCCGTGTCGATGATTGATTCAAAGTCATGCAATTTATTTACACCAGCTAAAGAACCTGGCATAAAGCAATCAATTCCTTGAACTTGAACAATATATCCTCCACCTGGAATCATTTTAGAAACAATACCACTATATGCTGTATTTCCATCGTCAATAGATGCTACGATTTCTTTAATAACTTTAGTCTTAAGACCTTCAGTCACAGAACCTATCATATATTTCTTGACATTCATTGAAGTATCGGCGATCAATTGAACATCGACTTCAACTCCTTGTTTTAGAAGTTCTCTTACTTCTGTAGTTTCTCTTGATAAATCTACATAGATTAATTCTCTATATCCTACATCAATTGATGCCCATTCGGAATCAACTGCATACACCTTTCCAGTATAGCTAGCTCCTAATTGTAAAGAATATAAAGTATTTGAAGTTAGTGAATGACCTTCCATTAGGTCAAATAGTTCTTGGGCGTATGATTCTCTGCTATATACCTTTACACCTTTAGGTGTTTTAATATGTGGATTGGGTTTCCTAAGCTTAGTTACACATGTTGCCTCATATTGGTCCCACATGAATTCTCCGTTTTCATCCATATAATTTGTATCTGGACCGGGAGTTGGTTTTTCCGGGGTTGCGGCGTTTAATGAAGTTTCTACTTTAACTTCTGTTTCTTGGTTAGCTTCTGTAAGCTGTGTAGTTGTCGAGAGTCTTGGTCTCTTTTGTTTTTGAGTTGTCTTTGTTGACATTTACTTTGTTTTTTAAAAGGGTTAATGTATGTTTTACTAGTTATATATCAAATTACGGTGGCGTCAAATCCTATCATTGGAACGTAAGGAACAGTAGGAACTGGTATACCACCCATATAAATAAATTTCATTTCACTAAGATGCGTAAAATAAGAATATGCAAGTGCTTTAGCCACTGCATTGGCTGCACCTTCCCTATCTAATCCATAATCTTTACCTGAATTAAGAGCTCTTCTTAAATTATCTGCTAATTTCCTTTGATTTCCGTAACTAACTCCTATGTATTTTCCGCCTAAAGGAGGAACAGATAAACATGGTGGTGTCGGGGGATCAGTTGCAAATGGCTGTATTGTTGCATCTTTCCAATATTTAAGAGTTGCCTTTGCAAGTTCTTTATATGGATCATCTTTACTTCCACCTTCTGCTAACATTGCAGCTTCAATTCCCATTTCTACTATTAAAGTATTTCTAATTTGCTTAGCTAAAGTTCCCGTTTTAGACATATCTATATTCACAATAGAATCCTGTGTTTCGTCGTTTTCAGTAAGAGGACATCCTTGCCATTTTTTTCTTAATTCATCTTCTAGAAAAACGGGTTTAACTTTATTTTTTTTAAAACCATAGTCTTGTTTACCGTTCCATGTAAATTCTGTAATAACATACTGAGTTAATGCAGGTGGCATTTTATTATTTTCATCAAAAGGCTCCTGTATTTTTAAATTAGTTAATTTAAATGGATATCTTACTTTTAATTTTTCGGCAGGTTCCATTTCTTCATATCCTACGGGTAATGTAGTATCAAAGGGCCATGGATATTTAATAGCTTGTATAGAATCTTTCTTTAATGCGGTTTCCTCACTGTATAAAAACTTTCCATCGCTATCTACAGTTGGATGGCACTTCTTTATTTCATCAATTACATATTTAGAAACTAGTAGATGAAATTCACCATCATAATTTCTATTATTATTATTTATTGAAACACCCGAGGAAGATTTAAATGATTGCCAACCCCAGTCTAATCCCTTTAGTGTAGATATGGCTGCCTTCCTGTTATTGTTCATCTGCTGAATGTCTTGATTACTAAATCCTGAACCGCCAACCCCAGCTGTGGAATTGCTTCTAATTTCATTAGTTCCCATCCAAGTCGCCCAGTGCCAAAAATCCCATCTTTTATCTCCGTCAGAAATATCCTCAAATTGCATTAATAATCTTGTTGCAAATATTCTAGCTAATTCATCGCCGGTTTCTTTACCATCTAAGCGATGAAACTCGAAGAATTTAAATCTATATAGGTTTTCTGCTTCGTCATCCTTAAACTCTTCCAGATACTTGTCAAGCTCTTCAGTTGGCTCGTATTGTATACCTCCTGAAATTTCACCTTCTAGTTTATTATATTCAGGATCATTGTCTTTTCCTGCAATACTTAACCTGGAAGCTGCGCCAGCTGCACTCGCCAACCATGTTGCAATTCCTATTTTCTTTTCTTCGGTGTCTGGTGTTTCCATGACAGGTTCTCCTTTTTCAAAAAGGTCAGTGAACCAATGTTCATAGCTTGCTATGAATGCACTCTCCCCGGGTGATGATTCATGAGGTGCCATTCCTGGAATACACGTTGCATTAGGACCAGAACCTTTTTTAACATCAATCGTATATTGTGTGGCTAATAATTTACCGAATTCTGCGGCACTAGTCGGTGGGGCAGTAGGTGCGCTTAAAAGAAATCCTTCTACTTCACTAATAAAATTAGTCCAATCTGCAGCCATTCTTATTTATTTTCTTGTTGATAATCAGGGTGTTTACTTTTCAAAGATGCAACACCCGATGGGGTAGGAGGTAATGAAACCGCAGTTCCTGATGGACCAACTCCGGTTGGATGTATATGGTTTTCAAAAAGAGTTAAATACTCGTCTAACCATGCTTCTAGTGATTTACCCCTTACAGCGGGTTCTGAAGTATCTTCTCCACTTTCACCTGTATTACTTAAATATACGTCTCCTGAATCTATGAATATTCTATCGTCCGTAGAAATTTTAATATCACCTACTTCGTCGATTTGAATTATAGGTCTTTCTTTTGCGCCAAATCCTCTGGTAATTACAAGACCATCTTCTTCTGAGTGATAAATTCTTACGTTTCTTTCAGCATCATACACTAAACTGATTACATTTTCAGCATTGCCTGCACCATCTAAAATATCTTCTTTAAGAAAAAGATTCTGCTCTATTTGAAACCAATATTCAGGATGATATAAATTTCCATTATCAAATCTAGCTGAAACTATATCCCCTATTCTTGGAACATGATGTGAACCTACTGCATTTCTATTCATAGGAGTTGCCCATGGAATAGCATCATCCGGTAAATTATCATATTTACCCAGGACCTTAACCTTACATCTACCTAGTTTAAGAGGATCGACATTATCGATAACTTCTCCTAACCAATGAGTGTCTCTAAGATTATCAGTATTTAATTCTTTTTCTGTTGACATATATTAATCGTTTATATTACCAAGGGATTGGGCTGCTGCATCGTTTAGTGCAGCTCCTACTGTCGCACTAGTATCTACATTAAATACATTCTCTGCGATGTTAGAACCAATATTATCTACTCCATCAGAAACACCTCGTAAGGCGTCTTGATATATGTTTTCAAAATTAGGAACTCTACCTCTAATACCGTCCCTTGCACCTTGAACTAATTCATCTTTCTTTTCTCTTGCTAATCTGTTCAGGTCGTTTAAACCTCTTTCTCCTATTTCTTTAAGTTTAGCTAGCGCCTTATCTTTTAAAAGACCTAATATCCCATCAGCTTCATAATTTTCAGAATCATGTGCTGGGGATAATGCGTTAGGTATAGTATCAGAAACAATTCCATTTAATACTCTTGCATCCATACTATCTACAACTTCATATTGCATTTCAATAGTTTGTCTAGCCTGTTCGCCTGGATTTTTAGTAAGATCTCCAAATATTTCAGAACCTGTGTTTAAGGCAAATTCACATTCACCGAATCTAAACATAAAGAAGGGTCTATTGTCAGATCCTGATATACCTTTGTTTGAATTATCAACTCCTAGGCTTGGTTTCATATTTCCAGGAAAACCCTTAATAGCAGCCAAGTCTATCTTTTTAGGAACCCCTGATAATGTAATTTTAGACATGTTTTGGATCTTTCTAACCTCAGTAACATATACTATCATTGAAAACTTTCTTAAATTTTCAGGTAAAATCCAATTCCATTTAACTTCGTCAAACACTGCTTTTCTATAAAGGTGCATAAGACCAGAAACTCTAAGGTTAATAGATTCTAAACAGCTTAGTGTTAACTTAGCATCATCGCCTCCGTAATATGGAGTAGTAGGATTAAAATTTGTAATTGCTCTATCAACACCCTGTAATCCTTGGAAAAACCACGGTGTATTTCTATTTATGTCTAGTAATGCCTTTTTAAATTTAACTAGAGCATCTAATCTTTCTTCATAGAATTTAGTTGATCCCGCAGAAGCACTTGAACTAAGTGCAGATAATCTATTAGTGTCTTTGCTACTTTTTTTAGCTGACTCCGGCGGCTTTTTTGTAGCTCCTAATTGATTAACGTAGAATTCTTCGGCCGCTCCAGATAATAGAGGCGAATTAGTATGATCGCTTACGTTAAATAATATAACAAACGATAAAAAAGTCGGATCCTGATATGGCGACTGTGCTAATTTACCTTTTTGAAAATCTAATTTACTTTTAAAATCTGACATATAGTATATATTATTATTTGATAGGGTTTAATTATCCTTTAACGTTATTTAATCTACTCGGCCATTCTCTTCTTAATAGAGTAAGTTTTTGAATAATTCCAGTAGACTCCTTATATATGTATTTAATTCCACCTATTACATAATAACCTGTTAAAAATTCATCTTTAACCTGATCTGCGTTTAAATCATTTACGCTTTCAACTTCTTCTTCATTTTCTGTTTCAAATCCCTTTTCATCTTTATCGCCACCTATACCCTGCTGTGCAGTCATTTGTGTAAACCCACTTTTTAATATTTGAATAGGTATTTTTTGCCACAAATGAATTCCAGGATTAAATGTCTTTAAGGTTATTTCTAACTGCATTTTATTCATTTCATCTAAATTCTGTTGATTGCTTAATGCGGCAAATGAATAGTTAAGATGTACATTTGGCATATCATCTGATTGAATAGGGAGCCTTCCCATGTATTTTGATTTTACCTCTTTAGTATATCTGTCTTCATCTCTTCTTCCCTTTAGCGGCTCCTCAATGTCCTTCATACTATCACTAGCGAGTGGTTCTATTTCATGAGCAACAACACCAACAGAGTCGTTCTCAAAATATATCATTTTTCTTTTATAGCCGTTCTTTTTAGAAAGTCCGCCTGAATTGTTAACTAAGTTATAGCTTTGTATGAATGAATTAGTAGAATTCATAGACGAAGCGTTAGTTAGCATGTTAGGTATTCCTATTGCGTTTGAAGTCTGTTCTTCTCCATCTTCATCGAAATCTATTTCAAAGTTAATAAGTGTTTCATCCATTCCATCTTCTGAATTTAAAAGAGCATTAATATCTACGAAACATATATTATAATAAGGATCGATACAATATGTCTGAAAACTATCTTCACCGACATATGAATGTTCCACTAAATTATTTAAAAATTCTATATTAGGTTGACATGCATTAAGTGCTTTCATTGCGTCATCCGATGAATCAATGTTAGTTGCTAATCCTAGTTTTAAATTATTAGCAAATTCTTCTATCTGTTCTCTAGATGTTCCTTCATACGAAGCACATCCTTCTGAATATAATGTAGGTACTTTCATCGTACCCTGTATAGAAAATTTAGTGCCACTAGTGGCTTTTTTCAAATCGCCAGTAGCAGGGCCTCCTATTTCATCTATATCAAAATCTATTCTAATATCTTTAAAAGTGTCTTGTTGTCTTGCTGCAATTCTAACTGAAACGACATCACCATCTCTTGGAATTTGATCCGCATCAAAGGTTCCTCTAGTGTCTATTATAGTTAGGGCTAATTTAGGAATTTTAGTACTACAATCAATTTCAAATCTCTTAACATCTTGTCCCGTAAATGAAGCTCCATTAATAACTACCATTGGAATAGGACCTCCTATTTCATGGCTCATTTTCTGTCCACCCTCATCTTCACCATGTGCATCAAACTTTATTGTGTCTAATTCCAATGAGTGTTCTATTACATTTAGAATGTGATTATCTATCGGCATTTATTTTAGTTTTAATATGTGGGTTTGTTAATGATCTTCTTTTTAACGAGGATATCTACAAAATCTCTAAAGTCCATTCCTACCTTAGCTCCTTTAACGTCTTTATCACCTTCAACGAATACGCCACCATCAAAATAGTAACTCTTTCCATTATCGGCTGCTACTTTAATTAAAGTACCTAACATAACCTTTCCAGGAACTCTTACCTTAGAACCATGTAAAGCTTTTACGGAATCTTTGTTCCATTTGCTTAAATACATTTCTTCTCCAGTTGTACTTCCACCAGCTACCATTCCACCGGCTGCCGTTAATGCTTCACCTTCGGGTGTGTCTCTTTCAGCATAAAGAACTGCGATGATTTCTTTTGCTAGATCTTGGTCTCTTCCGACCTTTAATCCCTCGTTAAGGAACTGTTCAAATAATTGTACGTGTTTCATAATTGTTTTTATTTATTTTATTCTTAGATTTTAACTTGTCCGTTACTGACGTCGATATTTGTTTCGCCAGATCTTAAAATATTTGGAGGTAATATTTCTTTATTATATTTTTTAGATAGATACTCAATTCTATTAGCATCCTTAACTGGTAGTCTTTTTGTATTAATAAACTGTTCTCTAATAGGATTTTTATAAGTAGCATTAAGCATTAATTTCCATTTCTTCTTTCCAGAATCTTGATTAGGAATTAGTAATACATCACCTTCTTTGATAGAAAATGGATTTGAAATTCCATTAAATTTTAAAATATCATCAGTACGATCATGTGTTCCGTATTCTGACAAAGATATTAGATCTATTCTACCCGTTTCGTCAGCTTCTACAATATGTATTGATTGTACTGCGCTTTCCGTCATGTCTAGAAAAACAAACGATGGAGAAGCCATTGTTAGTTTATCCTCAGATAATTTCTTATTATCTATACTATATAGTTTTATCATTATCCGTTAGCTATTTTTCTAAATTCTCTATTGAGAGCCTTTCTCTTATCTTTACCACCGTAGGCTGTTTCAATATAAGTTTGATTAACATCAACTCCTTCTTCAGGCTGTAAATAAAATCTACCTCTACCCATATTAAACATAGATTCAATATCCAGTTTATCTCTAGCTCTACCAGGCTTAAGAGTTATTTCTACTGTCATTCTTTCTGGAAAATCTTGTACACCCATACCTCCTTCAAAGGTAACGTTAGTTTCTCTACATGTTAAATTACCTACCATCATTATAGGATTTAAAGGATTACCAACCGTAAGGTGCCATGAACCCGTAGGATCACCTGTTAATAAAGATGCTGCCGCCTGTCCACCTCCTGGAGAATTAAACATTTTCATTAAAGTACCTCCTAATATATTATTTAAGAATTTAGAATCACCTTTACCAGACATCGCGTTTCCTATATCTTTGGCAACTCCTTTAAACATGTCTCCTAAACCAGATGCAACGCTTTTAATAAATCCACTATAATTACCCGATTTAATTAAACTAAGATCACCCAATGGTTTACCAGCTGATCCGTTTCCTACATATCTAACTGATCCTCCCCAGAAAGGAGCCTGACTGGAAGTTAGTACCATTATGTTTGCTAACTGATCTAGCATTAAAACCTTAGGATTTGCTCCACCAAAGGATCTTAATTCATATTCAAATTTAAGTTTAAATTCTTGATTAAAAGTTAAACCTTGATCTCTAAAAGATACATCTTTAATTACATTCACCGGACCGAATATATGATTAGGATATGTAGTTGCTTGTGCATCATATCCACTTCCTCCGTTTTTTCTTCTTTGTGCCGTTACACCATCTACACCTGCCGCTGCATTAGCCGCTGCAGTACCTATTACACTAGAATCTAAGAATTGTCCAAATGCACCTCTTCTGCTTGAGTTATTAGATTGTACAGTTTGCACTGAAGCTGATTCATCTTTCCAATTATATCCATGTGACCAATTAAGAATTGAGGACATACTATTACCTGTAACTTCACTCATCCATGTTACTGCTCTTGCAATATCGGGTTGATCTGTTTCACGCACTTTACCATCTTTATCAATGTCCATTGGTGTAATAATATCATCCTGTACTGGATATGGAAATCTTCTTAAAGTTAGTAGATAATTATTAGGTATTTTACCATTATATCTACACATTGCAAAGTCGGCGTAATTATACATATATCCATATCCACTTGAACCGGCTGCATTATTTTTAGTAACTTCTACTATTTTAGAAACAGTAGGATTATCTAATGTTCTCTCGTCTATTTTATTATATTCAATAGAGTCTACTCCTTTAGACTTAGCAGCTCCACCTGGTGTAAAGAAACTACCTCTATAATTTACTAGAGTATATTTATTAAAAGTAGAATATGCATGTACACCATCCGTTATTTTTTCTTTAGTGTCTTTTCCATCCTTTCCTCTTTTATAATATATTACTGAGTCAGCCTCTTGTGTATAATATTGTGATTTTCCACCAGGAGCAACGTTACTTAAAGGCTCACCCACTAAAAGAGCTCTACTTCTTGTGTTAGGGTTATCAAACGTTCCGAGCAGTGTATTCTGAGGATCTACATTCGCAGAACGAGCACCCTTTCCGTCTGGGCTTGACAAATTAAAGAAGTTATCTACTTTATCTCCAAATCCTGAAACTGATGATTTTAAACTGGAAGCGGCTCCCGCTGATACTAATCCAAATAATGGCATATTGTAATATTATGTTTTTACTAGGTTTTATATATTCACAATTCTATGTCATCCAGATCGTCTGACTGTGGTCTATATAAAAGCTTATCATAATATTTATCCGTCTTTGGTTCTCTATCTCCTAAAAACTTCTTGAGATGGGCAGCATATACTCCCCTGGATTGATAATAATATTTGCCAGAAGAATATACACTTCTGCTTGAGAGTTCAAATATATCTTTAAAATTCTTTTCGATTAAGAAATCTTGTATATTATTAAATAGATCTATTACCTCTGTCTTGGTTTTAACACACATTACAGAATCAACTGAGATCATATAAGATTCCCATTTAGAATCTATTTGATTCTGAAAATCTTTCATAGATTTATAGTTCTTTCTAGTAAGACCGAATGTTGTAGTTCTATTATTAAAGTCTTTTGAAAACTTCATACCGAAGAGATATCTTTTTAAGAAATCTATGTTGTCATGAAACTTAGTAATTCTTATTTGATACCTTGGCATATCCTCGTCGAACTTAACGTCATGAATTATTCCATAAACGGGAAATACAATGTGAGAATGTCTAGTGTTGGATATAAGGGCATGTATTCTTTCACCCTTTGAAAATAACTTATGCCTTATCATTATAGATCGATTATCTTGACGCTTTCGAATCTTTTAAGAACGCCTTTAGGATAATCATCTCTGTTAATGACTGTTAAGTTTAGTGATGCATCAGGTTCTATTGTTTCTTTTAAAAATAATTTAAAGTTGTCAATAGTTTCTGCATCTAAATTTTTAAATAAGTAAATGATTTTTTCTAAGTCGGCATTCTTATTTAGAACATTAATGAAAGAATCTCTTATTGCAAGACCAATTACAGAGCGATGTGGTTCAGTGTCATAGGGATCTGATTTAACTAGCTTATTTCTAATGCTATAGAAATCTATAACCGTTTCTCCTGGGTTGTTTCTACAGAATTTATTAAATTCCTTTCTACTATTACACCATACACATTCTATTGTAATTTCAGTCGTTGTTGTCATCTTATCAATTTCTCCAATTCTTTAATTTTAGTTTGTAAAGTTTGGATTTTATGTTTTGTTTCGATGGTAGAGGGACTGTAATTAGTTCCCCATTCAGTGACCACCTTTATTTGATTAGATTGTTTTGAATTACCAAAATCTAATCCGACATCGATACAGATATCTCTGATAAAATTTAATCTATCATCGATACCTTTATCAAAATCATAGACAATAACTGACTCGTATTTCTCACCAGCCGCATTGATGTTATCATCTGTTACGGTTTTAATTACACCGTTATCTGCTATCTTAAGAGTTATCTCCTGCATTTAGTCTTTCTTCTAGGGATTGTTGAACTTTCTTGTATATTTTCCTAGCCGCTTTTCTATCAGCTCTATAAGTTTCTTTATCTTTGATTGTAGTCATTGCGAAGGCTTCTTCTAATAAATCAATCTCTTCTTTATTATAACCCACCTTAGTCCATGTTTCCTTTAATGAATTAAGCTTTGAACCTAACTGCTCTTCAATTTGGTCATTGACTTTTTTCTCATGAGCCTCTTGGAATTGTTTTCCTTCCTCCTGTTTCATGGCGTACCACGCTATTCCTTTTTCAGAGAATCTTCCCCATTCGTTTTTAGCTTTTAATAACCCAGCTCTTTTATAGGTGTCTCTTCTGTATTTTCTTGCTTGACTCATAGTTTATAATAATTAGTTACAAATTCAGTTATTTGTTCGTTTAAAAATTCTTGTAGGTTATTTATCTCTATTTGAGAAACAGCTGATTTAGAGATCTCTTCTAAGATTTGTTCTTTTTCTTCTTCAGAGTTTTCAACTAGCATGTTAAATATTTCTTTCTTAGGAAGATTAATTCCTACGCTTAATTGAAATGATTCGACATTCTTAGCAGATAAAGTTTTAATTAATTGACCAAGGGGAGAAGTATTTTCTTTAACTTCTACCTTTTTTTCAATTTCTTTAACGGGAGCTTTTTTAGGCGTAGGTGTAGTTCCTACAAGCTCGACTCCAGGAAATGGTAATCCTTCAGTAGTTATTAGTTCTAAAAACTCAGGTAATACTTTGTTGAATATTTTAGATCCATCTTTAAAGTAAGTAAATTCAGAATCTTTAGATTCTACCTCAACCACTTTACCAAAATTATCTCCCTTTTTCCACTGATATTTTACAATATCTTTTTCTTCAGTTGTTTGCATGATTTAACCTATTTTATTATTATACACCTAAACTTAGAAAAGTTTAAGCTGTGGTATAATATAGAAGGTATTAGATTCTCCTTCTTGATAGAACTTTATAAAGTCGTTTATAAAGGCATGGGATGTAGATGGTCCTATCATTGCCTCTGTCTTTTTAATATACCTTCTAAAAAACTCATGGCTTCCATGTTCTTTTAAATAGTCTTCTAGGCGGTTTACTTCTGGTAAGTTTATTTTATTAATGCTCATTCCATACGATTACTTGTTCAACAATAATTCCTGCCTTTTTTAATAAAGAAATACCTGACAGATCTCTATATCCTTCACAGTAGAATACTTTTTCTACACCAGCTTGTATAATTAACTTAGCGCATTCAAAGCATGGAGAAGTAGTAGTATATAGGATCGATCCTTTCGAAGTAAGTGTAGATTTTGAAATCTTCATTAGTGCATTTGATTCTGCATGTAAGACTTCTTGTTTAGTAACTTGTTTAGAACAACAAGTATCTTCACATTCATATCCTTTTTCTATTAAAATTTCTTTGTGATCAGGATTATCTATATTTCTAGTTTGAGTTTCTTCACATTGATTATCAAAACCATGTGGAGTTCCATTATATCCAAATGAAACAATCTGCTCGTCTTTAACTACTATACAGCCGACTTTCCTTCTCTCAGCATAACTAAGTTTAGAAATTTGATATGCTATTTGCATGTATATTACGTCTACTGAAATTCTTGGCATATTACTTTATAAATAAAAAGGGTCCATGTATTATACATGAACCCTTTAAAAAGTTTATATTGTTAATTTTAATATTAAGCTTCTGGAGTTTCCTCACCAACAGCTGAATCAGATTCTTTCATCTCATTCACTTTCTTAGAATATGCTTCGATCATTTCATTACATGCAGCTTCATAAGCTTCAACTGAATAATCTTCTTTCATTTCTTTAAGGCATTGAGCAGCCATTCCGCCAACTAATGCAGCATTTTCTTTCATATAAGTTTCAACAGTATGCTCATCATGTGCATCGTCTTCCCATGCTTTAGCTTCATTTTTACAAGATTCGTAAACCTCTTTTAACATATCAGAAACTAGTGCTGTTTCTTCCTCTTCTTCAGCAACCTCTTCAGTTTCTTCTTCAGCAACTTCTTTAGTTTCTTCTTCAGCAACAACTTCTTCAGTTTCTTCTTCAGCAACTTCTTCAGTTTCTTCAGCTTCAGAAATTTCTTCATTTCCAGCAGCATCAACAGTGTCTTCTAATTCAGCTTCTAATTCGTCTGATTTGTCTTCAGGAGTTTCACAGTCATTATCAACTACTTCAGTTTCATCTTTTAAATCTTCAGCAGGTAAACCAGCTTCTTCACCAGATTCAGTTACTGCTTCGATGTTTTCAACTATTTCATCTTCGATTACTTCTTCAGATTCTTTAATACCTAAGAAATCGGCAGCAGCTGCCTTTAATTCGTCATAAGTATATTTGCCTGCTAGAGCGTCATCAAGAATTGTTCCTCCTTTTTTACCAATCGCGTATAATGATACGTGATCAAATCCTAACCAAGGTCCAACGAATTCGTCTGATGCTTTTAAACCTAAATCAACGGATAGTGTCCATGATAAAGATCTTCTTCCTAGGAATTGGTCATTGTAACCTAATTTTCCAGCTTTAATATAACCGGATGCGTTTACTGCTTCTTCTATAGCATCACCGTTTCCTTGAACTTCTTCCGCTTTTTCTTCAGATTGTTCAACTGGCTCAGCTGTTGCAACTACGTCTTGTTGCACCTCCTCAGTTCTATCCATCTCAGATAAAAACTGTTCAAATGATTTTAATTTTGCCATAATTTTTTATTTTATTTGTTTTATTGTATTAATTACTATCTATATATCCCTTTTTATAGGGTTTTAATCTTATTTTGTTTCATCCAGGCTTCTAGCTCTTTAACTGCTCTATCGAATACCCTGTTTCTATCAATTTTTAATTCAAATGAATTAAAGTAATTTTTCATCATATAATACGCAGGTTCTACGCTTTCATCATTCGCTGCTAGATCTTCTACGTGTTTAGAAACTTCATACGCATAATATGCAGATTTTTCAGCCATAGGGTTTGTCATTGCTTGATAGAATTGTCCACCATAGAATTTACCTACTATGTCTCCGAATTTTTCTTTCATTTCTATCCATGAAATTCCTTCTAATCCAATCCATAATTTGGCTTGAACAGATTTCGTATCTTTTCTAATAAAACCGGCCTTAGCCATTTCTTTAGATATATCTTTAATTTTCTTAGGAATTGGTAATTTACCAAACTCTTTTTCCCATGTAGAAATTTCTTTGTCGTTTACAAAGGATTCAAATAGCTTTATGTGTTTCATTTTTTAGTTATTTGTATTTTCAAAGAAGAAGTACCCTGTATAATTCTATGATACTCTCCTGCATTTACTTCTATATATCCTTTTAATTCTATAGGGAGCTTATTATCATATTGGAACTTCCAATCATTTTCGTTTAAAGCTTCGATAACCCTGTCCTCCTCGTCGAAGTGCCATTTAAAAAGATGTTCAGGTTGGTTTGGTAAGAATTCTCTAATGATTATATTTTTTGAAACAGTCGTCTCCGTAAAGGGTAATGTTTTATCATCGACCATGGATATCATTTCTTCCATGGACATTTCTCCACAACCGCAACTTTTACATTTACAATCTTTATCTACCATGGTTGATCACTTTTTATACCAAGCTGTTTTCCAAAAAGAGTAGGTCCGTAACATGCCCAAAATCCCGCCTTAGTCGGATCCATCTTAGCCATTTTATCACAACCGTGTCTAGCCCAAAAGTTAGCTGCTCTTCCCGGGTCGTCGTTCTTAATAGTAGATGAAGGATCTCCCCATTCTAATTTCTTAGCAATGATGTTTCCTTCTTTATCAGTTCTTCCACTATTTCTGTAAACTATGAATTTCTTATTTCCACCCCTTGTTGGTGAATCTAATTTTACATTCTTTTGATTTCCTCCTCTAGGTTTATAGACTGCTTTAGTTCCTACTTCTAGATTTTTAGCCATCCATCCTGAAGGACCCTTTAAGATAATATTGTTTTTATCCCAATATTGCTTTACTTCTTCAAATAATTCAATATATGCATCGCTTCCTAAACGAAAGAATGAATTAGTAAGATCTAATCCTTCTTCAATGTGAGCTTTTAATTCGGGGGAAACTTCGTTCCAATCTTCAAATGTCTTTATAAACTTCATAACTTATATATCTATGATAGAACGAGCTCCTTTAAAAACTCCTGCTTGTATCGCTGTAGGGCAAGTTCTTTCGCCTTTGCTTCGAGTTCGATATCTAGATCCATACCATACGTTTCAATGTGATCATATACATAATCAGCATGTGCACGTTTATTGCCTTGTGTAGCATCTTCGTGTATTTGTTTACATGAAGAATAGTGGCATAGTTGGCGAATTCCTTTAGGCCATGATTTAGCTGCAAGTTCTAGAGCTTCTTTTTCTGGCATTGAATCTTCGTAGCACCAGTGATGATGATAGTCAAATGTGATTGGAGTTTTACCCGTTAATAGATGTATGTCATATAAATCCTGTACCGAATACTGTGCTGTTTTGTCATCGTTTTCGATAACTAGACGATTCGCTGCACCTGGAGTAAGTCGCTTGAAATTTTCAGCAAATCTTTTCTTAGTAGCTTCTTTATCGTCGTAGGTTCCGCCGATGTGAATATTGATAGCAGCATAAGGAGTTTGTGGTAAATCTAGCATATCCATTATTTCGCCGTGTTGACGTAAATCTTTAAGGGCTTTGATAACTACCTTTTCATTCGGAGAAGCAAGAACATTGAAAGGACCTGGATGGAATGTCAATCTTTGGCCATATTGTTTAGCAAGTTTACCTGCACCTTTCATTAGATTACACACTTTGTCATAATCAGGAAGTTCAGATAATTCGTATTCCGACATCCATGGAAATAGATTACTTGACATACGATACATTGTTATGTCGTTCTTGTAATTCCACTTGATAATTTCTATCATGTCCTTGATATTTAACACTGCAAGTTCTGATGCGTATTTAATACCTTTTTCCATGAAGGTTCTTTTAATCATTTTTCTACCAACATATATGTTCGATTCTTTTTTAAGAGTCATGTTGATACAACAATATCCGTAGTCTGCTGCCATATATTTTATATTAAGAGTTTGTATTAAGTTTCTTTTTTACTTCTTTGACCGTTCGTTCGGCCATGCATGCTTCTTCTAACGTAAATACATCGAAATCCATAAAAAGTAATCGGTCTTCAGTCTGAACAAACAGATTGTCACCAATTACTTCATATCCATTTTGTCTGTATACTACACTGTCTTCTATTCGTACGACATGAGTCGTGCCTTCGATTCTAGCAATGCGTTCATACATTGAAATCATTAGTCCCATTGCTTTTCAAATTCGTACCAATGATCTGTTTCTGCACAACACTTGAGTCCGTCGACAATAAGCATATCAATTTCAGAAGCGGAGAGAGTGTCGAACCATGCGCTAATGATACCTTCTAAAAGAGGAAGAGTTTCCTCAGATGTCATTGAATTGCGACCCATGTTAGAATAAATGTATTCTTCCTGTGCTTGTCTAACAATTGCTCCACCAATTCTAATTGCTACATCACCGTTATCGTTAAATCGCCTTCCTGAAAAGTATTCGCCATCTCCGAACTTTTCGAAAATATCCTTTTCTGGATGTCTCATTTTAAAGATTCCAATTTGAGTAGTGAGATGTGGGATAATAGATTTTGCAGGTTCATACCAACTAATTCCGTTTGCTTTGATTGATTCTAAGTTCATGTGTTTGTTTTAATTATTAATTACTATACTAATATAAGCAAAATACTTGAGATAAAAAAACATTTTACTGTTTATTTTTAATCTTCTTTATTTTTATGCTTATTCTTTCTTCGATACTTTTTCTTGTTTCTCACAGGAGTAGGCATACGAAGGGCATCAAGCCACTCTTGTAATGTTAAATTTACTTCTTTTAATTTCTTACCCTTGTTTTCCATTACCTTTCTAAGATTACAAAATCTCCAAACGCTTCGTCAAATACCTTAATAAGATTTTCATAGTCTCCTCCTGTCATTTGAGAATAAAGAGTTTCCCAATCCTTTCCAAGATCTTTTGAAAAACTTTTTGCGTAGGCTAATAGCATGAAGGCATTTCCTTCAGGACCCGTTAAGTCGATTATTACAGGATTTGATTGATGTTTGTGAAGTTTTTTTCTGATCATTATTATTGCTTGATTGATTACTATACTAATATAAGCAAAAAATCTGAGATAAAAAAACTTTTAGCTGTTTATTTTCAAAAAACTTTTGGTTATAACCAGAAGTTATTACAAAAACTTATGGTACAGTTTACCTAAAGGATATTCGTTATCTTCTGACTCCATCTTTTCAGGATGCCATTGAACTGCCCATATCTTTTTATCTAAGTCTTCGAATCCTTCAACTACAGAATATAATGGATATGAAAGATGTGTAGCTTTGAAGTTTTTAGCTAGTATATTACAGTGTTGATGATGCCTAGAATTAACACTAGTTAATGTTCCATTTAAATCTTCAACCGTATGGAATTGAGATGGCTTCCCGCTATGATCAACGTCTTCTGAAAAGTCAGCTGCTTTATGATCTTCTACTATTGCATCAGATAAATCTTCTACCGTTCCTCCAAAATAATGATTTAGGATTTGCATTCCTCTACATATTCCTAATATTCTATTATTAGAATCCAGGGCCTGTTTAATCCATACGAATTCTTTAGCGTCCCTTTCTTCGTCTTTTCCAATGTCTGCTCCTCCACATAATAGTAAAGGGCCTTTGACCTTGCGTCTAAGATCTAGCCATATTATTTCATGGTTGTAATGTGAAAGCCAGAGTCGAATTGCCTCTTTTTCCTTTATTCCCCTTGGAGGTGCTACGTAAATAGTCATAATAAAAACCCAATGAATTTGGGTTATTTTTAAAAAGCTAGGATTTGAAAAGGTTGTTTACCTGATCAACGATATCTTTTCCTTTATAAGATGCCTTAAAATGTTTAAGCAATTCTTTCTTAGCTTTCTTTTTATCAGAAGATGATAAATTGTCAAATCTGTCTATAATAGAAGAATTGTTATCTTTTGCGGCTCTATATTGTCCACCATCATCGATGTATTGTGCATATAGATCGTATGATTTAAAGTATTTTAAGAATAATTCTAGATCAGATAAGATTTCTTTTTCTAGTTGATTCTTTAATTTTCTATAGATGGTTTTCTTTTTGTTATAGTAATATTCCCATCCATCATTTTCTTGCATTCTCCATCCACTTACTTTATACATGTGGATTGTATCTTTAGAAGATAATTTGATTTCAAATTTAATACCCTTGTCAGTTGAAAGATCTTCAATGCTTTTAAGCATATCTTCCTTAGGTAATAATCTCGCCATAATCCATTCAACTTCCTGTTTCATTTCTTCAGGAGAACCCCAGTTCTTTTTGAAATCGTTATATGCGTAATACTTTTCGAATGTCATTAGATGTTTCATACTCTATATATCTATCCTACGAATCCAGGATCTCCAGCTCTTCTATCCCATCCGATATGTTTGACATATCCATCATTATCGTCCACTGATAAACTAACAACTATAAAACCCTGATCTCTATACCAGTGATCTACGAGATGTTCTCTAACCATTCCCGTGTACCCGTTATTTAATAGTCTATAGTCGCTCATTCTTTTTAAGCCTGGATTCCAGCTAAATCCCATATAATCCCTGACTATCATGGGAGTACCATCTTCGTTCAAGTCTCCTGTTGAAAAACTGGCAGGAAGAACAGCTCTAACTTTCATTCCGTTTAATTCAAATACTCTTTCAGATATTTTATTTAAAATCCTATCGTTCTTTGGGCGTATCCATGCTTGTAATATTTTTTCACTAGCAGAGAGAATTCTAATAGAATCTTCGATAAATCCATGTCTATAGAATTCCCAATCTTCTTCACAATGAAAAACATATTTAGTAGTTACGGTAGAGTATGCTTTATCTATTGACTTTGACTGTCCTAGTTTATTTTCATTAAACATAAACTCTAAAGAGTTATTATACTTCTTATTAAGCTCATTACATGCATCAAATACTTCTTCCTGTGCAGAGTCCTCTGTTATAATAAATCTTTCAATTGGATATGTGTTGAATTTAAAAAAAGAGTCTAGTGTTTTTTCTAAAAGATCAACTCTTCCACATGAGGTAAGAACAACTGTAACTGAATTTATTTCCATAGTATTTGTATCGATATTAAAATAAGGGTTAATAATAGAGACACTCCGGTCTTCGCCGTGATACCTTCATTCATAAAGTAATAAGTCATAGCAGTAAATATAAGAATACCACTAGCAAAACCTATGAATCTTCCAGGCCAAAGTAAACCGTCAAAGTGCTCAACAACCATCTGTGTTGCTTTAATTAAAATGTAACTAATAATAGAACCCATTCCAATGGCAACTGGCCATGGGTTTTTCTTAAACCAGGGCCATACAAATTGTCCATTAGTTTGAATCCAAATAAGTCCTTGCCCTAAGAGGAATAATAAAAAGCCGTAAAAAAGTTTCATTAGAATAATGAATTAGTAGTAGTTAATAGATGTGATATAAATGAAGGCCTATGTGAATCACTGGCTCCCATTTCCTTTATTGCAGTTATATGTTGCTTTGTTCCATATCCTTTATTAGAATTCCATCCATATCCTGGAGTTTCTTCATCTAATTCTTTCATTAACATATCTCTACTTGTTTTAGCAAGTATGGATGCAGCAGCGATAGAACTATATTTATTATCTCCACCTATTACGGTTTTAAAAGGTATTCCTTCATATCCGTGGAATTGATCTCCATCCACTAATATAAAATTAAATGAATTGTCAATAGTGTTTAGACATTCTTTCATTCCTAGAAGAGTAGCCTTTAATATGTTAGTAGATTCTATTGTTTCCGTATCTATATGCTGAACGCTATACGCAATTGCGTTATCTAATACTATTTCCCTAGCCTCTTTTCTTTGAGATTCATTTAGCAATTTAGAATCTTTTATTAAAGGATGGTTAAATCCATACGGCATAATAACCGCAGATACTGTAACTGGGCCTGCCAAGGCACCTCGACCTGCTTCGTCTATTCCAACTTCAACGATACTTCTATCGTCATTATAACTTCCTTTAAGTAAGATGTGTTTTGCTTTCTCCATATTAAGTTTTATAGGAGTTATACACACATTTAGTGAAATGTTTATTTAGGCTCGTGGTTTTCCTTCCACTTATCGTATCTCTTTACAACTTCCTGAAGGATCTTTGCTCTAACAATATCTTTTTCAGTAAATTCATGCACACCTATTCCTTTAATACCTGTCATTAATTCAGTAAACGAAGGTAAACCAACATTGGCTTTAGATATATCATGCTGGCTAACGTCTCCTGTTACTATAACCTTAGAGTCTTTACCCATTCTTGTTACAAATAACATTAACTGCTTGAACGTTGCATTCTGTGCTTCATCTAATACCATTAATGATCCGTCAAATGTATCACCTCTCATATAAGCCATTGGCCTAAATACAATAACTTCTTTCTCTACGAGAGTTTGTGCTATTTCAGATCCTACTATTTTTGTAATGTTCGATATGTATGATTGCATGAATGGATCTATCTTGTCTGCGATATCTCCTGGTAAAAATCCTAACTTTTCACCTGCTTCCTGGATGGGTTTACATAATACTATTTGTGAAATCTCTTTTCTAGCTAAGAGGAGGAGTGCAGTATAACATGCTGTAAATGTTTTGGATGTTCCAGCTGGACCTGTGCAAAACGTTATCTGATTCTCTAGTATTGTGTTTGTATATTTCTTTTGGGATTGTCTTAATTGTACTCCTTTTAATTCTGCTTCTTTTATTCCGTATCTTCTTCTTCTAGGTCCATCGGAACTAGATGAAGATTTATTGTTTGAATTGTTTCTGCTCATCGAGTTTAATTTTTTTAGTCTCCTGCCATTATTACCGTTTTTTTAAGCTGCAATAACGTATCACATTTTTCATACTCCTCAAGTTCTTCAAAATATTCTATAATAATATCTATGAACTTGCTTCTTTGTCCTTCGCCATGAGGGATTTCTATCGTATTCTTGCCTTCGCTGAATACAACAAATCTATTAATGGTTTTAGTAAAATTTCTTGTGATAGTATAATAGCTTGATCTCATCAATGCGTCTTTGTCATCACTAAAAGATTCCTTCATTACAAAGTATATTTTTTTATATCGAGATATTAATAATCTCAATTTATATATTTAATTCCGGTAAGGTCTAAGGTAAAATGAAGTAAAAAAATATGTTATTATATTTCTACTTGTCCTTGTTTTCGGCGTTAGATTTCTTTTGAAGATATATTGCCTTTTGGAACTTAAGTCTCTTTAATGCAGAGGGCTTCGTATATTGCTTTTCATCTCTAACCTTTTTCATCTGTTTGGTCTTAATGGTTTTACGCTTATACTGTTTTAAAGCTTTTTCTATATTCCCTTTATCTACATTAATTATTAACATATATTGCTTATGATTTTTTTAAGTTCATGGCATCTTTCATATTCTTCTTGTTCTGCGAAATATTTGATAACCGTTTCTAGTGCTGCTATTTTTTCTTCTTTAGGAGAATTATTGTTTAATGCTCCCATTTCATTTTCAATTATAGCCTTATAAATTAAGTCCATCATTATCTCTTTGGATGATGATTTCAATTTTTCAATAAACGCGATTGATTCTACGCTGTTGTTAACTTCAAATTCTGGATTATTTCTATTGGTATCTGAATTATCCCATTCGTCAAAATCTGGTAAATCATTCATTGTCTATTTCTTTTATTTTTTTTATTAGTTCTATTTGTGAATCTTTAAGGGGTGGATTAAATGCATTTAACTTCACCATAAGGTTACCATAAGTATTCATACTATATATCGGGAATCCTTTACCACTTATTCTTAATATCTTATTATTCTGTGAATTTGGAGGAACATTTACCTTTATTTTATAAAAAGGCGTATTGATTTCTATTTCAGTTCCTAGAATCATATCATAAAAAGAAACATTTGCATCTACATAGATGTCATTTCCGTTTAATATAATCCTATCATCATATTTTAAATTAATTATAATGATTAGATCTCCTTTGGGTGCAGATGAATTAGCAGGATGAGGTTGACCTTTTCCACTAATTTTTAACTTCATACCTTCATAAACTCCTTTAGGTATATTAACGTTTAGTTTTTTAGAACCTATGTCTACTCTCTTTTGGGTTCCATGATAAGATTCTTCTAGGGTTATTGTCATTCTAACCGTAACGTCTCTTCCTTTTGAAGAGGAACCAAACGCATCATTGAACATATCACTGAAGGATCCTTCTCCGTTTTGAAACCAACTATGAAATGGATTGTCAGAAGACTTATATCCTAATTCAATATCATACTTTCTTTTTCTGTTCTCGTCAGATAAAACCTCGTATGCTGTAACTATTTCTTTAAAGGAAGACTCATCCCCTTCGACGGTATCGGGATGATATTGCTTTGCTAGTTTACGATAGGCCTTCTTAATCTCGGCTTGGCTTGCTGACTTGTCTATCTGCAGCAGTTCGTAGTAGTTCATTCTTTCTTTTCTTTACGGCTTCCTTAACGACTTTAATGCTCTTTCTTTTTTCAACCACATCTCTTTTCTGTTGGTTTTCCATAAGATCTGCAATTCTCGTAAGTTGCTCCGCAATGACTTTTAATAATTGTTCTTCCATGATATATTTATACACATTTTATTTATTGTCTAGAATATTTTTAAGATGTGCACATTTTTCATATTCTTCAGATTCCTGAAACCAATCTAACATTTGCTGTAATGTTCTGATAATCGGTTCTATTTCTATGCCGTTGTCTTGCATTGATTTAAAGTCAACTCCTTTTTCTAAGATCATATCCCAGTTATTTCTAACTAGTTTATCTTTCAGTTCGTGAAGGTTATTTTCCATATCTGCATTTTTTTGAATTTGAGCTATTTCATCGTGCTCATCGTTGTTTTGGTCTTCGAAGTCTTCAAACATATTTCTTTATTTTTAATTACTATACTAATATAAGCAAAATTTCTGAGATAAAAAAACTTTTAACTGTTTATTTTCAAAAAAGTTTAAATTAAAATGGAGCTTCAACCTTAGATACTAGTTCCATATCTGACATCTTTAACATCACGTTCATAGTTCCAATAACATCATCTTCACAATAGTCTTTAATTTCTTCTAATCTTCCAGCGTAATACGCTTCTGATACTTCACCACCATACATGTTTTGTTTAGGAGAAGGTATCTGTAAAAGATCACAGATCATAGAAAGAGATGCACCATTCCATCCGCCAAATTTCCATATTTCATTAGTGTCTAATAGACAATTCTCCCATGGCTTAAGTTTTTGTAAGTGTAATTGTTGTGGAATTTCTACACCTTGAATAATGGATCTTTTAATTAAGTAAGGCATATCAAAGCCTTTAATGTTATGACCTACTATTTGAATTTTAGGATTTGCCTTAAAGATTAATGCCATCGTATCCATAAATTCCTTTAGAGTATTCTTTTCATCATCTCCATAAAAAGACTTTATCTTAGGGGTAGGTGTAATGCCATCTGGGAAGGTGACTTGTCCGATTGTAATAACTACTGCTCTTCCGAATTCAGGATAAAGGGCAGCATCCTTGATATACATATCAGCATCTGAAACTCCTTCATACTCTGATTTACTTTGTCTACCATACTTTGCTTTCTTTTCCCAGTGTGAGTATGCATTTTCTCCAATAATCTCTGCAAAGCTATCTAAGTCCTTTGCAGCAGTTGACGTTTCAATGTCAATAAATAACATGTTTTTTAAATCTGAAATACTATACATCTTTTTCTTGTTTTGGGTGAGTTTTTCTAATATTATAAATAGAGACTGGATATCTCATTTGTCTTCCATAATTTCCATTAACAAATGTAAACCATCGATGGCCGTATGTTTCTGTTAATTTGTCAGAGGTACCTTCTAACTTTCCTACTTCCCATGATCCTGCGAAATAGAAATAGTACGTTTCGCCAATAATTGGCTTCTTAACGTGAATAATCTCTAGCTTCTTTTTCTTCTTTGCCATATAGATTATACTCAAATATGTGTAATTGTTTATATTTTCTTCTTTAATCTCATTAAGTATACTACTCTAGAGAAATGATAAAAGGAAAGAATAGGTATCTGTAACACTTCAAACAAGAATAAATTCTGTTCAGTGTTTATAAAGAGTGTTGGATATAATATTGCAGATATTATTCCAAAGATTTTAAATCTTTTATCAAAGAGCATGATCCATGTCGATGACATAAAAAATAGAATAGCAGATATATTATGTATTGTAGGGTAATTTGCAACGCTAAAGCTTGCTATGATTATTAATAAGAATGCCGGTATTTTCCATTCAATAGAACGATGAAGCCATAATCCTAATGAAACTCCTATTGTTAATAAAGGGAATAAGATTGGTTTTAATTGATGATAATCACTATAACTATCCTCTATGCCTAGGATTAATGGCAGACACACTGTATATAATATTGCGTAAATACACAGTGCAAATCGTAACCATAATCTATTCATACTTGGAAGTTTATTAACTATACTTAACTATACACTTCCATTTGGAATTGTTTCAATTAAAAGTGTCCGTGTTCTTTAACACGTCTTATCATAAGATATGTGTTATATGATACGTTAATTTCTGCATATCCTCCTGTAATTGTAGAAGGACAAGATTCTCTAGAAATCCAATAGCTAGGTGGTTCTTTAATTCTTTCTGTTATAAAGTCAAACAGTTTGTCAATGTCCATGTGATGAACCCATAAGTTCACATGCATACAAGTCATATCCGGATATGCCATAATTTATTCTTTTATTTCGAATCGTTCGCTGTCAAGTTCTATAGTTTTTTTATCTAAATCATTAGATAATTTTGTTAGGGCCTTGTCAGTATCTTTGTTTACTTCTCTTCCGTAAAAGTCTTTAAATATTTTACGGTATATTTGCACAGTAGAATCATAAGGAACTCCAGGTTGAGAATTACTTTCTATAATATACAATTTTCCTTCTTGATCTTCCATTATATCAAAACATATATATGGTAAATCTTTAAACTTATCACAGAATTTTTCTATTAGTGTTTTAAATTTTTCAGGAAGAGTTGTAATATCTCTTTTGATATATTTAAAATTCATTTCTTCTTTTCCGTCACCATCACCTGATTTTGCTTTATCATTTAATGGTTCTCTTTCCATCCAAAAGAAAGCATCTCCTTTAAAGTTAATTATTCTATGCTCTGATTTCTTATCTACGAATTCGGAATATACGTCAAATTTAGAATGATCAGCTTTATCCCAATCTTCCTGAGATTTAAAAACCTGAATTCCAATACCTGAATGTCCTTCAGCTGGCTTTGCAATTAATGGAAAACCAATTTCTAAAGCTTCTTTCTCGTCATGGCATGTTTGTGGAATGTTTTCATCTCCATCGACTATTTTATGAAACTCTGCCTTAGATCCAGATTGCTTAATGAATTCTGGTCTATTATATACATTTTCTTTTTTAACTAATCCTTCCTTTAAAAGGGTTTCAACTACTCCTGAATTATAGGTTAATATAGGATAGTCTGGATTAATATCTATGTCTTTATAATTGTCTTTATTGATTTGTATAAAGAAATTATCTGACGCAAATCCTTTATAAGACCACCACCTGTGACCTGAGTCGGGATCAATTGCTAGATAAACTTTAAAAAGATCATTAGTATCTTCGTTTAGGCTTTCGTTAATAAATTGGTTGAATGATTGTATTTGCTTCATATTCTATTTATCCACTCATCTTACAGAAACTTACAGTAATATACCTTGTTCCTGAAAAAATAGGCTTTGCACCGTGTCTATGTGTAATTGCACCTGGGTGTAAAGCTGCCATTCCAACTCTAGGAGGACTAATATTTGCCTTATATAATGGGAAATAAGTTCCACCTCCTGTAAAATCTTCATTCATTCTAACAACAGTTGTTAAATGGCTATTATCATGGTGAAGAGAAAGGTGCGCTTGTGTTTCTGTAGTATACTTTACAATAAATGTTTCATCTGACATAGAATTCCACTGCTTTCCTTCTAAAGTCCAGAACCATATTCCTAATGGCCTAACAAATTCGTTAAGAACCTTTGAGTAAATTTCATTCATCCATACTTTGTCAATGAGCATGTCGGTTGTTGGATAAAATTCATGTCTATCTACTGTCCATTCTCCTTCAGTTTCACATAGTTCAATTAGATCTTTACAAAACTGTTCTTTAAATAAAGGAAATACTAAAACACTCGGAGCCGCTTCGTCAACTATGAGTTCATATTCTCCTTTTCTTAAAAGGGGATCGATGTATTTGTCACACCATGCATCCCAATCGCTTGCATCTAAAATTTCTACGTATTTTCCCATTATTTTACTTTTTCTAATTTAGTTACTTTTTTTTCAACTCCTGATTTTTCAGCGTATGTTTCGTTAGCAACTCCTTCTTCTTCTCCATATCTTGACTCTGCTGAGATAGGATAGTCAGGGCTTTCATTATATGCCCAATCTTCTATTCCTAATTCAATAAATCTAGCGTTGATTTGTTCATTATAATATTGTGCTATTGTTCTAACTCTTCTTTGAATGTCTGCTCTTGATAAATCATGAGTGTTTCTTCCACCTTGATTATTATAGAGAAATTGAATATAGCTTAGTTTAGGTATTTTACATATCTTAGAATATAGGAAGCTTCTGATCACTAATTCAAAATCATCTGCAATTGTTAGACTTCTGTTATGTCCTCCTATTTCAAAATAAGTAGATCTTCTCCATGCTCTAACGTGATTTGGAACTCCTACAATATGTCTGATTGTTTTTGGATTAATATTCTGTTGATTAGCAGGTGACAACATTCTACCTTCATACTCTTCTTCTCTATAAGAACCATATCCTAATGCAAACCCTTCTCCATATCTTTGATTTTCCCACTCTTCATTTACCTCGGCAGTATCTCCATAAAACATACCACAATCAGGATGTGCCTGTGCAGCATTATGTAAATCTTCTGCACATGTTTTAACCAATAAGTCATCATGGTCTAATTCTGCTAGAATATATCCTTTAGCAAGAGAACAACATCTGTATTTAGATTCTCCAATACATCCTCCTGATTTTTCTCTAAAATCATACACCTTTACTCTTGGATCTACTAACGCAATTTCTTCTGCTATCTTTAAAGTTTTACCTCCATCGGTGGAATCATTTACTAAAACCCATTCCCAGTTATTATACGTCTGATCTCTTACGGATCTATATGTGTTCCATAACTTTTCACCAGTATTATATATAGGCGTAAAGAATGAAATCATCTGATCATCTTCTAGGTTAGAAGGAGATAGAATAGAATTCATTGCTACGGAATATGCAGTGTTTCCTATATTTTCCGTGTTCTCAGAATTAAACCACCTTTTTCTAAATTGGAGAGGAAGAGAAGCTAGGTTAGGAAACTCTTTCCATGATTCTCCATTTGTAATAATTGCATCAGGATTAAACGACGTAACTGCGTTAATTACTTCACTATCGTCTTCTAAGTATTTAACGTCTAATTCATCTGCTTCATACGATAAATATTTTATAGACTTTAATTCTGGCTTAGTTTTTCCTATATAAATTATTTTAGGTATTTTTGCACTTGGTACTTTTTCTAAATAATTGTAGTGGCATAAAACCTTGTCAATCCATACGAATGAATCACCATGTGTTTTTAATACTTCTTCTATAAAGAAACCGTCTGCTGCATAATTTGCACTAAACGAATGAGTATCAAATATGCTTCTATTAATAACCATCTGTGCAATGTCAATTTTCTGAAATGCAGTATTTTCACGACTAGCTACTCTAATTTCTTGTCCGGTAAAATCTCTACCTGCAACTAATTGAGAAACGATATGAACCTGTGCAATTGGAAGATTCTTTATACTCGCTTTAATAGTTTTGTAAAAGTCTTCGTGTATAATGTTATCATCATCTAGTAAATAGATCCAACCTGATTTGATTGTTCTAATAATATCAGAAACTTCAGGATATAATAATCCTCCTCTTTGTCCTTTTACAAAATGTAATTTGACATTGACAGTATCTGTTAAGTTCGAGAGAACCTCTGCATCAATATCCTTTAATGCTCCTGTATCAAATACAATGTGCCAATTTACTGTTACTCCCTTAGGCGCATTTAATACTCCTTCTTTAATTGTTAAAAGGTTACTTGTTCTGGTACACCTTGTAATAATATTAATCTTCATATTTATATTTGTTTTTATACGTCAAAAAAGAACATGTGAAAAAATCTAGCATTGTCAATTGCATCTCCAAAATACTGAGTCGCAGCGTGGATATTTTTAGCATTAAACAAGACTAATCTATTATACACATTTCCTACTTCATCTATTTTTTCAAAATTAGATCCATCGTAAAAATTCATTTCATTACTATTACCCTTGAATGCATCTATGTATGCTTGGGTTTTTCTTTTATCGTCATCGAATGTATAATCACCCGTGACTTTACTTCTATAGAACGCAGTTCCAGATGTAGGTGGAGCGTCAGGTGTTAAATATACCATTGCTGCATAAGTTTGATTATCCACGTGATAAACAATCTGTTGATCTGCTGTACAAAATTGAAATATTCCGTTAGCATACCTGTCGTGATTCCAATTGAATATTGGTTTTCCTATAATTTCTTCTAGTTTTTCTTTAGTTCCATCTAAGATAAATCTTTCATTTGCTCTTTGGCCCTTGTGATAATCGGAAGGTGTAAATTCTAAATGGTTCATTGCCCATTCTCTTACAAGGTCAGGATCATTATAAAAATTATCTACTACTATAACATCCTTTGATGTATTTGCAAATCCTGAATGATACGATAACCAGTGTCCGATTGGACCTATTGCAGTTTCTCCAATACTAGTATGGATGACTAGTGTTTTTAGTTTTTTATCAAAAGGAACCTCAATAGTAAATGACATATTCTGATTAGTAAGCTGATTTGAATATACTTCCATTACGTCTTGCCTATCACCTAAAAATTGAACTTTAAGAGGTTCATTTGACATTGAAAAGCCTAAAGCTTCTCCGCCTATTAATCCAACCCATCCATTAAGAGTATATGTGTCTGTATTCTTAGTTACGCTTTCCACATAGAATTTTACATTCTTGTTAAACGTATCATGTTTGATTTTATTATCCATCGATTGTGTTCTATAATATTAGTTATACTTAGATATTTTAAATTGTTTACTAAGTGTAATAAGATAATAAGTTATTACAATCTATATATCACATAAAAAAAGGGTCCTCTTTCGAGGACCCTTTCTAAAATTATCTTGATGATTTAAATTAAGACTCTAAAGTTTTAATTCTTGCTTCAAGTTCTCTAATAGCTTCGATTAAAAGACCGACCATTTTTTCATAGTCAACAGTTTTGTAAACTGTTCCGTCTTCTGCACCATCCATTAGTGGCATTTCATGTTCTCTTACTAACATAGGTAATACCTCTTCTACTTCTTGGGCGATAAGACCTAGATCATGAAGACCTTTTCTGCTACCGCTATTCCAATCGTATTCAACACCTCTTAACTGTAAGACTTTAGATAATGCTTCTTCAATAGTAGTCACGTTATCTTTAAGTCTCGCATCCGAGATAGAAGTTGAGTATGCAACAACATCACCGTCAACGTGAAGGTTACCGTTACTGTATAATCTCATTTCTTCTGAGTTGTTAATGTAGAATTGTTGTAATGCACTACTGTTATTGTAGTACACATATTCACCACCTGAGTTACCAACATACTGATTAGAATATAATCTGTAGTTAGACGTGTTAGGACCTACGGCACCTTGGTTACCCGTGTTACCTTTAGGACCAGTTGCACCAGTATAACCTTGAGCACCATTAGATCCATTAGATCCATTTGCACCAGTTAAACCTCTGTCACCTTTAGGACCCGTAGGACCAGTGTAACCTTGAGGACCTGTATTACCAGTTGTACCTTTAGGACCAGTTGAACCTTTAAGACCTTGGAAACCTTGATAACCTCTAGCACCAGTTGAACCAACAGTACCTTTAGGACCTGTAGGACCAGTGTAACCTTGAGGACCTCTAGCACCTGTGTCACCTTTAGTACCCTTAGCACCAGTTCCACCAGTTGGACCAACAGAACCTTGAGCACCAGTTGAACCAGTGTTACCTTTAGGACCTGTAGGACCAGTTGAACCAACATTACCTTTAGAACCAATAACACCTTGAGCACCTGTAGGACCAGTTGAACCAACGTTACCTTTAGCACCTAGAGCACCTTGAGCACCTGTATTACCAGTGTTACCTTTAGGACCAGTTGAACCAACGTTACCTTTAACACCAATTATACCTTGGAAACCTCTAGCACCACCAGCACCAGTAGAACCTTTAGGACCAACTGAACCAGTTGCACCTGTAAGACCTTGAGGACCAGTAGCACCTCTAGCGCCAGTTGCACCTTGAGCACCAGTATTACCTTTAACACCGATATCACCTTTAGTACCTTTAGCACCCGTTCCACCAGTTAAACCTTGGAAACCTTGATAACCTCTAGCACCTGTGTTACCAACGCTACCTTTAGGACCAACAGGACCAACAGAACCTTGATTACCAGTATTACCAGTATTACCTTTAGCACCTAGAGCACCTTGAGCACCAGTTGAACCAGTGTTACCTTTAGCACCTAGAGCACCTTGGGCACCAGTTGAACCTGTATTACCTTTAGGACCAACAGCACCAACAGCACCTCTTGCACCACCAGTACCTTGAGCACCTGTGTTACCAGTATTACCTTTAGCACCAACGTTACCTTTAACACCAATTACACCTTGGAAACCAGTTGGACCAGTATTACCAGTATTACCTTTAAGTCCAATATCACCTTTAGCACCTGTAGCACCAGTTATACCTTGAATACCAATTAGACCTCTGTCACCTTTAGCACCAGTTCCACCAGTTGCACCAGTTGAACCTTGGAAACCTTGAGCACCAGTGTTACCTGTGTTACCTTTAAGTCCAATATCACCTTTAGTACCTTTAGCACCTACAGCACCTTGAATACCTTGAATACCTCTGTCACCTTTAGCACCAGTTATACCTTGGAAACCTTGATTACCTTTAGCACCAACATCACCTTTAGTACCCTTAGCACCTACAGCACCTTGAATACCTTGGAAACCTTGATTACCTTTAGCACCAACATCACCTTTAGTACCTTTAGCACCAGTAAAACCTTGGAAACCTTGAGCACCTGTAGCACCTCTGTCACCTTTAGTACCTTTAGCACCTGTAGCACCAGTTATACCTTGGAAACCTTGGAAACCTTGATCACCTTTAGCACCTGTATTACCTTTAGTACCTGTTATACCTTGGAAACCTTGATCACCTTTAGCACCAACATTACCTTTAGTACCTTTAGCACCAACGGTACCTTGAATACCTTGGAAACCTTGATCACCTTTAGCACCAACATTACCTTTAGTACCAGTTATACCTTGGAAACCTTGAGCACCTGTAGCACCTCTATCACCTTTAGTACCTTTGATACCAATAACACCATTTGCACCTTGGAAACCTTGATCACCTTTAGTACCAACATTACCTTTAGCACCAGTTATACCTTGGAAACCTTGATCACCTTTAGCACCTGTGTTACCAACGATACCTTGAATACCTCTGTCACCTTTAGCACCTTGAGCACCAGTGTTACCTTGATCACCTTTAGTACCAATGTTACCTTTAGCACCAGTTATACCTTGGAAACCTTGATCACCTTTAGCACCTGTGTTACCTTGTTTACCTTGTACACCAATAACACCTTGTTCACCAGTATCACCTTTAGCACCTTGAGCACCTGTGTTACCAACAACACCTTTAGCACCAGTTATACCTTGGAAACCTTGATCACCTTTAGCACCTTTACCACCATCAGCTCCAGCAGCTCCAGTATTTCCTTGGAAACCTCTATCGCCTTTGTCGCCTTTGTCGCCTTTTAAACCAGTTTGACCTTGGAAACCTTGATCACCTTTAAGACCTTGCTCACCTCTGTCTCCATTGGCACCAGTTTTACCTTGAACACCTTGAATACCTTGTTCACCAGTATCACCTTTAAGACCTTGGTAACCTAAATCACCTTTATCACCTGTTCTTGCGAACGTTACTATTAATTCTTCATTTGCTGAGAATACATTAGCTGCAGAAGCATATAATGTGTTACCAACTACTTGGAAATATGTATTAACCTCTTGTAAAGAAGAGATTGTAAATAACATATATTGAGAAGAATCTAATTTATTAGAAATTCTAATATGACCTTTAATTGTAGATGTAGAATCGTCAATAGTTCTTAAGTATTGCTGAACGTCATTGTTAGTTGCATTTAAATCATCAATGTTGATTTGTGTTGCACTTCCAGCAGCGTCAGTGTTAAGACTAATATATCCTGCACCCGGATCGCCTGCGGTACCAGAATTAAATTTATAGTAGAATGTTGCTCCACCAAAATTACCTTCAGGACCTTGGAAACCTTGATCACCTTTGTCACCTTTGATACCTCTATCACCTTTGTCACCTTTGAAACCTTGATCTCCTTGGTCACCTTTAGCTCCAGTGTTTCCTTGGAAACCTCTTTCACCTGTATCACCTTTTAAACCAACATCTCCTTGATCACCTTTAGCTCCAGTATCTCCTTGGGCACCGACTTTACCATCAATACCTTGGAAACCTCTATCACCTTGATCACCTTTAAGACCTCTTTCTCCTTTGTCACCTTGGTCACCTTTGACACCAACGATACCTTGGAAACCTCTGTCACCTTTATCACCTTTAAGACCTCTGTCACCTTTAAGACCAGTATCTCCTTGGTCACCTTTAAGACCTGTTTCACCAGTATCTCCTTGATCACCTTTAGCACCTGTATCTCCTTGGTCACCTTTAGTTCCAGTTATACCTTGGAAACCTTGATCACCTTTATCGCCTTTAAGACCTATATCACCTTTAAGACCAGTTTCACCAGTATCTCCTTGATCACCTTTAGCTCCAGTATCTCCTTGGTCACCTTTAGTTCCAGTGTTTCCTTGGAAACCTTGAATACCTCTGTCACCTTTAAGACCTGTTTCACCTTGTTCACCAGTGTCACCTTGATCACCTTTAAGACCTTGATCACCAGTTACACCTTGATCACCAGTTATACCTTGGAAACCTTGATCACCTTTAGTACCAACTTTACCGTCAATACCTTGATCACCTTTGTCACCTTTAAGACCAGTTTCACCATTAGCACCAGTATCTCCTTGATCACCTTTTAAACCGGTGTCACCTTGATCTCCTTTAAGACCAGTGTTTCCTTGGAAACCTTGAAGACCTCTGTCACCTTTAAGACCAGTTTCACCTTGTTCACCAGTTTCACCAGTTTCACCTTGAATACCTTGATCACCAGTTGTACCTTGATTACCAGTTATACCTTGGAAACCTTGATCACCTTTGACTCCGATACCATCGACACCTTGGAAACCTTGATCACCTTTGTCACCTTTAAGACCTGTTTCACCAATATCTCCTTGATCACCTTTAGCACCAGTATCTCCTTGATCACCTTTAATACCCGTATCTCCTTGGTCACCTTTAGCACCTTGTATACCATCATCACCAATAGAACCCTGAACACCAGTTTCACCTTGAGCTCCAATAACACCTTGGTCACCAGTTATACCTTGGAAACCTTGAATACCTTGATCACCTTTAGCACCAACGTCTCCTTGGTCACCTTTAAGACCTGTTTCACCAGTATCTCCTTGATCACCTTTAAGACCTGTATCTCCTTGATCACCTTTAGCACCAACTTTACCGTCAATACCTTGGAAACCTTGATCACCTTTAGCACCAGTTTCACCAGTTATACCTTGGAAACCTTGATCACCTTTAGCTCCAGTATCTCCTTGGTCACCTTTAAGACCTGTTTCACCAGTATCTCCTTGATCACCTTTAAGACCTGTTTCACCACGATCACCGACTTTACCGTCAATACCTTGGAAACCTTGATCACCTTTAAGACCTTGTTCACCGTCAGCACCAACAGCACCTTGAGCACCAATAGCACCTTGAGCACCAGTTTCACCGATTATACCTTGGAAACCTTGATCACCTTTTTCACCAGTTTCACCTTGTTTACCATCAGCACCAATATCTCCTTGGTCACCTTTAAGACCTGTTTCACCAGTATCTCCTTGGTCACCTTTAAGACCTGTTTCACCAGTATCTCCTTGATCACCTTTTTCACCAGTTATACCTTGGAAACCTTGATCACCTTTTTCACCAGTGTCACCTTTTAAACCAGTTTCACCTCTTAGACCTGTTTCACCAGTATCACCTTTTAAACCAGTGTCACCTTGATCACCTTTTAAACCGGTGTCACCTTGATCTCCTTTAAGACCAGTTTCACCTTGAATACCTTGGAAACCTTGAGCACCTACTTTACCTTCAATACCTTGTTCTCCTGTATCACCTTGATCACCTTTAAGACCTGTTTCACCAGTATCTCCTTGGTCACCTTTAAGACCTGTTTCACCAGTATCTCCTTGGTCTCCTTTAAGACCTTGATCACCTGTTTTACCTTGAATACCTTGTTCACCTCTATCTCCAGTTGCGCCTGTATCGCCTTGATCTCCTTTAAGACCAATGCCACCTTCAACACCTTGAGCACCAGTTAAACCTATATCACCTTGTAAACCTTGATCACCTGTTATACCTCTATCGCCAGTTTCACCGTTGTCTCCTTGAAAACCTTGAACTCCAGTTGCACCTTGTGCACCTTCATTGCCAGCTCCTTGAGAACCTTGATAACCTTGACTACCAGAAGTACTAATAAATGGATTTGCCATGTTTTAATAATTTATTTTTTTTAGTCGTCTAGATTACTTTTGTCGTATACTACTTCAAACTGATCAGTTCCAGCAAGCTCATAACCTGCAAGAGTTCCGTTCCAGTAAAGTGTATCTCCAGCATCTAAGTCAGAAGCAGGAACAGCAGTTGCACCACCGTCTCTTGAGAAATATACGTCTCCGTTTCTATCATTATAAGATTCGTCAAGTGCTATACCGTTTAAGAATACTTGAACTGTTGAATCTTGGAAAGGAGTATACGTTAGTGTAAGTCCTGTTGATGAGTAATTACCTGAAGTTACAGCAGAGAACGAAGTCTGTGTGAATTCTTCTGGTTGAATTAGGTCTGTTGGCGACTGCGATGGTCTCCATGGAAGAACATGACCCACTGTTTCTGTTAATGCTTGTAAAACAGGATTGCTGTATGCAAAACCTGGATCACCAGTATTAACGTAATCTTCTAAAGTACCGTTACCTGAGTTATCTACAACGTAGAAATCTCCGGGAACTAACTGGTCCAATTTAGGCCATGCTGAAACGTTAATAGTTCCAACTTGCACAGCGATAAAATTGTCCGCGTCTACAATAGATTCGATGATTAATCTTCCTAGCTTGTTAGCAGTGCTTGAATCAGCTAACACCCATCTAGAACCCACATAAGCTATAACAACTCCAGCAGAAAAACCGTGGTCTTCCTGTGTGTAAGCTGATTTAAGCGAACCTGATTCAATGCTGGTGTTAATAAGATCAAGAGCAGCCTGTAAGCCGTCAATTTGCTTGATTTTAATTAATGACATGAATAGTTACATTTTTTTTTATTTATTTTAAATGTGGAATAATTCCACTCAATCTTATATATTATAAATTGATGGGATAAAGGTCCCAGAATCTATAGTATAAGATATTATTTTACGTATTAAAAATCCCACTTATCTGTAAAGTGACATCTTACGTATGTTGGTCGGTTCATTACTGCTCCGCCTTTATGATTTTCTCTGAATCTTACGTTGAAATCTGAATCTTCACTTACGTTACCCCAAGTATCTCTCCATAAAACAGATGCAGATGGTTTATGCATAAACAACCAAGGACTCATTACTACTAAACCTTCCTTTATTCTTGTTATGTTCCACTTTCCTTCAACATCTGGAAGTTCTTCACCATATTCTGTAGAATCTTCAAATGTTTTATCGTCTTTAAATTTCATTACTTCGTTATCGTACCAAGATCTGTTAATCCACCAATTAGCGTCAGGGTTTTTATTAAACTCTATCATTAGGTGTAGTGTATGTTCTTCTAATAACATATCGTCTGAATCCATATATGTAATTAAATTTCCAGTTGCGGCTCCTACTCCTACTCTACGAGGAAAACCTCTATAATATTTGTTGCCTTCTTCGTTTTGCATATATGTACTCATTTCTTTTGAGTTTCTAGAAACGTATATTAATCTTATGTTATCTTCAGTTTGAAAATGAGCATCATATAGTGACTTTGTTTCCATGCAATTGTCTGCTACTATTATTAATTCACAGTTTTTATATAATTGATTTTGAAAACTCTGGACTGCTCTTAAAAATTTAGAATGTGAATCTTTCCTAGATCCTGGATAATTACCAAGATATGATTGCATGATAATACTAATCTTTGGCTTTGCAGCCGCTTCAATTACTTCTTTTAATTCCATTATTTATTATGTTTATTTATATAGGTTTGTTGACCAGTCATATTCGTTTGATAGAGCATGTTTTCCTGGTTCAAAAATATTCTCTATTAGTTTTTTATATGTATCTACGATGTTAGGATTTGTTGTAAGATATCTTGAAAGAACCTTTGTGCTTTTTGCTGTATATTCCTTTTCTATCTCATCATGATGATTTAATACATTCTCTAACATCTTTGCAGCTGACACTGTATCGAATCCTTTATAATAATACCCTGCATCCTTTATCATTGTTGCGTTATGAACTAAAGGATATCCAAAATAAAGAGCGTCTAAATATGCATAGTTTAAAGGATTATCCCATTGATGTGAAAGAACTATATCCGTTTTCTCAGAAAGAAAATTAGTTACTGGGTACCTTGAGCACATTTTTAATTTACCGGAATGAGTTACATCTAAGTGTTTAATGGAACTAATAAAGTATTTACTAGATAATAATCTTTTACCACTTCCTACCCAAAATTCATTGAACGCCTTTTTACCCTTTTTTCTGTATAGTTCTTCTACCATCATGATAAGAGGCATACAATATTTAACTACATTCATATTAGGTTCCATTGAAGATAGGTTCATATCTTCTGCATTCTTGCCTCCTTTATAGAATGCGTCTTTCATACCATTTCTGACGTTTTTAGAATTTTCTTCTTTTATAAACTTAGGACTCCATACAAATGGAACCACTTTAACCTTGTCAGCAGAAAGCCTTCCCATTGTTTGATAGTATGATCTATTTTGATATTCCTGCTGTGGAATAAACCATGCTTCATCGTGGCCATGCGTCCAATTACTTACAGATTCTTTAGAATCAAATAAGACTCTTTCCATATCTATAATATAATTATTACCGCAAAAGTATTTAATAATCTTAATTTTAGGATTCTTTTTTCTAACGGCGACTGTTTGCTCGGTACTAAATGAAGTTCCTAGAAGTATTAATAAATCCGTTGAATTTACTTTATCTGCATATTTATAAATAGGATATTTAGAAGTGTCCCAATCTACCTTTGACAGATCTTTAACTTTATTACTAGTGTCTAACGCATATACACTATGATCTCCTATTTCAGAAAGAGTTTCAATTAAATTTAATACATTTAATTTGATTCCATTTATCCAAAGAGATTCATTATCCTGTTGTAATCCTAGTGTAATTCCAATGTTCATGTTAAACCGATATTTTGTTTTACTATATATTTTAAATAAAAAAGGCTCCTCTTCCGAGGAGCCTTTAATCAATTAAGCATTAAGCTAATAATTTAAACCGAAGTTTAGATTATAGTTTTATACCCATAACTTGAACTTTGTCCTTAGCATCAACGTCATAAGCTAATAAGCCTGTGAAATCGATATCAGTTCCACCTGTACATCTGAAGTCAACGAATACACCGTTTACATAAACAGTTAAATCATCGTTAGTTCCGAATGCAACTGGCTGAGGTAAAGTAAATAAGTTAGTTGCAGTAAATACTGCAGTTTGTCTTAGGTACGTACCACCTTCTTCAACAGCTACTTCTAATGAATCGATAGATGCGTTTATAACATTTACCTCTCCGTTAGTTGTTGCTATCTCAGCAGCTAATTCAGCAGATAAAGCAGATTCAACAGAACCAGCTCTTGTGATTTCAGCAGCTAAGTCACCTTCAACACCTAATACTCTAGTGTCGATTGAAGTGATGTCACCAGCTAATTCACCGTCAACAACCTCTAAAGAATTAACTGAAGCAGTTAATAATAAGTTGTCAGCGTCGTTAGCGTCGATCTGTGCTTTTAACTTAGCGTCTTCACCAGCTCTATCTTCTTTTTCTTGCTCGATAGCAATCGCTAGATTGTTATCAACAGCTTCTAAAGAATCGATAGATCTGTCTTGTGCGATTTGCTCAGCGTTAGTTGAAGCGATTTCAGCAGCTAAAGCAACTTCTAAAGAATCAACAGATGCGTCAGTTCTTACTACGAATGCAGCAAAAGCATCATCATTTTCAGTATCAACAGAGTTGATTAAAGAAACGATTTCAGCGAATGAATCTTTGTCAGCAGTTGAAGCTTCTAAGATTGCATCGATTCTACCTTTTTCTGTAGCGATGTCAGATGCTAATTCACCATCAACAACCTCTAAAGAGTTTACAGATAATGTTAAGTTAGCGTTGTCTAAATCGTTAGCGTCGATTCTAGAACCTAATGCTAAATCAGCAGCAGCTCTTAATCTTGCTTCCTCTTCGATAGAAGATGATAAACCAGCGTCAGCAGCTTCTAAAGAATCAATAGATGCGTTTTGAACAGCTTGCTCAGCAGCAGTTTCAGCGATCTCAGCAGATAATTCTGCAGATATCTTACCTTCCATTGCAGTTGCTCTGTCGATTTCAGCTTGTAAGTCACCTTCAACACCAGATACTCTAGTGTCTAATGAAGTGATGTTACCAGCAAAACCATTGTCAACAACTTCTAATGAATCGATAGATGCGTTAACATTGATAAAATCAGCGTTAGTTGCAGCGATCTCTGCGTTTAAAGCAGCTTCAATAGCATTTTCTCTACCAGTTGCTCTTTCGATTTCAGAAGCTAAGTCACCTTCAACACCTAATACTCTAGTGTCTAATGAAGTGATGTCACCTTCTAAACCAAGAATGTCAGAGTCATTGCTTGTGATTTGTCTCTGAAGATCAGCATCAACTAATTCTAATGAATCGATTGACTTATCTGTTCTTAGTACGAATGAAGCGAATGCATTGTCATTTTCAGTATCAACTGCGTTGATTAAAGAAACGATTTCAGCGAATGAATCTTTGTCTGCTTCTGCAGAATCTAAGATTGCATCTACTCTTTCTTTTTCTGTTACGATCTCAGCCGATAAAGCAGTATCAACAGCTTCTAAAGAAGATACTTCACCTGCGATGAAAGTCTCTAAAGAGTTTACTGATGCGTCTACTGTATCAAATCCTTGTTTGATGTCCCATACGTTTGCAATTTTTACATTGTCAGACGATACAACATTTGCCCATGTGATTGAACTTAGAAAGTCAGAAATTTGTTTTGAACGAATTTGTGCCATATTATTTATATAATTATTTTTTGCACACCCTACATTATTGTAGGATTGGATTATATATTAATACGTTTATTCGTGGGGGGTAAAAAAGTATATAATATCTTAATAAAATTAATTAAATTTTACGTATTTACGTTTTTACGTTTTTCTTATAATACTAAGATAATATATTATTAAGAATAAGATTCGTAGAATAAAGAGACTCTATCTTCATCAGTGAGCTCATATCCCGCGACTATCGAGTTAAAGATTAATTCATCACCTACTCGGATATCTTGGAATGTTCTAGCAGTAGTTCCTCCATCTGATGAAAAGTAACCATCTAGGTTTTTAGTTCCGTCTCCTAATGAAATAGAAATACCATTAATTTCAACGTCAATGTATTGGCCATCTTGCGGTGTAACCGATAATATGATTCCAGTTCTAGATACATTTCCAGATGTATTATTTGGAATTAATTCTTTATCTAGTACTGTGCTAGATTTCTTACCTAGATCAGTTGAAGATAATGCTGAACCATATACATCTAGTTTAAATGAAACTTCGTCCGTAACTAGCCAATTATTTTTATATACACCAGGTCCTTCAGTCGACATTTCGTGAGATACTATAACCTGTATTGCATCATCGATGTCGTCAATACATTCTCCAGAAGAACAGTTGATTCTGTACCAGTCTACTACATTAAAAATAGAATATTGAGCGGTATCGCTTCTGTTTATTAATGTAATCGTACCTTCAATTCCATCTTTATCTATTCTGTTAATTAAAAAGTTTTCTAAAACACTTACTCTAATTCCATCGTAGTCACTATTCATAAATGTCATTTTAGTTACTAGACCAGGGGATCCTGAATCTAAAGATAAGCTTCCTTGTCCAATAGGAACTGAACCATCGATATGTTGAACTTTATAATATGGATCCATGGACGAAGATACACCTATTCCCGAACTTCTTTGAGTAGATTTATACAGAGAAGGATCGTGTCTGTTTTCATTAAATAAAATAGATCCAATTTCCATGTTAGGTAAAGAATAAACCTTAGTAGGTTCTATTCTAGAATTAGTCACTACTATGTTTACGTATATTTTTCCAGCAGGAAGATTTAATGTTTGTAGTTTTGATAATTCAAATTGAAAAACAGCCTGTGTAGTTGGATCGTCATTTACTAATATAAGATCTCCTGAAACTCCGTATACTCTAGGCATTGAATATTGTGCGATTAAATCAGACGATTCATCTAATAAATTCATAGTAAATGTAGAATATAGTGATGTATTAAGATTTCCACCTACCCTATCTCTATATAGTTTTACTGTGTAGACTTGTGAGTCTCCCTGTATAACATCTATTGTGTTATCAATATATCCAATAATATCTTCTTGCGTAACCTGTGGCATTTTTAAACTATTTTGTTTTTATAAACTATATATCTTGATTAATTTGCTCTTAAATGATTGTAAAGCTTAAATTTTAATACTGGCAATACCCTTTCATTCATATCGAATTCTGAATTAACACTGCATCTAAAAAACCTATAATCAGAACTTTCATCTTGTACCTTTGTAATAAAAAGAGAAATTGCTCTTATATCATACACTGTTTCTCCTTCATATTTTAGATTTAAATCTTTCCAGTTTTCTGTCAATAAAGAAGGAACTTTAAAAGAATATATTTGCATGATATCTTCAGGAGTTTTCACTAAAGCATATCCTAGTTTTTTAGTTCTTTTAATATCTGGAATTTCTGTAATGTTAATAGCCTTCTCGACTAATCTAAATACTACCCTTACATTTTTATGTATATCTTCTAATATATCTATAGCTTTATCACAAAGCTTATACATGTCTTCTATATGTTTATCTCCTTCTGGATATTCATATTCTAAAGACATTGTGTCAAGGTTGATTCCCTTGAGAACTCTTAAATTAACGTCTATCTCCTCCTTCCTGTGCTTAATTTTATACATTTCAAGTAGATGATCTTCTACTTCATCGAGTATGGATATTAAGCCTCCATCTTTGAGAATCTTATTAAAAGTGTTCTCAGCTGCTAAGAGTTTATAGTATTTTAATTCAAAATCATGAGGCTCGATAGTGAGCCAATTTGGATCTAATACATTCATGGAATATTTATCTAAAATTCCACGCGTGTATTTTATTTTTTAGAAGATGTCTTCTTTTTAGAAGCTTTTTTAGGTGGAGTTTGTTCGGTTGGAATAACTGCTAATCCCCATTGTAGAATAAACCACTGTGCTTCTTTCTCAGCTTGTTTGATGTCTAATCCTAATGTGTTAACAACAGTTTCTGTAATATGCTTTATAAACTTTTGCTCTTTTTCTTGAGTAGTTTTATATTCCATATACCATTGTGGATTGTCCTTAACATCATCATAGGTTACCCCATGATCTTTTAATTGATGATTGATTAGCTCAATAAATAATTCTCTTTCAATGTCTCTGTTTCTCATAATGATAGTATTGTAATTAGTGCATCCATATCCTGTAACCTAATCCATTCGTCATAGGTTAAAGAGATCATGGTGAAGTCTTTTGCCGGTGTATTTAAAAATTCAAACTCTTTCGTCGTCTCCGAAAAAGGATCACTTAATATCTTATTAAGAGAGTCTAAATCTTGCGTTTTTACGTAAATATGAATTTTCATATAATTTATATATTAAGATTTCCCGATGATTTCGTCAATAATACCATAAGCTTTAGCTTCTTTTGCATTTAACCAAAAGTCTCTAGTCGCATCTTTCATTACTTCGTCAGCTGGTTTTCCACAATATTCTCCTAAAAGATTAAATAATTCTTTATTTACTTTTTGCCATTCTTTCCAATCTATTTCAGCATCTTGAATATTACCATTAAATCCACCAGAGGATTGGTGTAACATTGTAGTAGAATGTCTAAGTGAAGATCTTTTTCCCTTAGTTCCTGCTCCTAATAAAACAGAACCCATTGATGCAGCCATACCAGTATTTACTGTTTTAATATCTGACTTAATGTAATCCATAACATCAACCATTGAAAGTCCACTTTTAACACTTCCACCTGGAGAATCAATATGCATCGTAATATCTGTTCCTCCAACTGAGTCTAAAAACATCAACTGTGCTTGAACAATCGTAGACATATTATCATTAACAGGTCCTGCAACCCATAATAACCTATCCATCATTAATCTAGAAAAGATATCCATCTGAGTAGCTCTTAACTCTCTTTCTTCTAAGATATATGGAGTTAACGAGTTTTCAATCTGCTTCTCATAGTAATTTAATTTAGATGATGAAACATTATGATCACTCATCGCATACTTTTCAAATTCTTTTCCGTAATTCATATAATTCTTTGTGTGTATTATTTTAATATTATATTAAGTTATCCTTAAATGTTTCAACATAAGAATAAGTATTATCAGATTCGGTATCATCTCCTTGTGTTATTAGATTATGATTAGTCATATACACTTGCATGTTTTTGAATTGATAATTAATCCATACGTCAACTGGGCCGACAATAGGCAAACCTTCTAATAATTTCTTAGCTCCTTCGTATGTTAATACATAACCAGATAACCACCATACTCCATTATATAACCGTGATAGATTTTGGGAATGAGGATCCCATGTAAATCCAAATTGATTTGGCAAACTAGAAAGATACAATAAATCCCAATCATTAGGAAGTTCTTTTTCAAATATGCTTTCTATTTTATCTTGAAATTTATGACAAAATTCAAAGTCATCTTCCATTATGAGGGTGACTGGTGTTTTATTCTCTACAATTTCTTTCCAAATTCTATAGTGTGAAAATGCGATTCCAGTTTCAGCAGAAGAACATAATATCTTATTATTTCTTTTTAATTTATTTTTCATTCCGGGAGAAGGATCTATTTCCCAGTGAAATGAAAATGGATATTTGTTAATGTGTATTTTTTTAGAAAACCACTTTATTCTTTTTCCTTCTATTGCGTCAAAGAATCTTAAATGATCTAGTAATGTTTTACGTCCCTTTAGTTTTTGGGAAGATGCTCTCTTCTCTGCTATTTTTAATCTATCTTTCCTGTATGCTAGATGAATAACTACGGTGTCGTCAATATACTTAGTCCATTCAATTCTTTTCTGTCTCTCGAATACTCGTAAGAGTCGAGAGAACCATTTTGATGTGGTTCTAGCGACTCTATTAAATCCTTCAAGCCCGTACTTCATTATTGAATTTATATTCTATTTAGCAAGTCTGTGATGTGTTTACATTTTTCGTAATTTTCTCTTTCTTTAAAAAATTCTAGAGATTTTTGCAAAGACTTATTATATCTATCTTCATCCAAGAGGGATTCATACTCATTTCCTTGTTCATCTATCAATTTACATAGTATATTTCCTTTCATTGATATTCCATCAATAGTATCTTCTATGTGTTGTACGATATTTAAATGAAAACCGACAATGTCATCTATGCCATCTTCCAAGGAACCCAGTTCCATCGTCCTAGTGTTAATCCTGAATTTCGGGTATTCCATCCTTTCCTATGAGTTCTTCTTCATTAATAATACCTGCGAATGATTCTAGAATTTGTCTGAATTCTTTCTGTGTAGGTTTTTCAGTTTCTATAGTCTCGTTTACTTTTTCTATAAAGGATAATCCATGATCTGTTAATAGCATCTTACCCGCTTCAATGGTAAAGAATGGTTGATCTATTATCATTGCGTATTGTGTAGAATCTTCTATAATTTCTTGTTGAATTTTAGCTGCTAATTCGAAGTGTCTTTCGTAGAAATGAGAGTTATCTGCACAATGGTAATATACTCCTAGGTCTAGTTCAGGGTATGTGTCTTTTAACCATAGATGAACATGTTGGTGAACGAATGCAAAGAAAGGTGCGTCAAACGTTAATCCATAGAACACATCATTAGATCTCATTTGAACTTTCATATTCAATTGATTATTTCTAATAAAGAAATTTAAGTACATAGTACATACAAAATCTTTATTACCTTCAAACTGAAATTTGGGTTGATTAAGAAATGCTATCGCCTGTCTCGTGTTTTGATCCGCTTTTAATGAATCTACAACCCATTCTAATTGTTCATTAAATAATAGTGAACCGTAGTTTGAGTTAATTTCATTTGAATTAGGATTAGTTAATGTAGACCAGAATCCTGAAAATTGACCTATATAATCTACATCGTTATCTTTTCGTAGATACCATGTTAATTCACCTGCAAAGTATTTCCAGTTGAATTTTCTATTTTCAAAATTAGCAATAGGCATGTAAGGATCTATAGGTAAAGTTGTAAGGGCTAATTCCTTTACTTTCATATCACGTGGTTGTGATACACTTCCTATATCGTCTATGTTTGTAATTGTTTTTGAGAATTGACTTGAAAAATTCATTTAATAAGTTATTAGTTTATTATTATACTACTTTTTAATAGAAAGTTTATCTTCTTTCTTCGTATGATTGATTGTGTACACCTCGTCTCCTCTAACTATTTCTCCTTTAATAATAGCATCCGCTAAAAGATCTTCAATGTAAGTTTGAACCGCTCTCTTCAAGGGTCTTGCACCATAATCAGGATCATATCCTTTTTCTGCTAAGAATTCCTTTGCTTGCTTAGTAACTTTAATATTATATTTCTGATCAAACATTCTAATTACCAGGTGTCTAACTTCAATATCAACAATTTGAAGAATATCTTCATGCTTTAATTGGTCGAATAATACTACATCATCTAATCTATTTAAAAATTCCGGTGCAAACTTATTTTTAAGTTCCTTTGCGATGATAGCTTCAGTGTGTGCTTTTCTTCCAGCGATTGAAGATTTCTTAGTTTCAAATCCAATACCCGTTCCGAACTCACTTACTTTTTTAGCACCGACATTAGATGTCATAATGATAATCGTATTCGTAAAGTCAACTGTTCTTCCTAATGAATCTGTTAATCTTCCTTCGTCTAATACTTGTAGTAAAGTATTGAATACATCAGGGTGTGCTTTTTCAATTTCATCGAAAAGTACAACCGAATAAGGTCTTCTTCTAACCTGTTCTGTTAATTGACCGCCATCTTCATGACCAACATATCCAGGAGGAGAACCAATTAATCTTGATACTGCAAACTTTTCCATGTATTCGCTCATATCAATTCTAATTAAATGATCTTCTGATCCAAAGTAATAATTAGTAATCGCCTTTACTGTTTCTGTTTTACCAACACCAGTTGGTCCTAAGAACATAAAAGAACCTATAGGTTTTTTAGCAGATGATACACCAGTTCTTGATCTTTTAATTACCTTAGAGAGTGCGTCTACTGCTTGATCTTGTCCAATAATCATTTTCTTAAGCTCTGTTTCCATTGCTAGGATTATTTTACTTTCATCACCTGTCATTCTTGTTACAGGAATTCCTGTTGCTTGTGAAATAGTTTCAGCAATATCTTCGGCTGTTACTTTTTTCTTTTTATCTCTTAGTGACTTTTCCCATGCAGATATTTTCTTTTCAATTAAATTCTTAGATTGAATTTCTTTATCTCTAAAGTGAGCAGCTTTTTCATAGTCTTGTTCTTCAACTGCCTTTAATTTGTCAAGTGTTAAAGCTTCTACCTCAGTCTCCGCTCTTTTAATATGCACAGGTACTTTGATTTCGCTTAAGTGAACTTTTGCACCTGATTCATCCATTAAATCAATAGCCTTATCAGGAAGTTCTCTACTTGTAATATACCTTGTAGAAAGAGAGACACATGCTTCTAGTGCATCATCAGTATATTCAACTGCATGATAATCTTCATAGTTTCCTTTAATTCTTTGTAAGATTTCGATAGTATCTTCCTCGCTAGGTGGATCTATAAATACTTCTTGGAATCTTCTAGTAAGTGCACCATCATCTTCAATATTTTCTCTATATTCATCTAAAGTAGTTGCACCAATACATTGTACTTGTCCTCTCGCTAATGCAGGTTTTAATATATTTGAAGCGTCTAAAGATCCACTAACACCACCTGCTCCAACGATTGTATGTAATTCATCGATAAAAACAATGATGTCTTTGTTATTCTTTAATTCCTCAACGATAAGTTTCATTCTTTCTTCAAACTCACCTCTATATTTTGTACCTGCTACGATATTAGAAATATTGATAGAAACTATTCTTTTCTTTAAAAGAGTTCTTGCTACTTTCTTATCTACGATTCTTTGTGCAATCGCCTCTACTAACGCAGTCTTACCTACACCAGGATCTCCTAAAATAATAGGATTATTCTTCTTTCTTCTCGATAGGATTTGGCAAATTCTATACACTTCTTTTTCCCTTCCGATAATAGGATCTAGATTTCCTTTTGCAGCTTCAGCTGTTAGGTCTTCTCCATACTCATCAACGTAAGGTGTTTTTCTTTTACCGCCTTTTCCTGGATTTTCAAATTGTTCTGCCATTGTAGAATTTAATTGTTATACTTATTTTACTCCGTTTTTAGGAATTGTTTATTTTGACAGATTATCTGCGGCTGCTATTGCAGGTAAGATATCTGGCTTTATTCTTACTTTAATTCCAAGAGACTTAACATAACCTATCGCAGCGTTAACTACTTTATTAGAAGCGTGTTGTTCTTGGTGGTTGAGGTCTAAATCAATTGTATGTATATTTATCCCATTATCCCGAAGATATTGTGTAACTTCGACGGATCTTTCAACTTCTCCCCATAACTTTCTCCACATATCTCGAATAGGTTCTACCTTTTCCTTCTTATAAAGAACATGGCATCCAGTATTTCCAACATGAATTACAACCGTGCTTACGTATGTTGTAAACTCACCCTTTACATGTGAATCACATCCTACGTAAATTCGAATTGAATTATTGGAATTTCTTTTTATGTATTGTTTCAGATATGTCGCTAAATCAATTTGCGACTTATCAGCAAGTCTTCTGAACTTCATCTATTATATTTATTAGAAATTGGTGGAGTCGGTATTCTTAGAAAACTTATTATGATACTCTGTAATTTTAGACACTGCTTCTTCTGCAGTATCAACTACTCTAAATAAATCAAAATCTTTTTGACATATTGCACCATGTTTCCATAAAGTATTTTGCATCCAATCTACGAGACCTTCCCAATAATCTCTACCTACAAGAACAATAGGATATTTTACATTATGTCCGCATTGTGCAAGTGTTATGGCTTCGAATAACTCATCTAAGGTTCCAACACCTCCTGGGCAAATAACAAATGCCTGTGAATATTTAAGGAACATTACTTTTCGTGTAAAGAAATATCTGTTCTCGACTCCTAAATCAACGTAATCGTTCATGCTAGCTTCGAATGGTAATTCAATTCCAACACCTATACTTTTACCTAATGCTTCATGTGCTCCTTTATTTGCAGCTTCCATAATTCCAGGACCACCTCCTGTGATTACACCAAACCCTGCTTCAACGAGAAGCTTTCCAATTTTCTCAGCTTCTTTATACATTGGATTTGTTGATAATGTTCTAGCGCTTCCAAATACAGAAACACAAGGACCTAATTCATTAAACGTATCAAACCCCTTTGTGAATTCTCCCTGAATTCTTAGAATCTGCCAAGCATCTTCAGATTTTCTATTGTTACTCATTATGTGTTTTGATTATGTGAATACTTTAATATTATACTAAGATATTCCTAAAAGTTTAGATAAAAAAAGACCAATTCGTTAGAATTGGTCTTAAAATAAATTATTTCTGTATAGCTATTCGTTCAAGTTTAAATATAAAACTTATGGTTTATATATCAATGTTATTTGGGTGAAATGTAATATTTTAATAAATTAGTAGAATAAAATGATAATATCAAAATATCATATTATCATAATTTTAGAATCTTAAAATATCTTATTATTTTAATCTAATATTATTTACTGATCTTCCAGTACATCTCCAACATAAAGAAGCTGTTGTATCTGTGCCAACCTCGGACCATTCGTCGCATTCTCCGTTCTCTGGTGCAAATTCAGAATATTTACTCATAGTTGGTTTTGAGTTTTGACATATCATCATTCTCATACCATTTACGTCTTTGGTTTTCCAATGTGTTGTTTTCTTAGCCATTTTAGTTTGTATTAATCTTATCATAATATTAAGTTATTATAATAGGTCTTCGTCTTCTTCATCTTTAAAATCTAGATCTATTTTAAAATTCTGCATTTGTGTATACAAATCGTCTAGTATATGTGCAGCTACTAAAAAATTAACAGTAATTCCTATTGAAAAGATCCATCCAAACGACCATCCTGATATCCATGCAATGAATGAAGATACGAGAGCTATTAATACAGCTGGAATTGCAAAGATAGCTGCAATGACACTAACGATTAGTGCACAGTATATCATTTTTGATAAGACGTTATTCATATTAAAAGTTTAAGTTAATCCTTTAATATTATACTCTAATAATCTTAATTGTTTCAATTACCCTTTTTTCTTGAAGGAGGAGAGCTTGAACGAACAGGTGTCGAAGATCTTGTATTAGATGGACGAGAATTATTAATCACAGGTCTATTATTATTAGATGGACGAGAATTATTGTTAAACGTTGGGCGATTATTTCTCACTGGCGGTTTTTCTCTAATAATTCTTGGCCTAGTGTTTGTATTATTAGAGTTGTTCTCGGGTCTCTGATAAACTCTTACTCGTGTGTTATTATTTCTATTCGGACTATTATTGATGATAACCTCATTGTTCCTAGTATTATTAGTGCTTCTTCTAGTAGTCGTACTTCTAGTTCTTCTTCCATTATTTACTTCAGTTCTAATACTTGAACGTCTGCCATTAATATGCACTGTATTTGTTCTGCCACTTCTCCAACCTGGGATTCCATAGACGTTATTACCATAATACGGCCATCCTCCATAATAATTATTAAAGTGTGAACCATACCATCCATAATGGTTTCCATATCCCCAGCCATGATTATTCCAACCATAGTAGATTCCATATCCCCATCTATCATATCCAAATGGTGACCATCTATGAGGAGAGCCCCAAGAATTCCAGCCTGTATAACCCCAAGCCCAATCATTCCACATCTGATCTCTATTCCAGCTCCAATAATAATTATTCCATCTAGAATCGTATTGTCTTCCTAGTAATCTATTATTCCAATCAAATGACCTCGGTTGACTCAATGCGTATTGCGCAAAGTCTAATCTGAAGCTTAGATCTGTTCTTAGTTTATTTCTAAATTGAAATTCGGATAGCGTGTCTATTTTAACATCTCCGAAGTGTTGCATCGACGTCGACACATTGTGCGCCGAAACATCGTTATTTTGATCGTAACCCATCAATCGAAATTGTGTGCTACAAGAGGCTAGAAGAAAGATTCCTAGCATTAGAATTAAGTGGTTTAGTTGTTTCATATACCTTATATATCTCAGATTCCTCTAATTCCTCCTAGGACTTCTTAGTCTTGGAAATTTTTTGAGTTAGGAAATTTTTCTAAATAGTCATCGCCGCCTCTCTATACTCCCTCTAAGTCAGGGGAAAATTTGGAATTGACTTTTAAAAAAACGTATTTTTTCAATTTTATGTTTCTTCAAAATACTCTAATCCAAATATCAATCCATCGCAATTTACTCTAATATAGTATCAGGTCCCCTGTACCGGTAGGTAGTGGGGCCGCTCTCCGAGTCTCTGAGCCCTCAAATGTGTCATACTCAATATAGTCCACTTTTAATAGAGGCAATAACGTGAATGTGCGCTCGTCACCCACCGTCAACGATACTAAAAGCGTCCAACTCTCCCAAGCCCTTCTTGTCTCCTAGTAGATAGTAACGTTGATTAAGAGTGTTTTATTAGTTTAAGACCTCTAAGTCCTTAAACTGCCGCCGCACCTCCGACGACTTAGTGTCATAGTGTGGCTCTTTTTTTGGGTTATTAAAGGGAATAGAGAAGGTCATCTTTGAGACCTTGGAGTCATGTGACGGCTTAGTGAGGGGTGTGCACTGTCGTCGGGGTTTTACCCTTGGACTTAAAGACTTAAGTTATACTGCTAGGTCTCAGAAAAGTTTCATTTATACTGAACTTTTTTTCTCAAAGACTTGGAGGGCTAGTGGGGAGTAAGAGCGACGTGTTCGCGCTTCTTATCTAAATTTAGGTATATTTAGTTTAGGAGTTTTAAAAGATGTAAACGATGTATTGGGTGGTTTCATCTTTACTGGAGGCGGCATTAAGCTCGTCGGCTTCATTGGATCTTTAGGACTCTTCTTTGGTTTACTAGGACTAGGTGAATTATCTGCAGGTTGTTCGGCTGTGTTAGGAGTGTCTTGTGCACTACTCGAAACTTGATTCATCATTCTATCTCGTGCTTTCTGTTTGAAATAGTCTGTAAGGCTGAAACTTGACGTATCTTCTGGTGGTGCAGCTTGATTTTGAGCTTGCTTATCATTTAAATTTGCTTGCTTACTATCTACATGTGTATCTTGCGCTTTGTTCTTGGATTGCTGGTCACTCATTTGTGAATTTTGCTTAGAGTTTTGTGAATCGTTTGATGATAGCGACTTATTATTACTATTTGACATCTGGCTATTATCTGAAGTATGTACTTGTGGAGTATTTACAAATGCATGCGCTTTATTAAATGGAGAATTTAGTTGGTTCATATTCTATATATCACGCATAGGGTATTTTTATTGGTTTTTACACGCTCGAGAATATTTGAGCTTGGGTAACATTGCTTTTCTATATTATTTCTATCTAGGAGCACTCATAGGTATATACTGCTTAAATCACACACGAGACAAGTGGTTGACATTTAGCTAAGTGCTTTTTGACTATTGCTAATTATACAATTAATGTTAGAGCATGCCCCAAGGAAGGTCCCCCTCCCACCACACGTTAATTCGCGTTTTAGTGTGACTACTCGGAGGCCTGTAAAAGCCTATCTAGCTCCTGTTGTAATTTGGGTATTTTTGGGCTATAAGGTGTTTCTAGCTTCAATTTGATGATCTCGGCTCTAATAGCCTCTACTCGTTGTTGTTTACTCTGTTCCATAAGGTATCTATTTGTTTATATAGCTAATATACTAAATTTCTATGACCCGGTATAATATTTGGGCAATTATTTACCAGGGCTTGCCGGTGACTGCCGGTGCTGTCTAGGGCTCTCTGTCTCTCTAGGCTCCTCTGTATTCTAGGGTACTGTTGGCCATCTGGGGACTGTCCACGCTCCAGGTGACTCTGGACATGTCGGTGATCCGGCTTGTCAGGGTTGCTCTGGAGAGCTAGCTCTATAGTGCTTCTATAGGCAACTGTCCAGGAACAGCCCTGGAGAGCTCCCAGGGCTCCCCGGACAGCCCCTGGAGCAAAAAGGCCCCTGGGAAGCCCTGGAGAGCTGCCCTGGGAGCTATTATATAGTGTTGTCTGGAGAAGTTGCATATATGACCTATTCTGGTTTATATTATACGCATATTTAAAGCTTTGTTTCAGTGCCCAGGGGCCTTTTTTCACTTTTTTTCACCTTTTTAACACTTTGGATTTTTATTTGTCAGTTTTTATGATTATATTAGCTATATAAGTTATTTAATTAAAAACACCCCCTATTAAAAATGGATTTTAACTGCCTTAATATTAACGATATCATCACGTTGATCTTTATCTATGAGATGGTAAGCTTTATTTTCGTCCAAACTAGTAATTTTGTGCTGACGATGCTCATGACAAGCCCTAAATACCGTAAATTCATTAAAAAGCATATAATTTGAAAATAAATTGAAAATAAGCAGCCTAGAATTTTTATTTGTCGCCGGAATTGCTTATATTAGTATAGTAATTAGTTAATCAACCTTTAAAAAACACATTTATGAAAAATTACACTTCACGTGCCAACCGTTATCCTAATGGCTACCAGCCTAAAATTGACTATTATCAGGCTAAAATCGCGAATGCTACCGATCGCCTCGAGGTAGACAATATTATCTTCTTCGCCGGGAAGCTTAAATACTTCCTTAATAAACAGGCTGAGGTAGATGCTCGCCTAGAGAAACTTTATTAAAAAAAGTCTGCCCTGGATTTTTTATTGTCGCCGGAATTGCTTATATTAGTATAGTAATCATTAAACAAACAAGATATGTCAGTTAAATTAAACGTTTTACCCTTCCTATTGTCTATTGCAGCCTTTCTCGTTGCCGGTATGACTATTACCTCAACCATTGATAAGTATATTAGCTTTGCTGGTGAACTTAACGCCATGGGCTTCTTTGTAGCTGCTATGATGCTTGGTCTACTAGGCCTGGCAGCTAGTTTTGAAAAGCTACCTAATAAATAATCATCTGGACCAGTAGCTCAGCTGGATAGAGCATCTGCCTTCTAAGCAGACGGTCACAGGTTCGAATCCTGTCTGGTTCACCAATTCTATTTCCTCACTTTAAATTTAAATATGTCTAATATAGTAACAATCTCTGGTGGTAAAGCTTCTGAACAGGCAATCGCTGATGAATGTATTAAATGGTGTATTAAGAAACTATTGCCCCGATATAGAACCCTAAATATAAAGGCTATTATTAAGCCTATGGAAGATCATGGCTGTTGCTATAATCTAAACGACCTCAGCAGGGACTTTAAACTGACTCTTAAAAAAGGCCTTAGTGTCTATGAGCTTATAAGTACCATCTGTCATGAAATGGTCCATGTGAAGCAGTACGCTCGTAAGGAGTTGAGGTGGTGCAATACCCACTATAATGTCATGTGGAAGAAGTCTGTCCATACTAATACTGCCTATGATGACCAACCATGGGAAAAAGAAGCCTATAAACTAGAACACCGACTGGCGGTAGAGTTTTTCACTAACATGACTAGCTCCCTGTAAATTGTTAATAACTTTATGAAAATAAACAGCTAAATATTTTTATTTGTCGCCGGAAATGCTTATATTAGTATAGTAATAATTAATCAATCAAAATAAACAAAAATTATGAAAGTAACATCTTTTGACCGCCCAACCGTTAAAGCCCTTCGTGTAGACCTTGATAGCGCCCTAGCTAAAGTTGCTAAGGAGTATGGTATTGAAATCTCTACTGGTAATATCTCTTTCTCTGGAGATAATTGTTCAATTAAAGTTAAAGCATCTGTCATCGGTGATGGTGGTATGGTAATGACTAAAGAAGCTACTGACTTCGCTCGCTATGCTAAATATGAATTGCCTGGTGTAAAGCTTGGAGATACCTTTATGAATGCTGGTACGGTATATACTATTACTGGCTGGAAATCTAGAGCTCGTAAGAGTCCTGTCTTAGCGAAATCATCCGCTAACGGTGAAACATACCGAGTTCCGGTTTCAATGGTTAAAGTTGGTCTTTAACCTGAAACCTTTTTAATAATTTAAGTATAATATATAAATCAAGTAATAAAAAAACCAGACTATAATGGCAATTACAACACTAAGTTCAAACGTTCTCGATCAACGCAAAATCGAAACCATCAACGCACAACAACTACGAAAAGTAGTTCCCTTCCGTGACGTTCAATTAATTGATACCAAGACTATCGAGTATAAAGGCCAAAGAATCGGCATTACGAGCCAAGCTTTTAAAGGCTTGTTGAGTTTGATCGGAATGAGCCAAGCATTCGCTAAGAAATTCGATAATCTATTTAGCCCTGAAGCTAAGAGTCAATTTATCAATACCATGAAAAATGCAATGGCATCTAATTATGGTAAATTAAACGAAGTAACTCTGATCCTTAACCCAGTGAACAAGAATATCATTGGTATTACTAAAGGTAACGAGCAAACAATATCTAATTCGCAATTCCTTGGAATTACAGAGAACCTCATCGATAAGCATGGTTTCGACGTAACCAATTGGTCTACTGACCCTACTACTGGAATTGTTCGAATTAACGCATTTAACCCAAAAGCTGAATTTGCGGTTAAAGGTCTCTCCGATGAGGTCTTTACTGGAGGTGTTTCCTTCTCTAATTCACCCTTGAAAGGTTTCCAAGTTATGCCTTATGTAAACCGTATGTGGTGTGCTAATGGTCTAACTACCTCACTTGCACAGGAAACATATACTCTAAACTCTCTAGATAATGTAAGTATGGAGAAGTTCCAAGAGAACTTGCAAGCGTTGAGGTCTAACAACTTTGCTCCTGAATCTTTCGGTGATCGAGTTAGAGCCGCTAATAACACTCATGCTTCTGTAGCTGAGATGACTTGGGCTCATAACCAAATCTCGAAACATGCTGGAGAAAGAGCTGAGAACTGGATCCCTCTACAAGAGAATATGAATGCGTACAATAAGATTGATCTTGGCTCTATGGATTCAAATCAAATGAAAGGTGCCAAGACTAATCAATCTGTTTGGTCTGTTATGAATGGCCTAACGCACTTTGCTACTCATGGTAAAGACCTCATCGAATCAAATATGCAAGACTCTGACTCAACACAGTTGATGGTTCAGGCTGGTAACTTCTTCGGTAAGAAATCATTTGACCATGAAAACCACATGCCAAACCCATTTGGTAATCTTAATCAAGATAATCAACGTGGAGCTTTGCTAAACTAATTGACTTAACTTACTCCCTAACCCCCAAGATTGGGCTTCTGAGATGACAAGTGTTCGCTTGCGCAATCGATGAGGTCCTTTCTTATTTTTTAGGGGATAGTAACTTTTCTAATATTTTAAATATAATTACTTATGAAACAACTCTTAACAATCTTATCACTAACCATTCTCCCTTTACTATGCACAGCTCAATTAAATAATAATATCTGGAAGGCTTCTGCCATACAGGGAATTGCCGGCTTCTCGGACGGTGCCAACCAAGCATACTTATATCACTACTATAATAGTGGCAAATTCGAGAAATGGGGGATCAGGCCCAATACCGAGGCTTGGAAGAACAAGTGGGTAGTAGACTCAGATGGTCATGTAAGGGTCGGTGAGGAGCGGTTTTGGCTTTCGAGTAGATCTCTAGTATTCCTTACCGATTTCAACCATGCATCCCGATTCATTAAACACCGGGCCAATGAAGCAACCATGCTAGTATACGCCGTTGGTCATGGTGCCAAGACTAAGAAATGGTATTGGTACCTAGCAGATACCGCAATAATGTTTACAGCTAGATCTATAGGCTTCTATGGTAGCTATAACCTCGTTTTTAAATAAGGGGGGGATTGTTAATAACTTTTGAAAAATAGGCAGCCTAGAATTTTTATTTGTCGCCGGAAATGCTTATATTAGTAGTATACTAATCAAGTTAATTAAAACATCCACATTATGTACATCAAAGAAAATAACCACGCCCTCACTAACGGTCCAACCTTCACAATCGAACAAAACATTGGCGGTAAAATGCACAAATTCCACACTAGCGATTATGGCTTTGAGTGGGATGTAGAATATGACTATAGAGTCGTTACTAAGTGTAGAGCCGGTTTCTTTACTATCTCTGATGGTAAATCTAGTCTTAAAAACCTGGTTAACAGATACCAGAAGAATGCTCTTCATACAATTGAACTTAAGTCTACCCACCCTGGGTCTGATACTTATCTTACTGCCCTGGCTCTTAAAGCTGGTAAATTCGTAACGGTAGCTAATTGTATTATCGAGAATATTGAGATTGGAACCATTCACAGTTCATTCCCTAAGATGGCCGATCATGGTCACTGGAAAGCAATTGGATCTAAGACTTGGGCCGATAACGCCTATAGTCTTGATGTCCATAACTGGTTCTAAAAATAAATCGAAAATAAACAGCTAAATATTTTTTTATCTCAGATATTTTGCTTATATTAGTATAGTAATTAATTAAACATCCACAATTATGCAAAAGTACACCTTTAAAAAATCCGGCAAAGATTACAAACTTGCAAACATCAATTCAAAAGAAACACTTACGGTGGGAACTGATCATCCAAAGCACTCCTGGTTGGCCAAACATTCAGGACGTATAGTAACAATTACAGATACGCGTTGGTCATCTAGTAAAGACTACCAAGGCCACTACAAGCAAACGGTGAGCCCTAGTAAGATGAATATTAAGTTGTCTAAGTTGGACGACCTCAACATTAACCAAGACCTGTTCAAGCCAATGGCTACTGGAACCTCATTTGACAAATTTGTAAGTCAAGATGGTGGTTTTATGCCAGGTTCTAATATCATGGCAGCAGGAGCCCCAGGTATTGGTAAGACTACTGTCCTGTTAGACCTCTTAAGCAACTTGCATGAAGCTGGTAAATCAGTCCTATTCATCTCGGCTGAAATGTCTCAAATCGACATGGCCAGATACCTACAAAGATTCCCTAACTGGGGTCAATTACCAATTCTCTTCCTTGCAGACTATACCGACTCATGTCCAAAGACAGTTATCGAATCCGTACTTAACCAGGGATGGGACCTAGTACTTACCGATTCATACACCGAAGTAAATGACTCTGTAAAAGAAGCTTGTGGTCTAACCCGAGGTAAAACAGAAAAATGGTTCCTTGACCTGATGATCGCCCACAACAAAGGCAAGAATAAACCCAAAAAATACACTACTTTCGTTACTATCTTGCAATTATCAAAAGGTGGCCAGTTCGTTGGATCAAATAAACTAAAACACATGACCACTTCGATGATGCACTTAGACTGGGATGGCCAAGAAAACTCTGGTAGAAGGTATATGGAGTTCTCAAAGAACCGAGTAGGCCAAGTAGGTAAAAAACTGTATTTTGACCTAGAAGGTGGAGTCTCTTTCGACGAGGCCAGATACGCCCGAGACCTATTTAATGATCAAATCGTCCAGGAAGAGAGAAAAGCACTAGATGGAGAAGCAGATGCATTTGATGCTCTATTTGGCCTAGGAGCCGAAACAGACGCCTCAGACGAAATAGACGAAACTAGCGCTCTAGAGGTATAATCCTAAAATTTGCTCTCCGGAGCACCCTGGGCCCTATATTGGTCCTGGAGAGAGGTAGGAGTGGATGCTTACCTCTCGGAGGGGGTAGAGTGTCTTGCCTCGGGTGTCTGTTGAGATACCGATGTTTGATTTTGGTCCTTAGACAACCACACATGCAAGAAAGGCTCTATATATTCCTCTACCCCCGCGGGCCTGTAGAGGCTAGTGTTGGCTTATTCTATGGTTTATAGAGGAGGTCGGTTTCCCTTTCTGCTTGTTGCTCCCATGGCCTGGAGGACCAGGGAAGGCTCCAATCCTGTGGAAGACCCATCCATAGACTACCATTCAAGTGTTGCCTATCTAATTGTTTAACATGGACTAGTTCGTGGAATAGAGTTCTCTGTAGTGTTTGTTGACTATATAGGGGATTGAGTCCTATTAGATATAGGTTATTGGCTAGTTTGTATGTTATACCTATTAGTCTTGGGTGTAGAGGTTCTAGTTGGATATAGATTTGTGGTTGGTTGAATGGTACTCTGTTAATTGAATCTTTAATATACCTCTGTATACTAGGATTCTTTTCCATTAGGTCTATATTGGGTTTAGTGTATCTTGGCTGTGTGCGCTTTGGTTCCTTATAGTTTATCTGTAACCAGATTAGGAAGAGGGTTATTAACAGGAGGAGTGGGCGGCTTTGCATATAAAGTATATATCGGCCTGTGGTTTGCTAGTCAAACCAATAGAACATTGCTAAGATACAAATTTTATCGAGGATCCAAAGACCTATTAGAATGCTTAGCTTCCTATCTAGATTTGGGCGGCTTTGCATGGCTTATGATTTAGCCATTGATTTCTTAAGGTTGAGTTGCTTTTCTTTAATACTCATTAGTTGGAGTCTCATTGCGAGTTCCTGTATCTGTAGACCCTTAAGTCTCTTCTTTTGAGGATTCTTTTCGTTATTATAGGATCTACTTAGTTCTGATTTCTTATTACCCACTTCTCTCTTTTTCTTTTGTAGATCAGAGATACGTTTTCCTATCTCGGCCTTGCCTTCTAAGATGGGTTGTTTGTGTGGGTTTTGGCTCATTTCTTTGCTAAGTGTGTTTTAATACGTAGGTCTTTATAATCCTTTTGTATACCTTTAATAATCTTTACATTTGCCCTGTCGTCGTCAAAGAATGTTAGGTCTGTATAACCCTCTTCTATAAACCATTTAAAGGCCTGTTCTTTCTTTTGAGCGATTGTACCTGTTAGTCCTAAGATTGGATCGTTAATTGCCCAGATAAATGATTTCTTTACATGGAAACCTACATGTTCTTTTAGCCAAGTGTAAATCATTTCTTGATCGTCTCTGGCTGTAATTACTCCTATTGCCTCTCCTTTCTTATACTCTCTTTCTAAGATGTTTAGGTATTTAGTAATTAGTTTACCCGCCTTCATGATTTCAAGTGATTTAAAGTCATCGAAGTTTAGGATATGTTTAGGATCATGTTGATATGAATTAAACTCTTCAGGAGTTAGTGAGAAACACTTCTTGCCTCCCTTGTCACATACTTGGATTTTGGCATCTGTAATAACCAGAGTATCGTCTAAGTCAAAGATAAAAATCTTGTCTTTAGAGAACTTTGCCTCCTTTACGAGTATGTCTTTTTTAGTTTGCATTAATCTACTTATTCCCAGTTATCAGTGTCATCTATTGCCATGGAAAATTCTTCAGCACTAGTAACGGGTTCATTATATGTGGAGTCAGAAAAATCAGTTTCACAATAAGCGTTTTCTCCATCCCATGTAAATGTATATTCATGATCATCATCCCATGGATTTTCACCATATACGGCAATATGATCATCTTCTAAATAAGCATCATAGCCATAATCTCCTGCAACCTCCTTAAGATCTCTTTTGTTAAGTCTTCTTTCGTTTACGAACTGTTCGTATAATTTTACGCTTTTCATAATATTATTTGTTTTTTATTATACTATATATTCTTCAAATTATTTAGGAGATACGGAGTTAGTTAAAGGATCATATACTTGTCTTTTAAATTCTCCATTAACTACATCGCTAAGAAGTTGATTGTATTGTTCTACTAATCTAGGATTTTCTCTAGTATATCTTCTAATTTTTGCTCTTTCTCTTTCTAAATAATCTTTATCAGTTGGGTGAGATCTTACGGCATCGGCAAGAACTCTTTCACCTTCTTCATAATCAAAGCCTTCATAGTAATATCCTATATCCTTACATAGATGTGCGTTGTGTATGATCGGATATCCCATCCAAGCTACATCAAAGTAGAGATAGTTTAATGCATTCTCCCATTGCCATGAAACCACCACCTGTGCCCAGTTTTCTAAAATATATGGGGTTGGTTGTCTTGTTTCAGCTGACATTTTCTTATACTTAGCCAATTCTGTTTTAGAGATTAGATTTTTAAATCTTTTATTGTCCTTGACATTAGCTGCTCCGATCAACATCAGCTTTTCAATTTCAATATCTTTATGGTTCTTAAATACTCTGTCAACTATAATCGTAGGAGGAATACAGAACTTCATCATTGAAATGTTAGGCTCCATTATTGCATATCTCTTTATTGCTCTACCATCATATAATTTATAAGGTGCTTTTTCAATTGCAGTCTCGATCGTAAGAGGATCCCATACAAATGGAACTACAGTTGAATTATCAGTTCCTAATAAAAATGAATAATATTGAAGATTTGTGTTTTCCATTTGAGGAATAGACCATATTGCATCTGGAACTTCAGGCTTTATTGTTGACATTGTCTTTGCCCTTCCTTCATGTGTATTATATAAGTAAGTTTCAGCATCTACTAAAAACTCATTACCACATTTATACGCAATAAACTTTACGTTTGGATTTTGTTTTCTGAAAGCAGCTGCCATAAATTCTTCAACAACCACTCCTAAAGAAATGATCACATCATATTTTTGAACTACAGCTTCTTTAAATTCTACGATATCTATTGGAAGATCTTTGATCTCATCTAAAGATTTACCAGAATTATTAGGAGAATACAATAAACTAGCGTTATGACCACCTTTATTAAATAAAAGTGCTAAATATAGTCCGTTTTGGTTAATTCCAGACGTAAATAAGCTATTTCTACTTGCATCTAATGTAATTCCTATCTTCATATTTGATTTATCTTCTTTGGCCTGCCTTCTTCTTATATCCCATCGGTTGATTCTTATCAGGATTTCTTTGATCTTCAATCCATCTTAGACCTAAATAATTTTTAACGGGCAGTTTTACTCTTCTAGAAATTTCTTTTTCAATATGGGCTAAGATCTTTGCGCTATCTTCATATGAAGAGTTATCTACTATAATCATATTTTGTTTTCCAAATAATCTTGAAAACTTACCTAAATTATCTTGAACCTCTTTCCACATTTTCTCTACAATAGCATCAGGTAATCTACGTTCTCTCGTTCTATTTCTTTCAAGAGCAATTTCAAGTGATGTGTTAACAAAAACCATATAAGTATCATATCCAAAATCTTGATACATTTCTCTGTGTCCTCTAATCTTGTTA